CTCTACGGTAAGCAGCTACTCCCTTAGCAGTCATTCCTGCTCCAGATTTAGTAGGACGATAGTTTGCCCCAGCTCCTTTGGTTGTGTGGGGAATGGTTCCTCCTTTGGAGTATTTCATTCCGCCACAACCACAGGCTTTCATGTAGGCAGTTTTTAGCCTAGATGCCATAATTATTTCTTTTTCTTTTTAGTTATTCCGCCTTTTTTAAAGGATTGACCCATTAAGGTATCTCCTTTATATTTAGAAGCGGTCAAAGGATTTTGAGGAAAGAAATCTCCACCCATTGCCATTTTAGGCTTCATGCTTTTCATAGATTTCTTAGGAAGCATAGAAGAAAGAGGATTCATATTGTCCATTCCTCCCATTTGATAGTAAGAATGTGGGATAGTAGGCTTGGTGTTCTTAGCAGCTTCTTTAGCCATGGGGCTTTTAAAACCCATACCACCTTTTTTCATCTTAGGTTTCTCAATTACTCCACGACCCATAAGAATATCAGCTTTAGTGATTTTTCCGTCTTTATTCAAATCAGGAAAGCTTCCCCCATCTTTCATCATAGAAGCTTTAGGAGCTCCAGTTAAAAGCCCTTTAACAGTTCTTCTATTAGTAATAGTAGTTGAAACTCCTTCAGGTCCCATTTTTTCCTTAACAGTAGTTTTGTACTTTTTGTCTGGAGAAACTGAAACTGTTTTTATTTTTCTAGAGCCAAAAGTTTCTGGAGTACCACCCATTTGCATCTTGGGTTTAGACATTGAGCTTAAAAATCCTTTAAGGCCCATAGCCTTTTTCATCATTTGTTAGTTGTCTTTTTCATTTTATTGAGTTATTTATATTTGTTTAAGTACGCTTGTTTTAGTTTTGAGTGGAATCCTCCATGCTTTAACATTCTGTCACTGCCTATTACTTTGCCTTTCATGTTTTTAGCAAGTTTCATAGCAGCTTTATTTGCAGGGGTCATTCCTCCATTTTCCATTTTCATGCCTTTTTCGCCTTTGCGCCAAGTACCACCTTTGGACTTATACCATTTGGCAGCAAAAGCATTGCTGTAGGCACTCGGGTACACATCAAACTTGCTCTTAGCCAATGACTTAGCTTTAGACCAAAGGCTAGGATTATTAGGTTTGTTTGCCATAATTATCTTCTTTTATGATTATAAGGTATTCTTTGAGATGAAGTTTTAGTTGCTTTAAATCTAGCTTTTTCTTTGGAAGATAATTCAGAACTAGTTTTAGGAGTTTTACTGCTTATTCGTTTAGAAGGACGACAAGCTGGATAAGCTCTACTTTCTCCCTCTTGGCGACCACAGGGTTTTCCAGATTTTACGTCTACCCATTTTTCAGCAAACCATCTGTCTAGTCCTCCGTGTTTGCCTCCAGATTTATAACTGTTGGAATTTTTTAAAAACTTTAATTTATTATAAACTACTCCTTCACGGTTAAATTGTTTAACCATGCTACCAGCTACTTCTTTGCGGTTCTTCTTATCTTTAATTTTTCTTAAAATACTAGATACCCCGCTAACCATAGCTCTATCGTTTTTAGAGGGCTTGCGAGACGTAGTACCGCCTGTTTTATATGTAGGCTTAAGATTCATCTTAAGAAAGAGTTAAAAGATACTGAGTTTTGTTAATTAAAGCACAAATTTCATCAATGATGTTTTGAAGTTGACTTTCTTCAAAAATACCTCTGTTGCTTTCTATATAGGAACAAAGTTGTTTTAGATGAGCTTGTGCATTGATAAACTCGCTTTGTGGAATCTTGATTGAGATTTTTTTGCCTATTACACCGAAGTAAGTTTCGATTAGCTTATCTGTCAAGTCTAGGAGTCCATCGTAATATCCATTCAAGGCCACATGCTCTGCGTAGCTAGTTGTTTGTAAATGAGTTAAGTGCATACAATCACGTGAGTGAAAGAGTACCCCAAAAAATATTTCGGGTTTTACAGATGATTTGGCCATTGTCTTTTTAAATAATGGGTTTTCCATATTATACTATACTTGGGTTTGTTTGTGTGTTTTGAAGAGTATTTATAAACCTAAATCTAAAATGAAGATCCTGGATAAGTCTTACTCTACAATGAGTAGCTCTTAAAGGCATTTGTTTACCTTGGCGGATTTGATAATTAAAAGCTTTAGGGTTAAATACTTTGTCTACGTAATAAGAATTTTGGGTTAACCGCCAATCTGTTGTAAAAGTAGGTTGGTTGTTAGAAGTCCAATTTATTAAATCCCAAAATCCATTAAAGGTAAATTTCTGCTCTCTGTGAGAATAAAGAATCTCAATATGGTCAGATTGCAGTTTAGGGTATTTAAGTCTTTGAGAAAGATCTTTAGGGTTCTCAGGAACCAAATAAAGCATTCCGCTACATTGTTCTTTATTGTAAAGAAATGCTTTATTAAAGTTTATTTTATTGGTAGAGTTAGAACTGCCTAAAGAATAGAAATCAGTTTTATTGTAAAACTTCTGAATATCCTGGTAAAGAGTTACAGAATTAATAGTAGACACTACAGGAAGACTATCTACACTGTATTCAATTACGTAAGGTTCTAACTTATTGTAATAAGTCTGGTAAGTCAACGGAGACAATAAGTGATTCCACAATCCTGAACTATTTCCTGATTGAAAATGAGTAGATAATCCTACATAGTAATTAGGAAGGAAAGAGTAGAAAGACAACCAACCTTTAGTCAAAGGAGAATAAGAAATAGTCCAAGATTTATCTTCAAAAAATACAGGATTACCTACTTGAATCTCTGCTGCTATGTCGTCCTCTACATAAATAAACTTACCATTTTTATAAGTTACAAAAGGCTTGTAGCGGTCTAGTATTTTATAGTCTTTTTTAGTTATAAAGACTCTTTCAAAGCGTTCATCCCATACCATAGCAATACCTACATCTTTAAACGAGTTATCTGTAGGGAAATCAGGGAAGTCTTCAGAAATATTAAAAGGAAGATTTCTTTTAAACCAGTTAAAGTTATTTTTGGTAATTTCGTCAAATCCAGAACTTCCAGAAAGTTGGTAAACAAACCCTCTTTTAGCATCTGTCCAGAACGATCCATACTTACAAGATACATAAGCTCTATGCTGAGAACCTACATAACCTAAGTCTGCTTTTACGTATTCAACAGGACGCTGAGAGAACATACTTCCGGTACCTAGTTCAATCTGTACAGGATAGGAAGAATCTAAAACTATACGAGAGTTATAAGCCTGGGTAGTGTTTTCAAACCTAGCTAGTACTTTTTCGTTTTCTACTGTATTAATAGCTATTAGCTTTCCGTTAGTCTTGGGGAAGTCGTAATAGTTATTAGTTCTGAATATTCTCCAAGAGTCTCTTGTTTCTTCTTGGAAGCTAGGATCCGAATAGATTATACGATTAGGGTAGTAACTTCTGCAAATTTCATCAGGCTTAAAATCATCATAAGGCTGATTATAATTTTCAAAGTTCTGTTTAGAGTAAGTTGCGTTGTAAGAATAATAGTTATCGAACTTAATAGGCACTCTTACTTCTTGTAACCAGTCATCATAGTTTTCTCCTACGTTAGGATAGAAGTTTTCTTCGTTCTCGTTTCTTCCATGGCGCATATCTACATTTACTTCACTTTCTACAAAGAATGTAGGAATACCGTAAGCAGAAAGATAGAATTTACCTTGTTGATAAAATACCCCTCCAAGATTTAAATTTAAATCAATACTTCCTCCAGTAAAACCTAAAGGATTACCGCCAAGTGTAGGAAGTTCTATAACAGGATCAATAATATTTCCTCCTGCTCCTATAGTATTGTCGCAATCTAAATTATTTTTTGGAATAAAACTTCCTAAAATAGCTGGGAGTGTCGTTACTGCCCCTAAACCAACAGCTATTAATCCTGCTATATTTGCAAGTTTTACTGAGTTTCCTTCCGGAGCTAAACTAGCAAGAGCTAAAGTTGTATACCCTAGAAGCATAGAAGTAATTCCTGCAGTAGTAACAGCATTGAGGCTTATTTCACTAGGAGATGTTCCTGCAAAATAAGTAGGGTACATTACATTAGGAACCAACTGATAATCAAAGTTAATTCCATCTGGCCTTCCTACCATATTCTGAGTAAAGAAAGGTATCTTACGCTTTAAAGAGAAACGATTTATAAAAATATCACCTCCAAACGTAGGATAATACTTGCAGTAAAAATGACCTCTGCCATTAGGCAAAGTAGTCATTTGATAGAAGTCTCCTGTGTTTACATAGGTAATATTTTCTATTGGGCCGTATTGATCTTCTATAGTTCTTTTAATAGAGACATAATTAGATTTGATTTTCTCGCTTCTTTCTTGAGTTGGGTTAGCGCACCAAGTTTTATCTGGGTCTCCAACTGGGTGATCTCTGTCCCAAGAACCTATAGTTACTCTAGATACTTCTTCATATAAAGGTTCTATAACTTTGAATGCTTTTTGATTGGCATTAGCTAAAGTACCATTTAATTTAAGATAAACTGAAGACTCTCTTTGGTAATTCCAAATAGGATGATTGTCCCCTACAGTTTGATTTAAAGGAGAAAGATAAACCGAAATATCTAACTGTCTTCTTTTGTTTCCTCTTACGGGAAAAGAAGCTTGGGTGTAATTTCCTGTAGAAACAAAAGACCATGCATAATTTGTCCAAGGGACAAGTTTTTCTATAATATTAGAAAGTAGTTCTGTATTAACAAGAATATCGGCTATGTTAAACTTAACGTCTCCAGCTTGAATTATTCCTCCAGTAACAGTAACATCGGTTTGGCTTTTATTTGTTATTTCTAAAGCAAGAGCAGTGCCTACTAAAGCTGAAAGAGCATAATCAAATTTAGTTAAGTATTTATATCTTGGGTGTTCTCTTACTTCCCTAAAAGATCCTTTCCAATACCCTTTTTCGCAAGATTCAATTTTTATTTCAGTGCCTAATTGAGGAAATTGAAAGTGAGTATCAGGCGAATGAAATGTATAACGAAGTCTTGTTTCAGGACTATTGTACTGAAGTAGTTTGCTAAACTGGTCATCATCCCACCAGTTTCCTTTATCTCCTTTTTTATATATTTCGGAACTGGCTCCTAAATAAGGATCAGGAACTGTTTTTCTTACATCATTATAAGGATAGTTAGGAAAATAGTAAGTACGGTTATTCTCATTGTCTTCAGCCATACCTACATCATAGGTAAGTCCTTTTGCGATTACGCTTTTGTTTCCAACACGAGAACTTCTAACGAGTTCAAATCCACAAATAATATCCTTAAGAAGAATATCTTTTTTGCCAGTTTTAGGATTATAGATACCAAACTCGTTAATTAAGTTATTAAGAGCTTGTAAGTTAGGTCTAACACCTATAGGGTAGATTTTAGCATCTCCTCCTATATTGTGGTTATTATGTATGTGAGTAGAAAAAGGAGTTCCTTCACCTGTAGCACATTCAGGGAACTTATGGAGTCTAATAGGTTTTCCTGCTAAATCCCCCCATATATCTTCATTACAAGGATAAGTAAGAGTAGATTCCCAATAAGCAAAATCCCCTTGTGCGTAGGGATTAATCTCGCAAGAGAATTCTTTTTGCTTTAAGTCATCTTGAGTTGTACAAGGAAGTCTTTGAGGAAATACAGTAGCGGTGTTATAAATTTTCCAAGTAGGAATATCTGTAACAGGAGGAGGACAATTAGAAGGGCCGTAGAAAAGATCTTCGTTTGTTTCCCCGTTAATTAATTTAGGAGCAAAAGCGGTATCGTTTCCATTAGCTATTCTTCCTGGGATATGATAAACTTTAGTATACTTTCCGTTTTTAAGTTTAAACTTAATACCAAAAGCATAAACCTCATCCCTCATGTATCCACGGAAGTTAGAAACAATAATTCCGTTATGATAGTTAAAATCTTTTTTGTCAGCTGGCATCTCTACTGTTTCCCAGTAAAGACCAATCCTATTAGCTAGAGGTTGAATATTGTAATCTATGTCTCCTTCTAAATCCGCCAAGAAAAGAATATCATCAGAGTCTTCTATAATTGTTGCAGACTCGTAACGAGGAGTTCTATTTAAAATACGAGTTGCGCTATACTCCTCTTTGAAGTTTCCGGTATAAGTAAAGTTAGAGTCTTGTGTAACTCTAAAAGTACCTATAAGATAATAAGTGGAAACAGTATTGGCAGTTTGTTGGACTACAAGATTAAAGTAATCAAAAACATCGGTGTGATGTTTTATATTAACCTGAATAGACTTATTGGTAATGTAGTCTGTATCAAAAGTAATAGCTCTTTCAAAAATTGGAACCTCAGAAGTTAAATCAAAGTAATCTGTTAACTCGTTACCTAGATTATCTGTATAGGCTAAGCTAAATCTGTAACTTCCAGCTTTTAGTTGTCCTCCGCTATTAATTATGGTTGGAAGGATTTCTGGATGACAAGTCTTAGGAAATAAGTCTAGTTCGTTACAATCTACTTTTGGAACAGGTTTTCCGCAAGCATCTACACCTTTTGGAGTAGAAAGAGATAATCTACGAGGAGGATTATTCTTGGAGACAAAATAAAGAAGCGTGTCGCAAGCTGTTGTTTTATGCTTGAACCATACAGGGTAATCTTGAGAAAAGTTTAAACAAGGAGCACTAAGAATTGTTTCGTACTTACAACATTCCTGAATGTCAATAGGTTGACAGTTAGGATCTAGTTTAACTTTAATAGGTTGAGCAGAAAAAAGAATATTAAACTTATCTGCAGGATAAGGATACTTAACAGGAGGAAACCCACTTTGTGTATAGAGAGTTACTGTGTTAGTTTCTAAAGTACCAGATCTAAAACCAGTTCCTGTCCATTCGGTTACTCTTTCTCCTTGACAGTTAGTATATTCTACAAAAACACTAGCTGTAGGATCACTTAACCAAACTTGAAAGTCATAACAATCAACAGTTTCGCATTCTATAGTACGGGATTCTAAAACCTCAACTATTTCGTCTTCTAGTACGTCTCCTTTTTGACACCCACAATCCTCTTCTTTTGAGACACGTTTAAGACAGTCTTTATTAAAAGCAGTTACTTTGCCTATTTCTGATTGTTTAGTAGTAGGGTTGTAAAGAGCAAAAATGATTATATCGCTTTCTATAATATAGTAAGGTTGACCTACTACTTTAAAACCAGGTTTAAAAGCAGTACACAACTGGTTAGAAAGCTCATTAGTATAAGCAAAACGAGAACCATCAATAGATTGAATATTGGAGTTTAAAGCCCATGTAACTTCTCCTTGACCCACTTGATTAGTCAAGGAGTCAAGGTTCATACCTTTGACGTTCTGGTTTAGTTTGTTTTCCATTAACTAATGTTGTACTTAATTAGGCGAGATCTTTGGCGTACTATGTCGTCATTTACTTGCTGACGAGTTCTTTGACGCAACACTCCAATAGCAGCTTGAAGTTTATTTAAGCTGTCTTGTTTGTAGTATTGCATTTTATTTTGAATCTGATTAAAAGTTTCATCTACTACAGAGTTCCACAACTGTTCAAATAGTTTAAACTTAATGTGACTCTTTACATATTCTTCAACTTCTAATACTTCAGGAATCATTGGAAGTCCTGTAATCTCGTCTACGGGTTTAGAAAAATAAGAAAGATAAACACAAGCCTTTTCAAAAGTTGCAGTCACGCCCTTGTGTTCGTGAATAGTAATAATATCGTCAGACCTTACACTTAGGTTACGGCAGTTAGCAATACAAAGATCTCTAGAGCCGTAATAAACTCGTATCCAAACTGGACGAGTCATTGTGTATTTAACGTCTTGGTATCTTTGACAAGTAATCTTTTCAAAGACTTGATACCCAGGTGCGCAACCTCCGTCTAAATCACAATTTCCTTCGCAAGAAATATCTTTTGAGTAATATCCCACAGTAGAAGGAAGAGTAGCACCTATATTGTGGTGACGGTCTGCTCTCATCTCGTAGCTGATTGCGTAGTTCAAAAGATGGAAGTCTGGAGGAAGAGTACCTTTGTAGTCTTCGATAAAAAGAAGAGCTTGTTCTGGCTTTAAAACTGTAGTTTTGAGTTTGCGAAGACACTGTTCTACGTAGGTAGGGAGCATTATCTCTGTTACAGCTCCTGACTCAAAGTAAGACTTCATCTCTTCTTTGACTTCCGCAACTAAAGTATCTATTGATATATAAGGGTATTCTTTGTAATTCATAGAAGTAAGATTAATAAGTCTCTTTTAAAGTATCTGCAATTTGCGGAAAAATCTTTTTTAAGTACCTACTACGTTCTCTTTTAGGGCTAAAATCAAAATCAGTTATATAAGTTCTGTTGTTTTCTCCACTTAGTTGAAAGTAAACATGCACTTTAGCTACAAGATCTCCATTCTTAGTTTTAGCATGGTAGTTAAGGTTTGCTGCTTTAAACTTAATTAAAGCTATAATTCCTAAGTTAGGTATTCGGATATTATAATTACCCTCTATCACTGTATCCATAATAAGCTCATTTATCCTTTTGATAACTGCGCTTCTTGTTTGGGATGAGATATTATCGCAACCTGTGTTTTTTTTAAACTTAGAGTAACTCGCTTTATCTAAAAGACTTGTATCTGCCTTAATGCGGTTTCTGGAAAGTTTAATCAGCTCATTATGGCTCTTCCCTGTTGTTGTCTTCAACATCTTTTGGTATCTTATGGTAGTTAAGAAGTTCGTTGTTGCACATAGCAAACAAAGAAGAAAGAAGATAAGGGGGGAACTTAAACTCTCTGTCGTACATAGACACACAGGGAGAAACATTTATTGTTTCTGTAAAGTATGCATAAATGTTTACTGCCTCAATGTCTTCGTTAAGAACATAAAGGTATCTGTTTTTAATAAGATAAAAGTTTTTCTTTTCTTTTACTCTTAACTTATTATAATTAATGCTTTCTCGGAAACTAGTTGGGAAGATCTCAGCAGAGTTATTGATATTAAATACCCCTTGAATAAAATAAGAATAAAGCCCTTCTTCTATTTGAGGAAGAGGATCTCTACTGCGTCTTACTTTAGTAGTACAGTCGCATTCTGTACCATCAACTAAAACTAAATCAAGACATTCGTAAGTTTGATATACGTTATCAGAAGTAAGAAGTCTTCTTTTATTTAGTTCTTGACGAAGAAGAAATGCGGCTTGTGTTTTTGCTATGCGATAAACAAATCTATCAGTTATATTTGAATCGTCCTGAATAGACTTATTACTTGTTCTGATTTGCGATATAATCTCCGCATTAGTCATTTTTACAAATATAATCGAATTTAAAACTTAAGTCAAGTAACTATTAGTTTATTTTAACTGAGAAGCCCCTATTACGGGGCTCACTCAGCGTTCAAAGGAAAACCAATAAACCCATGAACTATATCTTTTAGTAACTAAATACTTGCCCAGCTAAAGACAAAGTATAAGTAGCAACTGGCACAACAACTGTAGTAAATATACTTAAGGTGTTAGCATTATAACCAACAAATACAGGAATAGCTGCTCCTGTTGCAGTATCTACTATGCTATACCCAGAATTCCAAGAAGTAAAAGTAACGATAGGAGCTGAAGGGGCAAAAAATGTTCCTAGAGTATATTGAGTTCCAGCAGCTAATCCAGCTCCTGCAACTACAAGATCAAGTTGCCCCTCTATAAAAATCTGACTATTTCTGATAATAGCTTGAAGAGTGTTTAACGTAGAAGGGGGCCCAGTAGTAGAAGCTTGTACAGTTAATGTTCCAGGGATAACAGGAGCAAAAGCAAAAGTTGTGGGTACTCCTGTTCCACCCATTAAGTTAGGGTTATACTCAAGAGTCAAAGGAGTAGTACCTGCTGAGGGAGTTCCTAAAACCAAAGATACGGGAGTGAGAAGACCTGTGTTAGAACTAGTAGTAACAGAAATATTAGACTCAATGTTATAAGTCAATGTATTTGCTACGTCATTATCTACATAGCTAATTGCACAAGTTCCGTTGCTAGAAGTCATTGCAAATTTCTTTGCACTCCAACCTGTAGCAGTACTATTCCAGAAAAGTCCAGTAGAGTTAAAGGTAGCTCCTGTTCCAAGTCCATAAGCATTTACATCTCCAATGTTAAAGAGAGCACAGCTAGCAAGATCTGAACAAGTAAATGGTGTTCCAGCAGAAGCAAGACTAACAGATACTCCACAAGCAGTTGCAGTAGTTGTAAAATCTCCACTAAAGCTAAAGCTTCTAGCAGCAATCTCGTTTACTATTCTAGTAAGTTGAGTAGTCAAACTAGCAGTGTTTCCATAACTAGGGAATAAACCTGGGCAAGTAGACCATGGAAGAGTTAAAGCTGAAAGATTAGGAAGTCCAGATACAGTAGTATTGATTGAGCAGAGTTTGTTTTTAATTAAGTTAATTGTGGTAAGCAAATCATCTGCTCCGCTTCCTGATATACAAGAAGTAGAATTATCAATAAGAGAGAATGAAGGATCACCTACAAAAGTCTCTACATTAGTTTGGAAAGTCTGAAGATTAGTTATATCAGCTTGAACTCCGCTTACTAACGAACATACGTTAGTTTTAATCCAGTTAACCCAAGTTCCAAGAGTGCTTCCTCCTGCAGGAACAGAAGTCCAAACTCCAGCTGAACAAGCGGTAGTTACACCTGCAGTAGAGTTAAGAGCATTAAGATCGCAAAGTTTAACTATAAAGTCATCAAGAATATCTACCAAAGTAGAAGTTCCAGGAGTTAATCCTGAGAAGTAAGCTGAACAAGGCCCAGAGATAGTAATATTAGGAGTAACATCAGTAGCAGTTGCTAAAGTACAAAGAGCAATACTTACAGCTTCAGCAAATTCTTGACCTGTAGTAATATCAGAAGGTCCAGAAGAAGTCAAACTCCCATCTAGACGAAGACATTGATAATCAAAAGCTGGCCAGTTTAAATCTGCAGGAGTTACATTACAAATTGCAGTAGCAATCTTACCAATTATGGTATCAAGATTCTCTCCGTTGTTTGCGGTAATTCCGCAAGTAATATTATTTCCTGAGTAGTAAATACACCTTGCATAGTTGGTTGAGATACATCCTGTAGCCGGAATAGTTGCAGGATTTACCAACGTAGGATTAGTGCAAGTGCATTGACTTACGCAGTAGTTACAAGAGTTACAATATGAGTTACACATTATTTTATTTTTTAATTCTTAGTTTACAGACATTCTTTACAAGCTCCAGCACTAATTTCAGTAGCAGCTTGAAGGGCAAGAATTTTTTTAGCCATAACTTCAAGCAAATCCCCAATGGTAGTAACAGTTTGTTGGTCACAAACTTCTTCGCAAACTAAACACCTAAACTTATCTTTATAAGAATCAGGCAACTCAAAATTCATAAAGTCCTCAGTAAGCTTACCTTTAGTCTGAGGCTTAAGAGGATTAAATGTTTCGGTATAAATTAAGTTTATGCGATTCTGTAGTGTGCAGTTACTTCCTATAAGTTGAAGTACTACATCGCTGGTATAGTAGTATTCAGAAATAACTTGATTATTACAAACTTTCTTTTTAAGAGCTAAGTCTGTTGTATCAATAATTTTCTTAGGAACGCAAATATTTACATTGTCAAGATCTCCTTTTAAGATGTGGCTAGCTCTTGCTACATCAACAAGGGATGAATCTACTTCCGTAAGGAAAGTAGTCAAAGAGTTATCTGCTAAACATAAAGTAGAATTTGTAGCTAGTTTGCCTACAAACACTACACAGTTACTAGAGATAATCTCACAACATTTATCAAGTGGATTACAAATCATGTATTAGTGCGTTATAAGTTGTGGGGTCAATAAAGTTTTTGTATTTGCGTAGTCTGTTTAAAAAAGTAAATCGCTGGTGGCTAGGAGGCTCAAATAAATACCTAATAGCATTCAGTTGTTGGATTCCTGCTTTAGCAATTGCAGCATTTAGCATCGAGTCTGTCGAGTAATTCATTTGCTTTTCTATACAATTCTACGGCTTTGGTTGGGTTACATACTTTTGCGTTTGCTTTTGCTCCTTCTATAAGTACTTCGATTTGTTGGAGTTTTCTCATAAAAGAAGAATCTGTTTCACAATAGTTTACAGTTTTGGCAAACTTTTGAGCAAACTTATATTCTATTTGACAAGTCCTTAAATAGTGTTTAGTTTCAAACAACTGATCGTTAGGACTAACTGAGTAGGTAAGCATGTACAACCCATCAGGTAAATCAATTAAAGTATCTACTGTATTAGTAGAAGACAAGCCAAGTGAATACGAATTATACGTATTCACTTGACCAGTCACAAAGTTAAATTGTACCGGAACAAATCCAGGCATCTCAATCACTAACGTAGGATTTGTAGGAGTTACAGGGTAATAACTAGTATCTAGGATTGCAAGAGTTTTACAATCACAAGTTTCTAATGGTTCTACGTTAAGTTGAAGTTTCATTTATTAAGCAATAGTAGATCCGATGTTTTCAATTACTACCCAATCGGTACCATTCCAAAGAAGAACTACGTAGTCACCTGCGTCGTTCATAGTAATGGTAGTTCCGGCAGCAAGATTAACAGGAGTAATTACAGCGTTTCCGCCTCCATCAACCAAAAGATAAATCTTTTTAAGTTGGCCTACTACTGTTCCGTTAGCAAGAGTATAAGTATCTCCGCCTGCATCAGTATTCAAAGTAGTAAAAAAGCTAGTTACGTTAATTGCGCCACCTGTTCCTGCAGTAATGTTTTGAGGAGCAGCACTAGGTACAAAAGCTGCATGGAGAGTACTAGAACCCACTGTAAAAGTAATAGGACCTTCTACAGTCAAACTATCAGCTACAATGTTTTTGGTGCAGCAAGTGTTAGCAGCAAGAATATCCAAAACAGCAGTAGTCAAAGAATAACCACCATGTTTTACAACAGTCTTTGCAATAGAACTGCCACTTACATACTTGTGATAGGATCCACTGGTTAAAATTATTTCACTCATTTTATTTTTAGTTTAAAGTTGTTTTCAAAAAAGAAAAATGGGAGGAGGATTTTACTCCCCCTCCCTTTATTCATTATACGAGGATACCAGTGAAGGTTTCAAGAGCAGTCTCAATAGCAGCAGCAAGAACTGCGTTAGTTGAGTCTACCCAAATTTCTACAGCCTCAGTGTAAGGGAACTTCTTCTCAAAGCCTTTAGGCTCGTTGATGTAGTAGTTAACACGATACACAATGTACTCAGCAGTAGGATCTGCATACAACTTGGTGTCGTTATTGTACACAGGATTCCAGTAGTAACCAGCCTGATAAACATTTCCAGGGAGGTTGTAACGGAAGTAGTGACGTTCACGTTCAGCCATAGCAGAGCTATCACCGATAGAGTATTGTACGTTTTGGGTAGTGATAACACTCCAAGCACCGCACTCTTGTTCGATGTCAAAATCCTGAGTGTTGTAAGGGCCTTCGTGTACTACAGCATGGAAACGAACCAAGTTAGCAACATAAGGAACAGCATCAGGGATACAAGGAGTACCGAAGTCATCAAGAGCATTTCCTGTTACTTTGATACCACACTTACAAGTTTGGCTACCAGGAACGTAAACTTCTTCCCACTCAACACCTTCGTATACGTCGAAAGTCTCACGACCACAACCAGGAAGAGGAATGATGGTGAAAGTAGTGTTTTCATCACCAGTTTCATAGCTGATACCGCCTTCAGCGATACAGTCACCATAGAAGTCAAGAAGAGCCAATTCAAAATCTCCTTCGTCATCGGGAGTAGGAACTGTCAAAGTGAAAGTGGTGTAACCTTCAGTACCTCCGGTACAATCAGTTACAGCTTCAGCTACGAGGTATTTGCTCAACAAGGGGTTGTTGTTGATTTGGTCAACAGCAGACTGCATGAAGTCTTTGCAATCAAGAGCATCACAGTTGCTAGAACATTCGTCGCAGCAAGAAGTTTTGATACGTACAGACTCACGAATCAAAGGTTGGAAAATACCACGAGAGTAGTATTCACGAATCAAGAAAGTGATAATGTACTCTTCGTCACACTTGAAGGTAGGAGCAGTAGAATCGCTAACGCCATCCCAACCAATCCAAGTGATTTGTTGCTTAGAGGTAGTGTTAGCTACACTTTTGGTAAAGTCGATAACATTAGATTTCTTAAGGGTTGAGCTTTTGAAGCTACCCCACTGAGAAACACCGCTACCAAAAGCAACCAAAAGCTGATCTACGTTGTAGGCAGCAAGAGCTTGGAAAGTGTTAGGGTTGTAGAAGCCGATCTCTTGAAGAGTCAAAGCAGAAGTGTCGCCAGTGGTAATCAAGTTACCAAGGGGGACAAATATTCGATTAATAGTGTAATCCATGATTTAGATTAATTAGGGTTAATGTTTATTTTATTCGTCGTTTAAGGTGATACGGTTATCCGCAGCTTGAGACTGGAATGCGTTATCGGTTGCTTGTGCAGCAAATTTTACAGCTAAATCTACAATGTCTTGTTTTGCATACTCAGGGAGTTCGCAATCCTGATTCACTGAAGAAGTGCCGTCTAACCTAGTATACCCTTCAATGTCAATATATTGGGGGTATCTCAAGTAGGTTAAATGAACGCCAGTAATCTCAAAGTCAGTTACATAGATGTACAAATTATCAGAACCCAAAGTTGCTAATGTTTCTCTCCATTCGAAGTTAGGGTTGTAATTGACGTCAAAGTAGTGAGTTCTTAAATCACCTTCTCTAACTAAGTTGTTAAATATTGCGTCTTCACAGTTGCCTTTCTTGGCGATTGAGTGTGAGGCTACATAAAACATATAGTCAGGTGCGTCTTTCAAAGAACATACATACGATTGGTATGTGGGCTCAACAGACTTTACTACGTTTAACTTATAGTCATTGACTTTAAGTATTTGCAGGTCGTCTATTCTTTTTCTGATAGATTCGTATCCAACTTTTAAGGTATTATTTGGGTTCATTCTTACTTTAACCCAACTTATTTGAGCTTTGTTAAGAAAAGTAATTATGTCTGGAGTAGGTAGGGAGAAGTTATCCTCCCTAGCTACTTTATTCAGAGATAATTTAAATTCATTAAAAAGCTCATTTACCGGAATCATCAGATATTATCTATCGCTATTTTGTTTTTAAGTTTGTCTTTGAACGCGTCGTAGACTTCCTTGTTTGCTTTGTCTGAGAGGAAGAGTTCAAATTCCTCTACTGTTTTAGCCCAAACTTGATTACCTTCCATTACAATACTACCCTTTAGACGGATGATATTTGCTCTGGTTAAGTCAATCACAAAGGACTTAATTTCAATGAGTTCGCTAGACATTGAGGCCGTTTTGTTAAATGTCTCAATAGGATCTAGACCAAGTTGACTTGCAGGTTTACTCAAGTAGTCGTCAAGAATGTTATAAACATCTTCAGACTTAGTGTTAAAGCTTACACCTAATCCTAAAAGTTTAGCAACTCTTGATCTCTCAACTGGGCTCATTTGGTCAAGACGTACTCTAGCTTCGTTGGTCTTACGTTTCTTCTCAAACTTCAACTTAGCATCCATGTCTTCGTCATGTACATAAAATTTAACGATACTTGGGTCAAGTTTACCTGACTCAATTTCGTCAATACTATTTGCAATCATTCCGGTTTCCATCAACCAGTAGTAAGTGATTGCTTGACGAGCATTAGCTAAATCGAATACGTTGTCTCCGTCTTCTAAAGCGTAGCCTTGATCTTTTACTTCTTTAAAGAACTCTGCAGTTGGGTCCAAACTTTCACCTAAAATAGACTCGTAATAAGCCTTTAAGGATTCAATTCTTTCCTTCTCCTGTTGACGCAACTCAGGATCAAAGATTGCTTTAATCTTAATTGCATCGGGGTCTAAGCCTGTACGTACAGCTCCTCTTGCGTCTACTTTGGGAAGAAATGTTCTCAAAGTATTAGGGATGAAAGCGTGTCCGTTTTTATACAGACTTGATTCAATTGTCCTGTCATTTGCAGGTTTTTTCATGTAGGGTCTGATAATTTTCAAACCTTCTACAGGACTTTTTTCTTGTTTTCTAGAACGTGGCATTGGTTTTTGGTTTTGTTTTTGGTTTAATTAGTTAGTGGGAGAGTCAATTAAGCTCTCCCACTAATATAGGGTTGATTAGATCTGAGGATATTCTTTGATGAGGATAGTCCTGGTAGGATCTTCCAAGAAGATACCAGCCCAGTCTTTCATCAAGATAGTATCATACGGATCTTTCGAGGTAGCCAAGTTTCCAAACATTTTAGCAATGCTAGAATCTGTAGCACCAGGAATGTATTTGTACATCATGTTAGGACGAGTGCCAAGCTTACATTCGCGGATGTTTGATCCACCTTCGCCAGAAATATCAAGGATAATATAGATCGGAGGAGTTTTCTTGTTAGGACCAAGTTCCAAGAAAGTAGCATGTTCGTTCAACTGTTCGAGTTCTTTGAATTCAACCAAGCCAGTTTCAACTGTCATAAAGTGGTCGAATTGGAAAGCATAACCCTGGTTCAAGCGACGGTCTTTACCGTTTGCTCCGTTAGCTTTGCTATCCAAGAAATCAGAAGCCAACACTGTGAAGCCAGAAGCATTGAAGTCTTTCTTCATAGCGGTAGCAGCCAATTCCATACCAGAACGGTTTGTGTAGATTTTAACGTGACGATCTTCGATACGTACACGGTTGTAGAACAAGTCACCTACTGCAGAACGAAGCAAGTTGATTGAGAATTGACCTTTGTCGTAATAAATTACGTTACCAAGGTGCAATTGCTGCCACAAACCAGCTTTAGCACGTACAGGACGACCTTTTTCATCTACACCGTTACCTTTACGACCCCACATCAAAGTGTTAGCTTTCATGCGAATCATTTCCATACGCATCAATTTAGATACGGTAGGTTCCCAACCAACTGTTACGTTGATAGGTTGGCCATTGATGTCAATTTCAGCGATAGAGTAGTAAGTGATGTCGTTGATAGGCTTACCAGCAGCGTCATACTTAACACCAATTTTGGTAGCGTCAGCCCAATCGGTGATAGTATGTTCGATACCGTACTGTTGCAATACGTCGTTTACAACTTCCAAGCTACCGTCAATAGCACCAAGGCTAGACCAGCTGGTAGTGTATTCGCCTGACAACATACCGATTTTGAAGTATTCGGTACCAACACTCAAGAAACGCTGGTGAACGTAGTCAGTAGATTCACCTACAGCTTTACAAGTGTATTTGAAGAAGTTCTGATAAGGTTCGAAATCAGAAACAATCTGAATCAAAACTTCCTGTTCACGACGATGAGCAGAGATCACATCATTAACAGCGAACATTTCTTTGTCAAATACCAACTCAAAAGTTTGACCGTCAACACCAGGCTTAGGAGTGGTGTCAGCCAAGTTAATCATGATTTTAGGAAGCTCAGCCCTTTTCTTAATCTTGTAGGTAAAAACACCGTTAGGATCGTTAGAAACGAAAGGAGCACCTGAGTTCATCACCAAATCAACAAAGTCGTTTGAGTAAAGACGGGTGTCAGTGAAAAGACGAATCATAGCTTTGTCGTACTGATCGGGGGAAGTACGAAGCATTGTTTCAATAAAGTTCTTATCAGTAAACTTTCCAAGTTTATTCTTCTGATAGTAAGAACTAGCAGTTCCAGCGTTAGCGACTATTCGGCCATTGACGCGTGGGATGTTCATGTTTGGCATAATTCTAGATTATAATTGTGGTTAGACTGTTTTATTTATAGTTAGGTGTTACCCTTGTTTCATGTATTTAGAGAAGACGTTTTGATTCTTACGAGGTTTAGTAGGAGTTTTAGTTTTATTTTGAAGTCCTTTGAAAATCTCATTAGTCTTCTTGGTTACTCCTCTATTCATTACCGGGGTAAGATCTACACCATCTTCGACAAGTTTTACTATTTGAAGATATTTAGCAGGGTCATCTTTGCGAAGAGTTGCTAACTTATATTCAAATGGAGTAATCTTTTGTCCATTTGGAAGAACGTATTCTTTACTTAAAGCTGCATTTAAAACTTTTTCGTAATCTTTGTTATTGAAAGGAAGCCCATTAAGTTCTCCTGCTTTTACTGCTTCTTCAGCAATTTCAGAGTACATTTGGATTCTTTCCTGTTCAAATGCTTCCATTTGTTGTTGACGAGCTTGAGCCTCTGCAGCCATTGCTTCTCTTGCACGAGACTCATGGGCTATAAGTTTCTGTTGGAAGTTATTTGCTTTCTTTTCAAGAGTGTCGTTGTTTTTCATGTACTGAATCTGATCCATGATTTCTTCTTCATCAGTCTCTCCAACTACAGTTCTTAAGTAATAGCTTACAAGCTGTGCTTGGTTTCTCTCGTTAGAAAGGTCTACATTCTCAAAACTTTGTTGTTGTTGGAAACTAGCTAAGTACTCGTGTACGGGGACTTTGTTAATGAAAAGGTCTTCAATTACTCGAACACCTTCTTCTCCCATAGCTTCTGTAGCTAGTTCTTCCAAGCGACTCCAAGCAGAGTTGTCTACTGTTTCGTCAAACTTTTCAATGAACGTTTCTTCGTCCCAATTTATTTTTTCAGGGTCTTCGTCGTCATCCAGAACAAGTCTTCCAACTTGAGCTAAGCCTTTAGCAAAGATTGCAAAGGGGTTTTCTTCATCGGTTTCTTCTGAGTCTTCATCATCTTCATCCTCATCAGATTCTTCGTTGTCGTCTTCCTCTTCTTCTTCGTCTACAGGCTCTGCTGGTTTTCTTTTCTGGTTTAAGAACTCTAACCCATCAATATAAGGTTCCTCGTCTTCGTTTTCTTCGAGTTCAAAGTTGTCATCTTCTTCCTCGGTTTCTTCGTAATCAGAACCCTGATTGGGATCTTCGGTATCCTCAACTTCGTCTACTTTTTGGACTTTATCGAGAAATCCGTTAATTTGATCTAAGTTTACCTCCCCATCATCGTTAAGATAATCGAGGAAATCTAAGTTATTATCTGGCATATTGGTTTTGTTTGGTTTTAATCTAACTTAAGATTACGTCAAAGATATATTTTTAAAAAAATAACACAAGAAGTTATAATGTACCCCCTCTTACGTGGCTAAAAATTACTTCTTATTTTTTGGCTTTGGGTTCAAAGTGCCTTTATCTCTAAGTTTGGCTATATCCAAAGCATCTTGCGCTTTCTTTTCTTCTATGTTTAGTTTTCTGTCGTTTTGAGCAAGTTCTCTTTGTTTAACAAGTTTTTCAAATTCAAGCTTAGATCGTTCCATTGCAGCCTTAGTTTGTTCAGTTAAAAGCTCTGTAGTATCCGTAGTAGGAGAGTAACTTCCTTCTGCTGCTATACCTCTTAGTTCTTCTATTTGGAGACGATTTTCCCTATCAAGCTGTTTGTTCATGTTTTCATTCTGCATCTCTCTCACCTCTTTTTCTTGTTGTGCTTGTAGATTGGCTTGGAATTGCTCTTGAGCTTGTTGAAGCTTTTGTTGTTCAAGTTGTTGTTGTTGTTCTCTGGCTTGTTGGTTTCTTTGTTGAACTTTTTGTAAAATTTCACGAAGACCCCTTTCAGATTCAGCAGTTAACATATCTGCTATATCAGCTAAGTCTGCACCATTCTGCATAGCAGGTTGCATAAGAGAACGAAGCTTTTCAATTGTATCTCTATCTTCTGCGTAAGAAGTTACATAAACTTGAAGATCTCTAAGTAACTCATCTCTAGTGACTCTTAAAAAAACAGACTCAAGTTCGTTGTTAAGATAATTTAGAGTAGAATCTGGTTTTTGTAATTCTATATACTGAGTTATATCTAGAATCATTTGATACACATCTTTAAGAATTACATCATGAAAATGAAACCATGGTTCTGTTTGAGCAAAAGACTGCGCCATAGCTGTTTGAGTCCCTGTTGCGGTTTCTGTAGCAAGTACAGACCCAGTACGTTGACGTGTTATACCTACAAGTTCCCAAGCTTGGTTTCTAGCCCATTCAGCTAATTGAATACGAGAACTAATATAAGTCTGTTGGCTTAGGTCTGTTCTAGTCATTTGGTTAAACTGAACAGGGCCTCCTGTATTCTCAACAGAAGTGTCAATTACTAGGAAACCAGTTTCTTTTGCTACAGTTTTAAATTGGTCAATAGCATCTGCATCATCATTGTTGGGGATTACTTTCATATCAATGATTGCCTGTACCCCTAAATCTTTTTCAAGTGCCTCCCACAACTGATTCAAACAGATATTATAAAGAACTTGGTAGGGCTTCATCATAGAAAGAAGTGATTTACCCTGGGTATTTCTGAAAGTATTCACAATTCCCACAATAGGCATACAGCTTACATACTCTAGTGGTTCACAGAAATAAATGTTAGCTCCTATTTTAATTCCTTTCATCCAGATATTCTCCCAAGTCTTTTCAAGAGAAACATCTCCACAGTCTTTACATAGTTTGTATTGTTCGTTTACAAAATCAGTTTGCTCGTAACCTGACTGGTCTACATAAGTTCTTTTATAAACAGGTCTTTGGCTTTCCCAGTAAGCAGTTACTACTGTATAACTAAACTGATTTGAGAAAGCATAAGCATTAGGAGTAATTCCGTCAATAGAAAGATCTGCTGATTCAAAAGTTAACTGCCAAATAGGATCGTAGTTAGGATTTGGCATAGCAGGGGAAAAAGCAGAGTATTCGTTATTACGAAGACCTTGAAGAGAGTAAGTCTTCAAGTGTTCCATTTCTTCGTCGGTTAACTTATAACGATTGATAATCTCAGCAAAAGTAAGCACTTCAAGAGTACCTCCAGCCCAACAATCTTTAGTAGTAATTGCGTTTCTGTAATTGAGAGTCCATACATTAGCTGGGTTTTCTACACGATAAGTAAAACCTAAACGAGAGTTATCAGGGTAAAAGTGATGGTATTCTCTTCCTGTAACTAGTAAATCCCGAAACGCCATGAACGACTTATGACGAAAATCAAAATGATGCTTTAAAGCCCCTAGTACTTTATTGGCCCATTCCTCAGCAATAGTTGTGTAATTCATAACTTTGCTTTGGATTTCTTTAGCTATTACTTCTTCTTGTTGTTCGGGGGGCATACCTTGAGTTTTCATTCTAAGTTGATTAATTACAAACTCTTTAATCAAGTTAGTTCTGAAATCAATATTTTCCTCCATAGATATATCATCTACAGCTTTAGCTGCGTACTTATGAGGCCTCTTTGTAAGTTCGCCCAAAAGAGTATTAATCGGAGGATTAAGAATAGGATAATGTTTGAGATGTTTGGGAATATCTTGTTCTTGGTCTGGAACATCTTTAAGATAATCTAAAATCATCTTAGTTTCAGGAATAACAAAATAATCCGCAAAGTCAAACTCTCCGTTTAACAATTTATAGTTTTTGCGGAATGCCTCATTTTGACGATACTTAGAATACGCTACACCAGCAAAATAGTCTAGGTTCTTTTTAATCCAATCTCCTGTCTCCTTTTCCTTCATGGTAGTGAACTGGTCTGGATAACCATAAAGGTCAGTTGTATTCTTTTGTAGATTGAGGTATGCTTCTATTATCATTTTATTTTATTTTAATAAGATCTAAAGGGATTTCCTGAAGAGGAAAATAAAGTTTTTCTTTTCTTTGCAATGTTTTTATAAGATTCGTAGCGGTTGTCTACTCTATCGGAGACAATTACACTCCGGTTAAGATTCTTAGCCATTAAGAGTGAGTAACCAAATGCATCTTTTCGGTCAGCGTTGGATCTTGGAGTATACTTGAGTAGTTCTTTAATTAGCATTGGGTCTAAAATACGAGATACTCCTAGAACTTGTTTGTGGTTTCCTTCCTCGTCAGTTTTAACTTCAATAGTCTCTTGGAGGTATTCTATAATTAAAGAATTGATATAATCTTTAATTCCTGTAGAGGTATGGATTCCGTAAGTACGATTTACCCTAGTGTTTGCGTGGATTTCTTCTCTTAAGATAGAAGGGGTTCTTTCTAAGTATTTGTCAGGGTCTTTCTTTTCAATACAATGGTCAATGAACCCCATATCCATGTTTTCGCAAAGAGTTTTAGCGTTGTAAAAATCTAAAAGTTTGCGAGTCTCCTCGTACCAGGTTTGGATTTTCTTTGGTCTTCCTACATAACAAGCTACTGGCATATTTTGAAATCTTTCCCCTGTTAGGTTGTGGATTCTTTTAAATATGTAAGTAGCCCCCAAAGAAGTAGAATAGTGAGCTTGTGATTGTTTATATGGGTCCGTTCCTGCTGTATAAAGTCCATAAGGAGCATCTGCCATAGGAAACTCAAATATCTGAACTACCCCTGAGTTATCTTCTGAAGGTTTAGCTGGGTAACTGTTTACTGGTTTATGATCGGTAGGTTTGTGTTTAACTACTCCGTTTATATCTCGGTAAAGTTCTACGTAATCTACATCCTTGATATAACCTCCTGACTCAAGAAAATTAAGTTGTTCTTGAAGTAAGTCTACAGGGAAAATATTCTCAGAAGCGTCTAGAAAGCATTCTTCAGGAGTCAAAGGATAGTACATTACCTCTTTAAGGTAAGCTTCCATACCAGAAGATTTTCTAGTTTGTTCTCTGCCTTTTAAGATAAGTTCTTTTCCTTTTTCCTCATCAGCTACCCAAATAGTCATATTGTCTAATTCGGAGCCTTCTGAAACGTCTAAATAGTGTGAGAGTAGTTTGGGTTCACGAGGAATCTTTAACGACTGTGTACCCGGTATAAATAAGGAAATAGAGGTGCCATCCTCTTTAGCAGAAACGGAGAGAAAGTTATAAGCTTCTGGATTATTAAATAGTTCCTGCATATCTCCTGCTTTTTTCATATCACCTCCGGTAGCGGTAATAATTGGAGAACATCTCCAACCGTAAGGTGAATCAAAACAGGGAGTAGTCGCTGCTAAAGCCGAAAGAAAAGGAAACTTACCTCCTTCGTCTAGAAGAAATCCTGAAAGAGTAAGACCTGCTGCTGCTTCTGTATTATTTCCGTCGTCAAAGTTTCTTATATGAATCTTAGACCACTCGTGGCGTTTATTGGTGGATTTTTCTTTAAATCCAAAAGTAACACACTTTTTCCAGTCATCTTCTACACGAGAAAATCTTAAGTACTCAGGAAGATTCCTAAGTCCTAAGTCTAGATAATCAGTTAAGTTCTTGATGTCAGGTTGATTACCTCCTGAAACTAAGCATTCGGTATTCTGGTAAGCTACTGCTTGGTGTGCTACTCTCGAAGTAATGATTACCGACTTAGAAAGACGACGAGAGCCTACAATAGCTACTCCCTTTTTTCCGTCTGGATGATTTTCAGCCTTGTTAATAGTTTCGTCAATTAAGATAAAACTATCCCAAAACTGAGGGCGATCTAATCTTCGTAGTACTCGGCCATTAACCAGAATATCAACATAAATGCTCCATAGATTAAGATGCCAATACAAAAAAGGGGAAAATTCGAACCCATTGATTGTTATTCCTTCTCTTATTTTTTTAACTTCATTTTGCCAAAAAGACTTATACTCTGCTGAATCTTTATCAGGCAGAGACTTCATGTTAATTAGTAATTCTGGCGATTGTAAGTTCATTATTGATAATCAGTCATCATTCCGTTAATCTCTGCGCTACCACGAGCTTGAGCCCTTTGAGCTTCTTTTTCTCTCATAGCCTCTACTTGCTGGAGCATTACAAGATACTCTTTCATAGTATCTCTTAGAGATTTGATTTGAGCTTCAACCGAAGAAACAACCATAGGAATAGATCCCCCATTTGCAGTAGTCTTATAGGAAATACGGTCTTGAAGTCCAGATATAGGATTTTGGTCAATGTATTCTTTCCATTCAAGAAGTTTTTGTTCGCACCACTCAAGTTCTGCGGAGGTGTATATTTCTTTCTTTGCCATGGTTATTAGTTCTCGTAAAATTTATACTTGGCAATAAATTCTTCTTTAGGAAGAACCATCAAATCTTCTATCATGTTTGTGTAAAACAGATGTCCGTTCTTTTCTTTGTTGTGTCTGTAAGCGTATCCGCCTTTCCACAACAATTGAAAGATTTCAAATAGGTCATCTTGGAAAGTATTAGGATTTGGTTTTTTGTTCATATTACTTTCCTTTAGGTTCCAGATTGTTGTCAGCTACTCTACCTGGAGCTACAGGTTTAGCAACTGCGTAAGGCATAATGTAGACTTCTACTCCACACTTGGTTCCTTTTTTACCACCACAACCATTTGTTATGGTGTATTTTGTTTTGTGAGAACTTGTATATTTCATTTCTTTATTTGTTTTAGCCCTTAAATGCTGTCCATTTAAGAATTTGTTTTTTATCTGGGTGTCTTTGGTTATGTATCTCAATGCCACAATTAGACGAAAGAGAAGCAACTTTAAATTTAAGAACACAACCGCAAAGAGCACAGTGAGGATCCTTTCTAGATGTTTTGTAATTTTCCCCATATAATGTAAAATATTCATCAGATAATCGGGAATTTTCCGAATTGAAAGGACAATTTGCACATATTTCTGTACGTTTTGTTATTTCTTCTTTTTGTTTAGAACTTAGAGTCTTGTGAGCTATTTCGTTCCAAACACCTTCGGCAATCTTGTCAAAGTTTTGAATTCCTTTACCGGCCAGTGAGAAAAATTCTTTGTAGTTCATATATTTGGTTTTTATAGATAGTATCTTATGTCGTATTGAGGAATGTAGATTTGTTCTAGTTCATCTATTGAAAGATATTTGCTAGTTAATTTAATCTTAGAGTCACTTCCTTTACCCCACCTTTCTTCTAGGTCTGGTCTTATTTTTAAAATAAACTCTTTGTATTTTTGGCCAAACTCTACAGAACCTAGTTCGTCTGCTTTTTTTATAATTCTAGGTGCGTAGGTTTCATACATTTCTTTGAGTGTGGAGATAGCAAGTTGCGCTGTTTCGTCGGTTAGATGGGCTATTCTGTCTATATTAAAATAGATGTTGCCTACTACGTTTCTTACGCACATATAACTTACGTGTTCTTTTTTATTGCAGATTACGCAAGCTTCAAAGTCTTTTATCATTTTTTCTAGGGTGACTTTTAATATCTCAAGAGTGTTTTCTGTTCTTTCTTGCCTTTTAGGATAATCTGGATCCAAAAGTAAGTCACACATATAGATAATTCTTTTAAAGAACGTTACCCTAAGTTTTCTAGGATTTACTTTAAATTCGCCTAAGTTAGTAACAACTATCTTGTTGGAAGAAGGAAGTATTTCTATCAGTTGGTCTATATAGTCAGAGTAGATTTTGTCTACGTCTGCTATATTAATTCCTAGCTCCTTGGCGACTTTAGAGTAAAAACTAAATACTTTTAACTCAGGCTTCCTGCGATCTGGTTCTGTTTGCTTCTTGATTAACATTCATGATTAGAGTTAAAGCTATAGGAAGGTCTTTAGGAGGGGTAAGTTTAGGAGTAACCTTACTGCCTTCAAGATGTTTGAGCTTTCTTAGTTTAGAAATTCCATTAGCTACGACTTGTTCATTAGTGTTGTTTCTTTCAGCTATCTTTAGTTTTACTTCTTTGTCTAGTCTGTCAAATAACGCTGCATGTGCAAGTATGCTAATATGAAGTTGAGTCATTTTAATACTTGCAAATGCTAGAATTACAGCAATATAACCTTCGTAATAGCTTATATCGTCTGTGTAATTTCTTACAATTCTTAAGTTCTTCATATTGGTTTTTAATTGGTTTTAAGTTGGTTTTAGTACAAATATAATCTTAAAATAAAAAAAAGCAAGTATTTTTTACACTTGCTTTAATTTTTAGAATGATATTAATTTAAAGAGTTAGTTACTTATCCAGTAAGGGTTCAAACTGCTCTACGATAAATCCTAATAAGTAAGCAAATGCCTCTTCAGAGTCGTCTGAAAGGGTAACATCTACATGATTCATTATACTACAAGTTACATGAAAAGATTCATGGGCTATCATGTTTATGTCTTGAACGTCTGGTAGGGTGTTAAATCTTACTATATTGTAGCCTTCACAGAAAGCAGTCATAGCTTGGTAGCTTGAGTCTACGTGAGAATCTTTAACAAGATTAGCAATATAATCTTTGTCTGCTACATAGTCGTTTAGTTTTTCTTCCAATTGAGTGTCTGTTAGCCCTACAGCTATAAAAAGGTAAGTTCTATAGATAGGAATATCAACTGCTCTGAAGTATGTGAATTTTGCCATAAATGATTATTTTACTTGATTATTTTTGATTTCTGATTATATTTGGTGTATTCCATTTTAAGTCTATAGCCATGAACAGAAAGATTACCTTGAGGCAAGTTTGGAAGAAGTTTCAAAAAGCCGTTGAAGCAAATGGTTTTCTCTTTATAGATGCCACTGACGAGTTCAAACAAAAGGTATATAAAGGGTTCATGGAAGAGTATGAGAAGTGGCCTTTAACAGTGGAAGAATTTGCTGAAGAGTACATGGACACCATGGGCAAAACTCCTATGAGATCCATTGACAACTCTCGGCCTATGAACTCCACCTCTTAATGATTTCAAGAAACCACTGAAACATTCCCATCTCCATAGAATTTCTAGGAGGTATAACTGAAATGTCTTGGTTCTTGCGCAGGAAGATGTAGCTTCTGAGGATTTCTAATCCTTCCTGGATAGAGACATTGCCTTCACTAAACCTTAAATTAATTTCTTCCTTGGACAACATTAGTCAAACAATGGATAGATTACCTGGTTGTCTTGGTTCTTTTTAAAAACCTTCATAAACTCTTTTCTCAAAAAAGAATCCTTAGCTGCTAAGTTCCAAGAACCTACCTTCAACTTTGTACTACCCTGTAGTAAGAATTCGTTTGAGTCAGTTACTCTTTTTGGTTTTATGGTTTTCATAAAACAAATATAGTAAATAACTAACATTAAAAGTTATAAAACATTAAATTGTGGGTAATTTGTTGACAATTACTGCCGAACCACAGTATATTCACCGTTATTATATTCAAGATGTCTAGAGTTAATTAGCTTTTTAACTGTAGACAGTATAACACTTAAAGGAACTTTTGTTAAAACACAAATATCTTTTAAATAGTCTTCTTTGTATTTTAATCTTCTCTTTAAAAGTAAAAAAGATAAACTATGCTTAGGTTTATACTTATTGTTTTTATGAGATAAATTAAATCTTTTAGGATTTATAATAAATAAATCAATGTTTAAAAGACATTCTTTGTTAAAAGAGTCTAAATAATGTTTCTCTCTTGTTAAGAGATACGTTTTACCTGTAGATAGATTGTCTATAACCTCAAGAACTTCAAAAGTTATACAGTCCTCTCCATAAGTATTGTAACACTCTTGAAGATACTGATTACTGTGTTTATTGACCCTTAAATCTCTTAAGTGAAAAGTTTTTCTACGTTCTAAATTAAATGTTGACCCTATATAAACTTTATCACATCCTGTAAAGGATAATTTATAAACACATCTCATAGATAAAGTCCCGCAAAGCTACGAAAAAATCTTGACATTTTCAAGCTTTGTAGAAAACTTTAGGATTTATTACCTTTAAACTTAACTTTAAATTTGCACCCTGTTTTCTAAATCTCTATTCTTAGAGTATTGAGTTCCTGAACACTCTATTGTAACGTAGGGTTCTTTCTTTTTAGAACGAACACTTAGCTTAACTTCTTTTAGGTTAGAAAATAGGTTTAAGATTTCTTTAATCTCTTGAGCATTCATGTCGTCAAGGATTACTTCTTTCTTTTCTAGGTCAATTGTAATGGTATGCATTATTCTTCGTCTTTTTCTATATCTAGATTACCTTCCCAATCTTCAAGATCGTCTTCCCAGTACTCGTCCCAATCTTCTTCTGTGAATTCTTCTTTGAAGATTATTTCTAAGTCAGGGTCAAGTTCTCCGTCTTCTCCTATAAAATCAAAAGCTACAAAGGGAAACTTCTCGGTAATTTCTTGAAGATGCCCCATAAGGTCTGAATCTTCTACCCAAATATCGTCGCCTTCTTTTTTAAAGGGAATATTTTTTTCTATGAGGAATTCTTCAAATGTCATTATAAGTTCAAATATAAATTCAAATATAAACTAATCTCAAATGGAAGTCAATTTTTAAAACAAAATATCTTTATAGGCATCGAATCCGTCGTCAAAGTGCTGATAGTTAGTTGTTATTTCTTCGTCTGCTTCAATATCTCTAGAAGCTATCATATAGTCTCCTTGAGGAACAGAGTTAGGGTCATAGCTGTGATTTTGAAAAATAGAATGATCGCAAGAAGAATAATAATAATCCCCCTCTTGCCAAAAGTACTTAAAGATAAAATCTTTCTGAACTAAATTAAGTTCTTTGATTTTATCCTTGTGAACTTTAATATCAAAGTCTTCTAGAAATTCCCAAATAACTGTGCCCTTTGGTATAAACTTTTTAGCAAAGATTCCCAGCCCTTTCCCTGGAGATTCTTTAAGGTATGTTTTTATAGTGAACATAATTATATATTTAAGTTGGTGTATTTTCTATGTCATTTATATTATAGTAAAAAGAATCTGTATCTTCAGCTATCCACCTATCTGCTACGGTTTCAACAGAAGGAATTTCTTCGTCTACTTTAAATTCTCTTGGATTGATAGGAAAAGGCTTAGTTACCCAATTAGAGTCTCTCCAATATATCCTATTATTTGGTTGGCAAAGTAAATAACCTTCATCTGCTACTAGGACATGGCCACACTTATAATCCGAAGGTTCATCTGAGTATCCGTTATTGTACCAGTCTACTGTAAAAAGGTAAGTAGCCCACACCTTACTTCCGTCTCTTAAAATTACCTGACATCTTTTTTCTTTTAAAAATTCGTACTCGATTACTGAGACATTCTCTGAGAAGCAGTCCCACAACTGTTTAAAGTAATAAGGAATATCCGCTAGAGGTTCTTTGAAAAAGATCTCACTTAAAGGAACCCTACTTCTTAGCATGCCGTAGTCAGTCATAACATGAAAGGTAAGTATCTTCATAGAGACAGACTGTAGCGCAAACATATATCCCTGATGAAAAGTATTCCTATCCTCTTCCCTTTTAGTAAAGTGACTTAACCTTACTAAACACTTATACCCTTTAAGATTGTGATTTAACTGCACCTTGACTCAATTTACACAAAGATAGATTTTTTTGAAATTTATACAAGTCTTTTCTACTACGGGTACTTGAGAAAACACCCCCACCCAATTTTTTAATTTTTTAGAACCCCCCCCCTCCTAGTTTTAAAGTCTAAAATTTTTTCAAATTTTAAAACCCCCGGTATGTATAGGGGAATAGGGGTTTATTATTTCAATGCCCCCTTGTTGGTTTCGCGGGTGACAGTACCCCGTACCTTAAACAATACAGATATGTCAAATACATTCAACATCGCAAGCCTTGCTACGCAAGCACCAACTGAAGCCAAAGACTTGGCAAAAATCAACATCGAAGAGTGCATCCACGGCACAATCACCAATGTGCAGCCTATGGCACCTATCAATGGTAAGCCAATCTGTCGCATCTATGTCGATTGTCCCAAATTCAAGACTCGCTTCAATGCGTTACTTGACGGCACACTTGCTGAAGTTCTCTCGTTCAAGAATTCGGAAATCACCCTTATCTTCCGTGGTATCAACTCCACAACCAAGGGCGATTACCCACGCTTCAGCACAATGTTCTAACGACAAGGGGGGGCAACCCCCCTTTTTCGTCGTTTCGTTTCTGTTGGGTTCTCAAAACAAAACTGCTCTTGTCCGTTAGCAGGATAATCTGAAAGACTAACTTAACTATGATTTGCTTTAAACTATACAGTAAAGAAACAAACGAAGCAGTATCTCTCAACAAATTAGATGAAGATATCTGCAATGAAGTGCTTAATGTACCTGTTCACGAAACCAAATATGGTGGTGGCTATGTAGAAGGTGCATTTAATTGGTTCGATACTATTGGCTTTCAGATAGCCAGTGGTAAAGACTTGGGTTCGCAAGAACTTCGTGACCACTATCTCAAGTCAGATATGTGGGCTGAAGAAGCACCCATACTAGAAAGAATACTTAACTATCTTGAAGAAAGGTATAGAAGTCATTCGTTCTACCAACTTAAAAGTCAGGGAGCTTAGTCTCCCTTTCTGTCGTAGGACTTTTGTTCTACCTGATGATGGGATAATCGAGTCCCGAAACAGAAAAAAGCACTACTATGGAAGGCATTCCTTGTAGTAAAGAGAGAGAATGGTATATTACTGCATACCAAACTCTTTTGCTTTCTATCCGACGCTTATGAGTTAACCAAATACAAAAGCGTTATTCAAAAACATGCAATCTTTAAAAATTACCTGAAAGTATTCCCGAATGTAGTAAATAGGGGAAAGGATAGGGGCTTGTGGTTAAGCTGTAGACTACGAGCAAAAACAGCGGTGCTGGTATATTCCTGATATATACTATTAAAACAAGTAGTAGAGAAGTACGAACACATTCTCAATTGTGTTAAAGAGAAAGCAGACCTGAGAAATCTGTAAATATCTTTGTATCGTTTATAGTGGCCACTATATTTCGAGAGTTTATCTACTGCTTGTTTTAATTTCTGTCCAGAGAGTTATTCTCTCTGCTGATGATGACCTAATTGAGGGTCGAAACAGAACTTTAAGTTAAGTCTATCTTAGATAGAGATTAGGTTGTAGTAGGGTATTTTTTTAGGAATGCCCCTTTGTTGGTAGTGCCTAATGTGGCATTAAAACTAAATACAATGAGCACTACAACTAAATCCGCTATCGTGGCTAACGCCACCTTCACAAAGCCTGTAAAAGGTTTCACCTATGTTCGTGACTACGCTGCTATCACAGTAGACTTTGACGGTAAATCCGAAAAGATTATTATTGGCAGTAAAGCACAGTTTCCCATTAGTGATATGTTTCAACTTAAACAAGCAGAGACAATTACTATTAGAGAAATAGAACCAAGAACAGTAAATGAGATAACTTACAGGCGTTTTGTCCTAGAAAGTATCAACTTTTAACTTAAAGGGGGATTAATTTCCCCCTTTTTTGTGCTTTTTTCTCTTATTTGTAGTAAAAGTATGAGATGAGTTGGTGTTTTCCCGGGAATTTCGGAGACAACTCGAGATTTATCTACTAAAATATAGGTAAATTTGTAGAAAAAAGGCGGTTTTTACCTCCTCATCTTACAAAAATTCTCAAAAAATTGCCTTTGAAAAAAGTGAAAAATTTCCGAACAAACTGGCTATCAAACAAAAACGACTAAAAATCAACATAAACTATGAGCAATAATATTTCACACAACGTAATAGGATATAATCCTTTTACAGTAGAGTTTATCAATTACTCTACAGGTACAACAGTTATTGAAAGATACGCTGTTGCATTAACAAAAAAAGAAATTGAAGCTGAGTATTATTATATTAGTTTTCCTGCTAATAAACTACAACAGCTAATTGATTTACAAAATGAGTCAGAACTCAATTCATTTGAAAGTCAAAGTTACGAAGGTTGAAGATTGGTTGTTTCTCTCTCTCTTAGTAGGGAGAGAACAACCTTCTTTGCGAAAAAACGAAATTTCAATCAAAAACTATGTTTACAGTAGGTATAGGAGAAATGGTTTCAGTTGAAGAAATCAACTCCATGAATGTTTTCATTGCTGAATTTGGTAGAGATGCCTTTGTTAAAGCAGTGTGGCACGGGGCTTTTAGTAACGTAAGTTATGCTTACATTCATCCTTGTGATGAAATGAAAGAAACTGAAGGCTTTAAACTTATTCAATACGCTTTTATTAATGCTTATACATAAAAGCTGATTCTGTCGGAGCTATCCGTTAAATAGCAATTTATTAATGCACCATAACTCACGTGGATATAAAGACTTCTTGTCGCTGCCCTGCTTGATGGGTCAAGATGTGAAACCACACTGATTAATGAAGAATAATAACAGCAGTTGTAAAATCCTCTGTTGTATATTGTTAGTTAATCAGTTTCCCAAGGGTGATAAAGAAATTTATTTTCCTAAGCCCTTGGGAAATGGTGCATTATTTTGTATATTTGTATTATGATAACAATATACAAAATCACAAGTCCAACAGGAAAGGTATATATTGGGCAAACAAAGGATTATAAAAAGAGAATGAATTTATATAAAATTCTACATTGTAGAACTCAATATAGATTACATAACTCTTTGAAAAAATATGGTTTTGCGAATCATGTGTGTGAGATAATAGAAGAGGTTTCTGACACTTTAGCGGATGAAAGAGAGCAATATTGGATTGCTTTTTATAAATGCTATTGGAAAGATGAAAACAAAGGTCTTAATCTCAATAAAGGAGGAAATAGACCTAAGCATACTGAAGAAACTAAGAAAAAACTTTCTCAAATGTTTTCTGGAGCTAAACATGGTAAAGCTAAAAAACTATACCAATACACTCTTGATGGGTTATTTATCAAAGAGTGGTCTTGTATGAAAGACATAGAAAGAGAATTAAATTATAAAACTACCTGCTTGTCAAAAGCAGCTAAAGATAGTAGTAAAACCGCTTATGGATATAAGTGGTACTACACTCCTCAGCACACTCACCAAGGGTGAGCAGTTGTAACAGATAGTGACCGCCAACTTCAGGTAATGCTGCGTTGGAATCAGCAATGGACAGTATGTAACCCATACTGTAGTACTACTGGCTATCTATTACAACTGAGTGCAGAGGGATAATAAAAATAAATGGCGAGGGTGTACAAGAAGTACAAGCCTAACATGAGGTTGTGAAAGGAATTGCAAACTTCCTTAACTGTGGTAAAAGTCCACACCTTGCTGTTTATTATTTACAGGTTCAAATTTTTTAACGCACCACTTCAGCTTCCCAAGGGCTGACAGTTGTAATAAGAATACGAGCATCTGCAGAGAAAGACTGCAGCGTAGTAATGTCTGAATCTCAGGGTATAAACCTGGAGTTACAACTGAGTGCAGAGGGGTAAATTTTAAACTAAACTAAAAAGTATAAACTATGGAAAATACTGTTAAAAAAGTCTACCTCGTATGGTATGATAACGAACTGCCTTACGAAGAGTATCGTGTTTATCTCTACAAAGTATTCGCTAGGGAAGAAGATGCTAAAGTCTACGTAGAACAAGAGAATGAAAAAAATAAAGTCTTTGTTCCTAGTATGACAAAAGAAGAATTTTATTCTCAAGATCCTGAAGATATTACTTGTGATTATGAACAATTTTATAATTACGAAGAATACGAATGGTATCAATGGCGTTCTGGTAAACACTATTATACAGCGGAAGACGTAAATGAGAGCCTGTAATAGGGCTCTCTTTTCTTAAACTTAAACTAAACTAAAACTATGAGAAAAATAAAACTAAAAAACATTTTTGTGTTGGATAATATCCTAACTACACAAGCTTCTGACTCTTTTGCAGAAATTGTAACAGAGTATCATCAAAAAAAACAAGTTCATCGTCTTTTTTCAAATGACTACAAACCAGGTAGTCCTAGGTATGAAGAGATTGAACAAGAAAAAGCAAAAATACTTGCTTATCCCGATCACGACATTAAGTATATTGATACTATTGAACTAACTGACAGTACATTTAATAGCTCAATTGATAAAAGTTTTGAGCTTGGTATCTATACTTATGAAGGAAGTGAATATGATTACTCTACAGAAGAAAGTTATCCAATCAGTGCTAAAATATACTTTTTAGTGGATAGTCAATTCAGTAGTAATCCTAAAGTTTACACTTCTGTTGCTGATTTACTTTCTAAAGATCGTAACATTCTTTATAAATTACAAGAAGAAGCAATAGAAAGTATGTTTTATGAACTAAAAGAAAGTTATGAAGATGAATATCGTAAATACTTTCTATTGCTTAAAGACGAAATAATAGAGTCTTTGTCGCAAGGTTATGAAGTTCGTATTGACCAAGCACAAACAGGTATGTTTACTTATGGTCCTCCTTTTATAGAAATAAAAAAGTTAGAAGGATCACAAATTTATCATTTGAGTTTGCTTGATAAGATTCTTGCTATTGATTATTACTGGGATAATGACCGTAAAGAAAGATTTGGCAGAAATTATCGCTTTAAATCTGTTATGGAAGAATATGAGTTTGCTAAAGATAATCTTTGCGAGGAGGAACCAAATGACAAAGACTGAAGCTCTTGAAAAAACTAAAATTAGATTCACTAATCTCATTGACGGCACAGTTCGCAATGGGGTTAGTGTTTCTAAAATTATTAGTCACTACGAATCGTTACTTAACGAGGGTAAACCAAGTCCATCTAATTCTGTAATGGGAAATATTGAAAAATGTTTCCTAGAAGCAGATATTAGAGACATTGAATTTAACGAGTACGAGGAATTAGGATTATGACTTACGTAATCCTAATTCTTTCTGCTTTTATTTTAGGGTTTTGTCTTGAGGCTAAACCTGTTGATGTTCGTAAATCAAGAAAAAGAAAAACTAAACTATAAAAACTATGAAAAAGACAACGTATCAAACACAGAAATCTACTACTACAGTAGAGAAAAGAGAAAGCGAAGGAGTAATTGCTAACAAAGCTAAAGCTTCTGTAAAGAAACTTACTGACTCTTTTACTTTGGGCGGTTTTCGCTGTTTCTAATTTGGTAAAATGGCCGGATCGTCTAATGGATTTTAGGACAACAAGATTTCATCTTGGAGATAGGTGGTTCGATTCCCCTTCCGGCTACTAAAAATTAAACTAAAAAACCATGGAAAATAACTTATTTAAAACCGTATTAATCCCTGATTGGGATAATGTACCAGTAGGTACTAAATTCAAAGCTAAGATTGAAGAAGTTGAGTGTGAAGGAAGAATCCAAAAAGAAGATGGAGACATTTATCTTTGTCAAAACGTAAAAAATGGAGCTCTCTGTTATGACAAATTAGGATTTGATTATTCTTGGAGTATTAGAAAGGGAAACTCAGTAAACTTAACAGAAAATAAAGTAGAGATTATTTCTCTTGAGTTAGATCCTTCTTTTAAAGCCCCTCCAATTGTTAACGTAGGAGATTATACAGTAACCTTCAAAAAAGGAAAAATTCAAGTAGGTTGTCAAACTATCCCTAACGAAGAAGTACTAGAAATAGTTAAGCATCTTATTTGGTAAATTTTCTAAACTTTATTATCTTTGCAAAGGCTGCTTTAGAGAAGAAACTAGCCTCTAGGCCAGAGGATCGTAAAACACGGATTAAGTCCGTTCTCATCGTATAGGAGATAGAAGTATTAGTTAGCCTTTGCAAATACTTTGACGTCGTTTAAACTACTTTAAAAGGCAAACATAGTCAGGTGGCGGAATTGGTTAGACGCTACTATAAGATTAAATAGGAGATGTGTCGATGCGTCCATACAAGGGAATCAACCGTTTTGGAAGTGAAGCAGTACATCATACAGGTTCGAATCCTGTCCTGACTACAAAAACCTGTACCCTTGAAATCTTATAAAGGCACCACGGTCCATAACCGTTTGGACGCGAGACGCTATAGATAAGCAGGTTTGCTCTGAAATAAAAGGGTAATAGAATAAAGAGCAACAAAAATCACATTGTACTGTGATTTTCAATGATAAGGTAGTGATTAAGTTCACTACCTTATTTTTTTAATTAAAACAAACCAAGAAAAAATAAACCCAAGAAAAAAATACTATGAGTACTAGATTAAGTTGGTCTAGAGAAGACCAGAACATCGTTTTGTCTGCTGTGAAGCAGTATCCTAACAATTTAAGAGCAGCTTTTGAGAAAGCAGCTGTTAGTATGCCTGAAAGAACCGTAGGGGCTATTTCAGCTTATTATTATTCTAAGTTAAGACATGAGGGAACTGTTATGACTGTAGTTTCTTCTAGCGGAATTTCCACTTTAGGAAATCAAAAGAACGCAAGAAGAGACCTTAAACAAGAATTGTCAGTAGAACAACAACTAGACATCATTTTGGCTATGATTAAAAAGCTTAATCGTAACGAAAAGAAAAAAGTTGTTGAAGTAATGCTAGGATTATGAGACTTTTAATCCTTATCCCTCTATTTTTTGCTTGTAAGAGTCCGGATGTACAGTTAAATGTGCATTCGGACTTTCCTCCTTTAACAAAGTTTGATTCTTCTTTTGTAGCGCACATTCTAGATCACGATACTTGTATCAATCATTGTGTGTTCAAATTAGACTCTCACATTCTTTTATGTCTTAAGAAACCTAAATTTGACAGAGTTTATTATCTAAAGCATGACGGATTTATTGACTACTGGCTAGATATTTATTCAGATACTATTATCTATTCAGGAAGAGAATCAGATTAAACTTAAGTTAAAATTAAAAGTAGAAACAACTTCTCCCCAGTTTCTTGTTCGGTGCACCGGAAGGGTTTATAAGGAGAAAAATGCGAGTGTGGCGGAATTGGTTAGACGCAAGTATTATCATCACTACTGTAGGATAGCCGATCATCTAATTGTAGGTCCTACGTACAGGTTCGAATCCTGTCACTCGCACAAACTAATTAAAAACACTATGAAAAAGACATTCAGACAAAACGGAAAGCTGTATTCAGCAGAAAAAGTAGGCTCTTACACACCTCCTAAAGAGAAGCCTGTAAGAGTACAAGATGAGTATGTTCTTCCAAAACATACCTCTTTGTTCGTAAAGACTCTTGAAGAAACAATTGAACTTAATCTTCGGGAGACATTCTCTAAGCTGGAAAGTCAGATTAGTCAACTTAAAAAAGAAGCTTTTGAGCTTATAATGAAAGGAGACAAAGATGGCTTTGAAGCTAAATTCGAAGAAGCTAAACAGATTGAAAACTTCATCAAAGAGTTTAAATCTGATGCAAAACTGTTGTGGATGAATCGTATACTTCTAAAGTATAATGATTTAACTAAACAAATTGCAGGGAGGCTTCCTTACTAATGCGTTTCATAGTTCCCCCGACCAGGTAGTGCTGAGGGGGAACTTTAACTTTAACCTAATTAAAAACAATGATACCAAATAACATCTTAATGTGGGGAATTAGAATCCTCGCAACAATCGCTACTCTACTAGGTGTAGGGTATGTTCTTAACACCTCTCTTGATAATACAGGAGTTTGGCAATTTATCTGTACTTCGGCTATTTGCTTAGCTTTAGTTATTTTTATTTTTGACATTTGTATTGTAGCCCCTTTGATGTGCAGAATTAAAGCAGGTAAATCTACTATTTTTAGAGATTGTCCTAAAGAAGAACCTAATTATGCACCAGAGACAAGACCAGAGTTACCTAAAAAGAAATCAACAGCAACTTTACGGAAAAAACCCAAAACAACTAACTCAAAAAGAAGAAAACCAATCAAAAGAAAGTAATGGCAATAATAATTAAAAAAGAAGAAGGGGTAAATCTAACTGTTGATTACCCTAAATTAATGCAAAGTGATAATGGTCACATTTTTTACATGGTAAGAGAAAACTATGGTTTACCTCTAACAGAAAATCAATGGAATTTTGAAGCAGAAAACTTTGCTGATTTTTCAAAGACTGGTTACATATTTACGGATTACAACAAACCTGTTACAATTCAAAACATAATATAAACTAATCAAACTAAACAAAATTAAATTAAAAAGAAAATGAACATCAAAAACGAAAATCCGGTAATCGCTATTGCAGCTTGGATCAATCCTAATGCAACCACTCGTCCTATCAGTGTAATGATGGAGCAAAAAGGCGAAGCAGCTAATCTTATTGGCTTTATGATGGGCCAAAAGAATCGTCGTGTAGTAACTGTATCTTTTACAGAAGATGTAGCTAAGTCAATTGGTATTGATACTGCTAACTTGAAAGAAGGTTATGAGAATGTAACTCCGATTAACATTAATCTTAGCGAAATTCTTCCTTTCCCTGTTAGAATTCGTATCGTAGAATCTACTGACGAAGCTTGGGCTAAAGAAAACTATGCTTCTATTAAGAAGTCTGGAAAAGACGGAGTAGAACTAGTTACTGCTGATGGAGAGAATATTTATCGCAAGCAAGAATTTGTTCAAGTAACAAATGACGGCACCAGCGATGATATTCTAGTAGCTCATATTCCTCTTAAGGATATGACAGCAGATTTGAAAGAATCCGCTACACCTGTTGCAGCTAACTCAGTATTCTAATTAAGGACTATTGTTTAGGGTTTTAGTTAGGGGGAGAGAAATCTCCTCCTAACTTTTTATTTTAACTATGAAAAAAAGAAATTGTCAACTTATGAATTGTCAAATTTTGACAAATTGTAAATGGGTAGGTTTACATAACGTTTTGCGGCTTGGTGCAGTGCCGCATTGATAAACTTTAAATTAAACCTGTGCCTGTCCAGCGGCATTGCGCTAAACCGCTGTTATAGGCACGTAAATTAAAATTTAGAGCGATGGAAAAAGAATTATTAGAAGAATTTATTGATTGGGCAAGAGATTGCGGTGAAGATGCTTGGTATATTTTCGATAATACCGATGAAGCAATTGAGCGATTTATGGCACAAAGAGATTATGGGGATGAATTTCTTGGAGATGCAGGTAGTTGATGTGCGTAGGCAATTTTAATTTATTGCCGCTAACAGTCGTGCAGGCGCAGTTGTTACCATTGTTTGATTTTAAAATTGCGCTTGCACTTTGTTAAAAATTAAAATATTATGTTAGAAGTAATTGAAAATTATGTAGACCAGGACTTTGAAGAAAAAGTCTTGGCTTTAATTCCCTCTAAAAGAGCTAAAGGTAAAGATAGAAATCAAATAATAAGGTATGGAGCTAGAAGACCTTATGGAACTCATCATGTATCTTATCATATTCCAGAAATATTTAAGTTTGATTTAACTTTTGACTCTGTAACAATCAATGAGTATAAAGAAGGACAAAGAATAGACTGGCATAAAGACGCACCTGACGGAGGTAATGCTATTTATATTATTAGTCTTTTAAGTGACGGAGTTCTTAAATTTAGAAAAGACGGAGAAATAAAAGAGTTTCTTGTTCCTCGTTACTCTTTAGCGATTATGTCTGAAGATCTCAGATATACATGGGAACATTATTTTGAGGCAGAACAGCCCCGTGTCTCAATCGTATTAAGAAAATCAAAATCAAAATGACATTCAAAGAACAAATACTCGCAGACCCTCTACTAGATACTGTTAAAGAATTAGCCAAAATCTTACTAGATAAAGGCATAAGTATCGAAATGGAAGCTGACCACAATTATTTTAAGGAACACAGACAACTAAAGTATACAGATATGCCCTATATCAATACAGGCATTTCTAGCGGATTAGAGCATCTTTACTTTAGACATGGAGGATTTGATAATTATTGTTACGAAACTGTCTCTAAACTCTTCCCAATGACTATAAACGGACATACAATCTCTTTAGTCGATATAATAGAAATGGAAGAAGAAGATGACAGAATAAGACAAGCAAGTTTACACTTTAAGATAGATTAAAATGACAACCTGTTCTAAAAACGGGATAAAAAAAGAAGGAGAAAGCTGCAGTTTAAACAATAACTGTACTTATCCTGATTGTTTAGAAAAAAACTTTACGGAAAAAGATATGATTGACTTTGCTCAGTTTGTGGCAGAAAATGCTCATTTTAAAAATGATGGAGATTGGTTATATAAATCAGGTATTTACTCAACAAAAGAACTATTACAAAAATTTCTAAATTCAAAACAATGACACTAAAACATTACGCAAAGTGCTTAAATACACTTTTAGAAAAACATCCTGAATATGCAGAATTTCCTGTAATTTACTCAGCAGACGATGAAGGTAATCACTATCATCAAGTAAACTTTACTCCAGGAATAATCACAGTAGATGATCCAGAAAGTAATTATCCAGAACCTGTTAATTCAGAGATACTTAAACCTAACGCAATTTGTATTAACTAATGAAATCTCAAGAAGAAATTGAACACAGACTAGAAGAATTAGAACTTGAACTCGAAGGAGTAAAAGACTGGGCTAAATCTGCTTGTGAGAGGTATCGTGAAGACAAAAAACTTTGGGGACAAGCTGATTACGGAGAAGTAGATGCTGCACATAGTGAATTAAAAAAACTAACAAGTCAAGTAAACATTCTTAAATGGGTATTAACAACACAAACTGAATAACATGAAAACACCAGTTCAAATAATAATGGAAGTAATTAGAAAAGGAGAAGCAGAAACTCTTCCTCTTTTAGAATCGGTCTTAGTAGATCAAGAAAAAAGAGTCTTAGATAGTTGCTTTGAGTCTAGCCGTTTAGCGCACCCTAATACAGGATTTCTTTATGGATGTTTCGATGATTGGTACCAAGAGTACTTTCCTGAAAGTTACAGTAAAGAGGTTACTGTAAACAAAGATTCAGAAGGTCCTCACTACGAATCAGGAGATGATGGTTATGGAGATTTGGACGATCCTACACAATAATATGAAAACATTAATGAACAGAATTAACTCTTGGTTTCAAGAGCCGGAAGTTAAAGAAGCTGAAAGGTTTGAAGATTGGTTTGCAAGAATCAATCCTACAACAGAAATACCAGCAGACGAGTTTAACGAGTTTCATTCTAATTTAAGAAAATCTATCAAAGAAAATTATGGTAATACAGAAAGTATCAAAGAATTTAGAAATTAAAGATGTAACCTCTAGCTGGAAGTGGAAAAATAGATTGATTTGGTTTTTAAGCGGGGTTGTCTTCGCTTTATCTGTTCATACTACTTATAGGGCAATTAACCCTGTAGTGTGTAGAGATGTAGCAGAAGACAGCCTTATGCTTAAAATGTACGATACTATGGCTTTAAAGCTTAAAGTTGTAGGGTTTCGTGACTCTCAATTAACCGAAAGAAATCTTTTCGAGTACACTAAATTAATTGGTTGTACGCATCCTTACGAAACTACAGCACAAGGACTTTATGAGTCTGGTTACTTCTCTCCTAATAGTTCTGCTAAGGTTAACAATTTATTTGGATTTAAAGACCACGAAGGTTACATCTCTTTTAGACATTGGACTTATTCAGTAGATTTTATGGTAAACTCCTATCAAGCTAGAAATAAACTTAAGTCTGGATTAAACTATTACAGTTGGATTCCTCAATCTTATCACGGAGCAGACAGACAAGCTTACGAACAAGGAGTAAGGTACATTGAATTAAAACTAAGACAAAAATACAAATGAAACAAACTTGGGAACAAATGGCTGAAGAGCTACATATGGAAATAGAGCAGTGGCAAAACCCCATATTCGAAACGATTATGGGGCCACTGCCTAAAAGTATTATTGATAAAGCTCAAGAAGACGAACTAAAAGAAGCTGAAGACCTTTTGCTTGAAAACCAACAAGTTTTAAGCGAAGAAGACATGATTCAATTAGGGGATTTAATGAGCAAAGATAATCTCACGAAAAATGATTAAAGATATTCACAATCCTAATCCTAAGTACTTTATGCTTACAGACGGAGACATGATCCGCAAACAAGACGAGTACTACGATTACACAGAAGACAGATGGTATACTGTAAACGAAAAGTTTATAGGAGATTTGTATGAAGGCCCTTATGGGTATCTTCACTTTATGATAATTAGAAGAGCTAATCCTGATTATACAATACAAAGAGATCCTTGGATTTAAACTATGTTAAAAGATTTTTTATCTCACAGCCAGTCTTTAGAGTTTAAGGATTTAGGATACCACGAAGTATCCTTGGGTTATTACGGAAAATACCACGACTATCAAGAAGTTAAGTTTTATTTAGGAGCCTGTTTTAAGAACAGTGAACCTGGTTTAGTCCAAGAAGCTGTTGATGCACCTACTTATTCAGCTGCTTTTCGCTGGTTTAGACAAAACTATAACTTACACTGCGAGATAGCTTGTGGTAAAGGACAATTCTTTTTTAGAATAGGTGAAATAGATGGCTTTCCTCATATTTTAGATGATAACAATCGAAGGTATTATAATAATTACGAAGAAGCACAAACAACAGCTATTGATAGATTAATTAAAATAGTTAAAGAATTAAAAACCAAGAAAAATGAACAGTAAAATAACTTGCGACAAGTATATCCAAGAAATAATCATGGATGCACTTAAACTTTATTACAAACTAGGACTTGTAGAGTTAGAAGTTTTGAATGATTTCGAGCCTCTTCAGAATTTAATCCCGGAAGAATCTAGAGAGAATTTTAAAGAATCGCTAAAAGCCAACAAAGAATTCTGGGGATATTCTGAAAACACCCACATAGGCATAGCAAGTTCTGAAGTAGATGAAAAGGTTCAAACTGCTGCTAGAATTTATAGAGCTATAAAGCTTCACAGATTCTGTCTAGATAATGCAGATTCAAATTCAGAAGCAATAACAGAAGAATCTTTAAGATTTGGTAAGTTTGACGGCTTATTTGATAAACAACTTGATTTTTCTATTATTACGGATGGCTCTTTTATGATAAATTCTTTACCACCAAAGGTAGAATATATACCATTAACAGATTTAAGCGATGTTATAGGTATTAATCCGTATTCAGAAGAAACCCCAATCGAAGAAGTAATTACAGAAACTACAACCGAAGAAAACCATGATACTGACATTCAACCAATTATTTAAGGACAAACTAGGTAGAATCAATTCTGATATAGCTAGAAAAATTCTTGAACTAGAAAACCAAGAAAGCGAAAATCTAGACATTAACTATCTTAGCATTAGTATGAGTAATCCTATCTTTATTAGTTATTTAGATAACTCAAGAATAAAAAGGATTTCAGAACAAAACGCACCAAGACCTGTTCTTACTTCTATTAAGTTTAACTTTAGTCCAAAAGGATTTCCTCATCTAAATAGCGTAGATAGTGATATTCCTACTGAATATGATCCAAATTATTCTCAAAAGGATTTTATTTTCAGCGATTTAGAAATATCAGATGATCCTATTTATTTAGATGAATACGATTGTTTTGAAGATGCGTTACTAAAAACTGACACAATATTTCATCTTCAAACACAAAGTATGTTTGGAACTACTTCTTTTATACGTGTAAGTAAAGCTCTTAAGTATCTCGATTATTCTATTACTAAAGAATTACACACTCCTAATTTAGAGAATGCACTTTATGACCCTAATAAAAGGTATCATAGTTCTGCAGGTAAAGCAATCAGAAGAGTTCTAAATGCTTTTGGAGAATCTTTTACGGACAAACAAATAGATGAATTTGTAGGACTTTACAAACTAGAAAGCTTTAAAGAATGTGGCGATTTAGGTGATTTACTTTACGAAGAACTTAAAGGAGAAGATATTCGCTGGGCTTATTATGATCGTAATTATTATGGTTGTGGAGGCACACTTCACGGAAGCTGTATGCGTTATTCTAATTGTCAAGAGTATCTAGATATTTATGTAGAAAATCCAGATAAAATCTCTTTAGCAGTTCTTAAGAAAGAAGGACAAATTGCAGCTAGAGCTTTAGTTTGGAACCACGAAGACGATGTACTATTTGACAGAGTTTATTACATAGACGAGGCAACAAGAATCACTCTTCAAGCTAAGTTAGAAAGTCTAGGATATAAAAATGTCTATGACGGAGATTATAAGGATGTTAGTTATTTTATTAACTTAGCCCAAACTGATTTTAGATATTATCCTTATATGGATACTTTTCAATATCTTGTATTAGGTAGTGGTTTAGGTAATTACGGTTCTTGTAGTTATGATTACGAACTAACAAACGCAGAAGGTGGCCCAATGCACGAAGGATCAGAATGTGATTGTTGCGGAGACCGTAGAGATGACGATGATCTTCACTATATTGACAGAGGTAGATCCCGTGGAGAAAGTCTTTGTAATGATTGTTGTACTTGGTTAGAAAGCGACGAGTATGTTCACAATGATGATGCACAGTATTGCCGTTATGTACATGGGTATTATTATGCTGACGATTGTGTAGAACTTTATGACGGAGAATACGCCCTAGTAGACGATTGTATTGAAGATGTACAAGGTAACTGGTATCTAGATGACAAAATTGAAGAAGATTGTATCGAATTTAGAGGAAAATGGTACAACAAAGAAGACCATGATGATATAGTTTATGTAAACGAACTAGGTGAGTATTATCATGTAGACAGCGACAAGTATCAAAATTATTTGGAAGATAAGGAACTTAAGGAAAATGAGGAAGCGCAAGAAGAAGAAAACAAAATCAAAGAAAACGAAATCACACAAACAACAATTAAAACCGAAGAAAGCAATGCGTTCTTACTATAACTACGGGTATTCAGAGGCTAAACCCTCTTTTCCCAAACTTGACAATCCAATCAAAATAGATTGGTCTTTATTTTTTACTTTACTTTATAAGCAAACTCCTAGCGGATCTGCTCATCAAGATAGATTTATTAATTGGCTTAAAGAAAGATTAGAAAAAACTCCTGGAGTAAGAGTCTCTCAAGATAAATTTGGAAATCTCTATGCAGTCAAAGGAGATACTGATTTGTATCCTTGTGTTATAGCGCATACCGACATTAACCAAGATTTCAAAAAAGAACTCCGCATAGAAAGAACAGACAAATTTGTTTACGGTATAGACAACGAAACAGGTTTGCAATGCGGTGTAGGCTTTGATGACAAGAATGGTTGTCTTTTTGCTTTGATGATGTTTGATCTTATCGACGAGATTAAGATTGCATTTTTTAAAGACGAAGAAATTGGTTAAAAATAAATGTGTATAGGAGTGTTGGGTTTTTTAAATTTTGTATTATATTTGTAATATGGAATCTTTAGAAAACGTACAACAATACTATACCTACTATTTAAGTAACGGGTCAATAACTAAAACTGGTAAACATTTTAATAAGTGTTCAAAATACTTAAAAAAGTTTTTTAAACACTATGATTTTGAATATCCTTTAAAAAAATTTAGTAAAAAGTATCAGTATAATGAAGATTATTTTGAAAATATTGATACAGAAGCTAAAGCATATTTTTTAGGATTTGTGTTTGCCGATGGAGGAATTTACATTAGAAAAAGAAGTGATTTTTGGATTGAAAAATCATTTACTATTAATTTAGCAGAAAAAGATAAACACATTCTTGAATTTTTTAAAAAAGAGTTAGGTCATAAAGGACCTTTACATTTTAGAGAAGGAAAAGAGTTTATCTCTCCTATGAATAATCAAAAGTATAAGAGAAAAAATCAATATGCTTTATCAATTAGTTCTACAAAATTTGTAGATCATTTGATAAAACTTGGATTAGGAAATAGAAAAACCTATATGGATTTAAAAATTCCTAATATTCTAGAAAACTTGATTAGACATTTTATAAGAGGTTATTTTGACGGAGATGGATGTTTTTCTGGAAATAATATTCTTTTTACTAGTAAAACTTCTTCAATTTTAGAAGACTTTAAAAATTATTTTAAAAATAAATTTAAAAAACCTTTTGGAAACATTCGATACACTAAAAGAAATGTTTTTGTTTGGCAATTTACTGAAGAAAAAAATTTATTTTTAAATTATATTTATAAAGACGCAACTTGTTATTTAGATAGAAAATACCCACATGACCAATTAAAATTCCGTGAATTGCTGGAAAATCCTGAAGAGGACAATCAGCAGCCAAGCTTTGCAGAAACGCATTGAAGGTTCAACGACTAGTGTATGGAGTCCTACTATTAAGTTAAGGACGGTAAAACACCACGAGCGCGGAACACCTATATGGTGATGATATAGTCTGAACTGCACATATAACAAAAGAAAGTGCAGAAATGTAAGATAAAGAGCTTACATGGTAACAATAAGGTGTGGGAAGTAAACAAGCTGATGTAGCCTTTTTTCATGACTGTTCCATGATATTTCAAATGGATAGGAATGCATATAAAGGATTGGAGTTAATAACTCATACTAATGGTGTAAAAACTTGCAGTAAGGAGTTTGTTGACGCAGCTAAACCTATTATGGAAAAATATGAGTTTTTTGAAAGCAATGGAGTTTATACTGATGTTGGAGAGATTGTTAAGTTGCCTGGGGTAAATTGCATTGGGTGCAACATATCAGCCGGTTATTTTGACGAGCATTCCGAACAAGAAATTACCTCTATACAAGCTTTGGAAAATTCTATTAATTTTGGTTACGAGTGTTTAACTACTCTAGGAAAGACTAAGTGGGAACACAAAGCTACTTCTGATTATCCACTTAAGCCTACTACAGTTAATTATGGAGAAAGATGGAGTGAGGACTACGAAGTAGACGATTGGAATTCTTCTTTTGAACAAAAAAAGCCTAAACTTAAAATTCCAACTTACAAGTATCGTCATGTTCTAGAATACGAAGAAATAACAGATGATGAAGTTATTGCAGAGTTAGAACTAGGTTATTGTCCTTGTTGTTTTAGTGACTCAATAGTAAAACACGACGATTGCACAGATATATTATCTTGCGATCACTGTGGTTCTTACTTTTTTGTACCAGAATCTTATTTTGAAGCCGAAAATAATATTGAAAGATTATTTGACTGAATTTTGTAAATTTGTAACTAGTAAGGGGGCTTCGGCTCCCTTACTTAATTTAAACTAAAATGGACATAACTAAATGTAAAGACCAAGAATGCCCTATGAAAGAAGCTTGTTACAGGTTCACAGCTCCTGCTGATATTTTACAATCTTATTTTGTTGAATCTCCAAGAAAAGGAACTAAGTGTGATATGTATTGGGGGCAAACACAGCAAGCTATCCTTAACCAATTAAATGAAATTGTAAATGGAACAACTGAACCCAAGAAAGAAAGCTAAAGAACTAATAGAGTTCTTTTTAAATCACCCAAGAGTTAAACTATCAGACTATAGTTTAATTTATCTTCCAACTGCTCAAGCTTTTGCTCGTAAACTAGCTCATGAAGTCTTAGACTTTACAACAGCAGATAGAGGTAGAGACTTTTGGGAACAAGTATTAATCGAAATAGACAAATATGAAGAATAATTTAGAATTTCCGTTCAGACTTACTCTAGAACATTACGGAGAAAAAATCACAATAGAAAAACCTAACTCAGATTTAACTTCTACAGAAATAGTAGAGATGTTTAAATCTCTTATGCTGGCTGCTGGATTTTCAGCTAATCGCGTTAACGAAAAACTAGGTTCAGACTTTGACATAGACGAAGGACTAATAAAAAGAATGTAATGGAATCAGCAGTAGATTGGCTTTTAAACGAAATACAAGGACAAGGATGGGGATTTATTAAAGTCTCCATTCCTAAAGAAGTAATTCACCAGGCCAAAACCAAAGAACACCAATTGGTAGAAAAAGCAATTGATTTTGGGGTACTTATAGATTCAGATGTAATTAAATTTGACTACGATAATTATTGTACTTTAGTAGAACAGTTTTACGCAGAAGAACTAAAAAGCAAAATACAAAAGAACCAAGAAGAATGATTAGCCCAAAAGAAGAAGCAGTGGAGCTAGTAAAAGAAATGTATAAAGTACATTCAGACGCATCTAGTCTAATAACTTTATATTTTGCTAAACAATGTGCTTTAATCGCAGTAGACAAGATTTTAAAAGTAGCATTCTTTGCTCATGACGATATTTATAATCATTATTTAGAAGTTAAAATTGAATTAGAAAAGTTATGACACCAAAAGAAAAAGCTGATGAGTTATACGAAGCATTTTTTTATTCAATACCATCGTTTACTGACGAAGGACAATTAGAACATAAAACAGCCAAACAATGTGCTTTGATAGCAGTGGATGAGATATTAGATTTATATGCAATACATTATACATATTATACTTTGGAATTTAAATATTGGCAAGAAGTAAAAAAGCAGTTGGAAAAGATATGAAAATTCAAAGAAAAAGAAAGTCTAAGTTCCGCAAAAGAAAAACTTACAAACAAAACAAAGAGCTTAGATTTTTTTATTTAAGAATAATGTACAAGAGAATAGAACAACTTTATAACGATTTAAAGAATGCTGCAAAAGATGAAAAAGCTAAAACAAGAACAAGTAACTTCTGATCCAAAACAAGAAACAAGATTTGTAATAGATTTCTTTGAATTGGCTTTTTTAGCTGAAGCCTGTATTCCTCCTCGACCTATAGCAAGAACTATGTTTTGGCACAACCTAACAGATAAGTATTGGCATCAAATGACAGAAGGACAGAGAATTCATTTGTTTGAGTGGTTAAACAAAAATCCATTGTATCCAAATAGTTTAGAAAAAGAAGCCGATACCTTAGTATTTCACTCTAGGTTTAATCCAGACAATCAATATATGGTAGAGGTTAATTATGAAGGAAAAACTGAGATACACAGAGCTTTTAAAATAGGCGAGAGATACTATACAGGAACTCGTACTTCTATTGTTGATGAATACATTACAAATGTAGAAAAATTTACCCCTAAAAGAGAATACTAATGTCACCTTTAAATACTTTAAACAAATTAGTCGAAAGATTACAAAAAATAGGAATCCGTTTAGACTTAATGGGAAACTTTCCTTGGATTTATTTAACTCATGTGAACGGCAAAAGAGTAAAGAAAGAAGATTGGACAGCTAACCATGGATTTACTATTGCTTTTTTTAACGGAGAATTAGAAATGACAAATCTCAAAGAAACTTTTAACTTAATTAGAAAATACAAATGACAAACTTAGACAAACATATCTGGGAAGGCTGGACTGTTCAAGATTTTATTGAAGACTTAGAACCAATATTTAACATGATTATGTCAAATAGATCACATATAAAGCCTTTTAAGACAGACTCAGAGTTAAAAACTTGGTGTAAAGATAATCAACCTTACTATAAAAAACATATTCCTGAAGTATTTAATTATTTTAAACAAAAAATGAACGCAAATAAATCATCTATTTAAAATGACAAACTTAACAGAATTTCAAAATAACCTAATCTTAGATTTACAAAAAGAATTTACTCGTTTAAATCCTCCTGCTGAAACTCCAGGTAGATTTTCAATGGCTACTCTTAAACAAAACATAGATAGTATAGAAGCATTCAGAAAGTCTATTTATAGTTTTAATAAAGCTATGGCTAGAGAATTAAAAGAAAAATTCCACAAACAGATTGACGAATTTAACAAAGAATTTGACCCAGTGAATCTTACATACGGGACAAATTGTGTTACTAAAATGTTTGAAGATGAGTATTATTTAAAAAACCCAAACAATACGGAAATATCTTTATTTTTTGAAGGAGATAACTCAAGCAACAATGGGCAACTTTATGTACTTTTTAACACAGCTCCAGTATCTATTGAGACTAGTTCAGAAACAATTCGTTTATATAAGATTACAAGTCTTTCTTGGACAAAAAGAAGCTGGATTCGTCGAAATGAACCAATTCATCAAAAGTACTTTACACTTGATGAATTTGTTCAAGAAGAAAAGAGCTTTCAACTTAACATTCAAGCTAAGTACAAACATTTAACAAAATGACTGACAAACAAAGTAGCGTAGAATTTTTCTACAATGAAGTATTTACTGCTTTTAGTAGTAAACTTTCTTGGTCAGAATTAGAACATCTTAATAATGTAAAAAAACAAGCCAAAGCAATAGAGGAAAATCAAAACCAAGAATATTACGAAAAAGGCTATAACGAATGTTTAATAGAAATTGAAGAATAAACAAGATGGAAAATAAAAAGTTAAGTAGCTTAGAATTTTATCGCAAAAATTTACATGCAATGGTATCAGGTAATTCAACAGAATTTAAAACAGAAGTTGAAATTTTTGAAAAAGCCAAAGCAATGCACAAGGAGGAGATTGAAGATGCTTGGGACAAAGGAGATTATTGTATTGACCTACCAGATGGAACTTGGGAACAAAAATACAAATCGGCAGAACAATACTACAACGAAACATTTAACAACAATGAGTAATGATGTAAGAGCAGAATACCAAGAAGAAGCTTTCGAGGCTTTAAAAGCAAGAAGCGGAACAGCTGTTATGCCTATGCGTAGCGGTAAAACCGTCGTAGGATTGAAGCTAGCAGATTATTATGATGAGGTACTAGTAGCTTATCCTAATAAATCTATTGCAGAAGCTTGGAAATCTGACGCAGAAAAGTTCGGATTTAATGTAGACCATATCACTTTTACAACTTTTGCTAGTCTAGACAAACAAGATTTAAGAAAATATGACGCTGTTATCATTGATGAGATTGACCAACTATCTGAAGCTAAATGGCAATTTATTGCTCAAGATCGTCCTAAGATTCTAAACGGTCTAACAGGTACTATTCCTCGTAAGGGTACTAGAAAAAGGCTTTTTATCGAAACCTTAACTCCTGTCAGATACGAAAGAACTATTGACGAAACCACAGGTATTTTAAATAAACCTTATCATATTTACGTACACTTGGTTAATCCTTCAGAGATTAGAAACATTCCTAGAAAGTCTGGAGGTATGTGGAGTGAAAAGGCTCAGATTAACTTTTATGAATCTAAGTCAGATGAGAATTTTCACATGATGCTTAGACTAATCCAAAGTATTGCAGGAAGCCAAACTAAGTGGAATAAATTAAGAGAATTGTTGAGTACTTTCAACAGATGCTTAGTTTTTGTGGAAACTATCCAACAATGCGGAGAGATTTGTCGTTATGGGTATCATTCTAAAAACTCTGACGAAGTAAATAAAGAGAATCTAAGAATGTTCAACGAAGGAGAAATTAACTTTCTGGCTACTGTAAATCAGTTAAACGCAGGTGTGACTTTTCCCAACTTAAACAAAGCAATCATTCTTCATACTTATGCTTCTAGTTCTAAAGCAGCGCAAAGAATCGCAAGAACTCTTAATTTCTTAGAAGGAGAAAAAGCAGAACTTCACATTATCTGCATGAACAATACCAGAGATATTGTTTGGACTCGTAAAGGACTAGAATATTATGGCAAAGAAAACATCACTTGGATTCAACCAAAACCATTTAGTTGAAAAAGTAACTCGAAAGTCTATGATTATTAGACCTTCGGGAAGATCAACAGATTTTATTAGTCCAAGTTTTGCTTTTGGCTGTGGTTATAACTGTAGTTATTGTACTTGTAAAAGACATGTTACTGAAGGAATAACAATCTCTACAAATGTAAATCAAATCTTAACGGAAATTAATAATCACGCTATGTTTGCGGTAGTGGATAAACCGAATCAAACACATCCTGAGTTTATAAGCTACGACATCGGATGCAATTTCGATTTACCACTACACGCAAAACATATTGAGTGGGAATACATCTTTGACTTCTTTAAGAATCATCCTAGGGCTATGGGATCCTTAGCAACTAAGTATGTAAACGATAAACTTTGTACGTACAATCCTGAAGGAAAGATACGTATAAGGTTTAGTCTTATGCCTCAGCACTATTCGGACTTATTAGAACCTAACACAAGTTCTATAGATGCTAGAATCAAAGCAATTAATAGATTCATAGAAGCTGGATACGATGTTCACATAAACTTTAGTCCTGTTATAGTCCATGATAGATGGTTAGAGCATTATGAATATTTGTTTAAACAAGTAAACGAATACGTTAGTTATAAGGAATTAGTCAAAGCAGAAGTTATCTTCCTTACCCATAATGAGGAGAAGCACAAAAGAAACTTAATTTACGGAACACCCGGAGAACACTTAATTTGGAAACCTGAAATCCAAGAAAGTAAAATCTCTCAGTTTGGCGGAAAGAATATCCGCTACAAAGCAGGATTGAAAGCTCAATACATTAAAGAGTGGACAAGACTACACGATGAAATTATCGGATGGAATACTATTCGTTATTGCTTCTAGAATTAAACTTAAAATAAAATGAAATTAATTAAAATTAACACAGACTACTATATTATAGTGGATGATTCAGAGATTAAAGAAGGGAATTGGTTATACAGTTTTGACAATGGAATAATTGTACAAGCTAATAGAAGTTTAGCCGATATAATCAATTCTAAATCGTTGAATGGAAGAGGTTATGCAAAAATCACCCACTCAACACAATCACTTGAATGGTTTGGTGGAGAAATTATTTTCTTATCAGAAGTAAAAGAACTAATTGGTGAGAAAAGTTGGAAAGGTTATATTGGTGGTACAGAATGGGAAGTAGAGTTTGTTGAAGGTAAACTTAAAATAAAATGAAATACGAAATAATTAAAACAGACGACTATCTACTTGTAGTAGATGAAAGTGATATTAAAGGTTGGTACTATGATGCCTATATAAACAAAGTAAAACATAGTGGCGGTGCTGAATATGGCGAAAACAGCATAACAAAAAACATCATCAGCCACCTACCACTTAACGGCTCACCTATTCTTGAAGGTGTGGATTTGCTGCCGCCGTTAGAGGATGATGTTGCGAATATAGCAAACCAACTATCTAAAGCATACTCTGTATATCAGACTGCTCAAGATGATATTTACCCAGGAATAGTTATTGGCTACAAGGCAGCAAAAGGAAAGTACAAATACACAGAAGAAGATATGATAACTTTTGGCATAAGAGTAACTTCCGAAGCATTTTCTATTGTGGATGGCAAAGGCTATGTTGATATGCAGAAGTTTGATAAAATTTTACAATCCCTATCACAACCAAAGATGCCTATTGGGTTTGAATGTGTAACCATCCCAATGAATATTGATGAGATTAGAGAACAAGGTAAAGGTTTTTTAAATGCAAATACTAACAAAATAAAAACAACCACCACTCCAGAAGGACATAGAGAATGGATAGGAACTTATATTTATGAATGATTATGAAGAAATATTAAGGAGAGAAGAAAATCCCCAAGACTACTTGACACGTATAACTTATATACGTAATTTTGATGCCCCCAAAAAATTAAAGACAGATGAAACTAACATTCTACGAAGTACTATGGAAGATACTCTTGAAGGAACAAAAGATTCAAGAGTGGGTAGCTCTAGGGCTTCTAGTGAAAAAAAGTAACGAGTGGTATTGGACTCCTGAAGCCCTAGAACTTGTTAACGTAGATAAAGCTTTAAGTCTAATCACAGAGTTAGATTGGCTTGAAGAGTTTATTGAAAAGTTTTCTCGCAAAAGTATAGGAATTGTTGGCAAGACAAGTTCTGTAAAACAAGTCAGCGAGAAAATGGAGAAATTTATTAAGGAATACAACTTTGACAAAGACACTATAATGGGGGCTACCAATATGTATATTGCACATTGGAAGAAACAAGGCACTCCTCAGTATATTCGTCAAGCGCACTATTTTGTTTACAAGAGAACTGAAAGAGGATTTGATACCTCTGATCTTGCTACTTGGTGCGAAGCTTATTTAAAAGAAGGAAAAGACCGCCAAGAAAACCGCTTTGGAGGAGAATTATAATGCAGTTTGAAGAAGTCTACAAAAAGATAGAAGAGAATAGAGATAATCGCTTACAAGGCAAGTATAACTCTATTCCTTGGAACCTAGATAGACTTTCAACCGAATATAATTACCCAGGTTGGGTTAAAGGTAAAATGTATCTTATAACTGCTTCCTCTGGTATAGCAAAGTCAAAATTTACTAAATGGCTTATCATAGTCTCCAATTATATTAAGTGGAGGAAGAATCCTTTTAACATTAAGATATTTTGGTTTGCTCTAGAGGAATCTAAAGAAAAACTTTACTTAGAAGCAATATCTATCTGTATTTATTACACTCACGGAAAAATAGTAACACCAGAAATGATGCTAAGTTTTGGTAACTATACAGTCCCTGACAAAATCTTAGGTTGGATTAGAGAAGCAAGTCAATCAGAGTTCTTAAAGTTCTTTGAGAACCATGTAGAAATCGTTGACCATATCTCTAATCCAACCGGGATAAAAAAATACGTAGAAAGATATTTCGATAATTCAACCAAAGGCCAAATGGTTTATGAGGAAAGAGATGAAAAGAAGTATCCTCTTTACTATAAGCACGCAGACGATACTTATTACTTTGTAGTAGTGGATCATATCTCTCTTCTTCATACCGAAACCATTCAAGGAGTTTATCATGACTTAAGAGAGACTCTTGCGTTTTTTGTGGATCATTACGGACTGGAAATATTTTGTAAAAGATACGGATTAATTTTTGTGCCTATTCAACAGCAAGCTGCTAGTGGTGAATCTCAAATGTTCACTAATAAAGGTGAACTGGTAGAAGCTAAACTAGAACCTAGTCTAGCAGACTTAGCAGACTGTAAGACTACTCAGCGTTCAGCAGATGTTGTGATAGGAATTTTTGCACCATTTAGATACGACATAGAAATACATCAGGGTTACGACATTAATTACTTACAAGACAATTATCGCAGTATTAGATTTTTAAAAGATCGTCTATCGGGGTTATCAGGTAGACTAGGCTTATACTTTGCTAGAGGGGTTCCTTATTTTGAAGAATTGCCTAAAGCACAAAGTATGGGAGGAACAAAGAATAACTATGAATATTATGTAAACAAGAGTAAAAATGAACAATATAACTTGGAAAGTTAATACACTTTCTTTATCTTTGTGTTATGAGAAAAACGCCAATTAAGGAACATTTACGGATCATTTTAGAGAAAATGTTTGAGGAAACTGGTATAGCTTACTCAGACGAATATGTTAAACAAGACGATTGGTATCTTAATTATACTTGGACTGAAAAACAAGAACAAGAGTTTGTAGATTGGTTAACTAATTATCTTTATAACAGCTTACCGGCTAGAAAAGAACTAATGCAAATAACTTCTAAAAACAAAGAAGCTTGCAAAAGAGCAGCTCAACAGTTTGCTACATTTTTTGGCTGGACTACCATAGAAAGAAAACAACTAAACTAAATAAATCAGATATGGCACTACTAGTAGGTATCATTGGACCTTCAGGCGAAGGTAAATCAACAAGCATTAGGACATTAGATCCTAAAGAAACTCTAATCATTGGTGTAGCAGGAAAAGAACTTCCTTTCAAAGGAGCTTCTAAGATGTACAATCTAGAGAACAAGAACTATGTAGAAATCTCTACTTCAAAAGAAATCGTTGAGACTCTTAAGAATATCAGCGAGAAAGGAACCCACATTAAAAATATCGTAATCGACGATATTCAGTATGTAATGGGCTTTGAATTTATGAAGAGAGCTTCTGAGATAGGTTATACTAAATTCTCTCAGATAGGCCAAAATATGTTTAGTATTCTATCTAACGCTAGAGGACTAAGAAAAGACTTAAAAGTATTTTGTCTTGGCCACTCTGAGCCTGTAGAAGATGGAGGAGAGATTGTAAGCTATAAAATGAAAACCATCGGCAAGATGTTAGATAATAACATTAATCTTGAAGGACTCTTTACTATTTGTCTTTATACTTATGTAGATGAAGGCAAAAGCGGTTCAGAGTATTTTCTTTTGACTAATCGTTTTAAAAAGCGTCCTGCTAAATCTCCAATGGGAATGTTTGAAGAGACACAAATTCCCAATGACTTAAAATATGTCTCAGAAAAAATCGACGAATACTATTCTTAATGGAACAATTTCAATTCTTTTTTGACCAAAAAGTAACAAGTTGGAACAGAACTAACTTTGAAGTAGAAGCAGAAAATTACGAAGAAGCTAAAAAACTAGCTATAGAATTAGTAGAAAACGGAAAAGTAAGTGAGTACTCTTGGGAACCTATTTTTGAGACTACTGAACTTATGAGTAAGGAAGAAAACGACGGACAACCAACAGAAGAACTTTATTCAAGTAAAGACTATCAAACAATTTATCAAAATTAACAAACAAATTAAAAACAAAAAATCATGGCAATTAATGTAAATGAAGTAGAAGAAAGCGCACAAGGCTTTGAAAAGAAACTCTACACAGGTTATGCTCCTGTACAAATCGTATCAGTAAATCCTAACGAAAAAGGATTGGCTAGTCTTTTTAACACAGACATTGAAAAGATTAAAAATCCTGAGTATGATAAGACCGAAGGAAAAATGCGTCTGGACTTTTGGTACAAAAATCACCCAAGCTGTGAAACTGAACTTCTCGGTAAGTTTAGTCTTTGGGTAAACGATGAAACCGTAGTAGGTAAAAATAGCGGTAAAACTCAGTATATTGATAATTTTACTAAAACAGCTTGGGCTGTTGACTTGGCTACTTTGAGTCAAGACCAACAATCTAAAGATCCTAGTTATCGTTTAGATACTAAGTCTATTCGTGAAGCAAAAACAGGCGAAGAGGATGTTTATGAACTTTTGAAAGCTTATGCCAACGCTAGACCAAAAGAAAAACCTTTTGTACTAGATAATTGGAAAGCAATTACTAAAGGTAATGTAAGCGAACTTCGTGAATTCTTTGAGGCTTTTAATTCTAAAGGTTCCGGTATTAAAATTCCTTTAACTATCAGAGATGGTAAATTCCAATCTGTATTTACTAAAGGGATTCTCCACTTGAACTCTCCTATTACTGATTATGTAAAGAAGAAATTCACAGGAGAATATGGTTGTAAAGATTTCTATGGAGACTCTTTCCTGTTGAAGGAATTTGTTGATGACGGAAATCCTTTTATTGATGATGAACCAGATTATACACCTTCAAGCAGCTCCAGTTCTACTGGCGGATTGTTTTAAGGTGTATTTTCATAGTGTAGAGAGTGGGGGAGAAATCCCCCTCTTTCTTTTATATTTGTAAAATGAAAGACCAACAAAAGAAACTAATTATAGACATTATGAACGATGATGCAAAAGACGGACTATATAAAAAACAAACAGCAGTAGATAGACTGATTCAAATATTAATCAATCGTGGATTTATTGCTTTTCCATATACCCTACCTCAAAGCACACTTTGGAATGTGGTTGATGAAGCCAAAGCAATGGAGAAGGAGCAAATCAAAAATAGTTACCACTCAGGTACTATTGATGGATTTAATTTTAGAACTACATCAATATCCCCCAATCCAGAAGAATACTACAACGAAACCTTTAAATCAGAATAAGATGAAACAAACAGCAGTAGAATGGTTGGTTGAGCAATATAAAAAAGATGGGTATATAGGCATTCAAAGAGAAGAACAAGCCAAAGAAATGGAGAAGCAACAAATTGAAGATGCTTGGTATGCAGGTGATGAAGATGGAGCTATACATGAATTTGAACAATACTACAACGAAGAATACGGAAAATGAAATACAGAAAAAAACCAGTAGAAATTGAAGCAGTAAAATTTACCCGTAATAATTGGGATGAAGTAAAGTCGTTTACGAATGATAATGCACATACGCTAACTATCGAAAAGCGTATTAATGGAATTGCTACTTGCATAATTCCAACCTTAGAAGGTCAACACATTGCAACCGAAGGTGATTATATTATCAAAGGAGTTAAGGGAGAATTTTATCCTTGCAAACCAGACATCTTTGAAATGACTTACGAAAAAGTGTAAAATGAAAAAATACAGTATTCCTATAGTATGGCAATCATACAAAAGAATAAATGTTGAAGCAGATGATTTAAACTCTGCAATTATTCTTGCGTTAAAACAGTTTCTTTCAGAACCAGACGATAATTACGTATGCGATAGTTTTGAAATAGACAGTATAATAACTGACGAAACAAAAGAAGATTACGATATTAATTTTGTACTAGAGAATATTTAATTAAAAATGAACATTCACGAAATAGAAACCTTTACTACTGTTCAGCGTATCTACGACTTAGTAGGACAAGAAGCCATAATGAGTACTTATTGCTATCCAGTAGTAATAGGTAAGCGTTATGTAAATCCTTTCAGAGATGATAGGAATGCTTCTTGTTTTTATAAGTGGACCAGCAAAGGAAATTTATATTTCGTAGACTACGCTACAGAACAAGTTTATTTTAGTGCTTTAGATATAGCTCAGCTGAAAACTGGTTATGGATTTCCTGATATCCTTTATAAAATTGAATCAGACTTTCAGCTTAACTCTTTGACTATGGATGAACTTCGTACTCTTAGACTAGCGGAAAAGCCTCCTGTTGAAGTTACTCCTAGTGATATTAAAACAACTGTCACTTATTTTAAGACAACTGACTTTAACTACTGGGGACAATTTGGAGTTACTCCTGAGATATTAGATTTTTACGAAGTTAGAAAAGTAGACAAAGCCTGGATAAACGGTAAACTCTGGTATATTAAAAACGATATAGACCCTTGTTACCGTTACACCGAGAAAGGTAAAACTAAACTTTATCGGCCTCTAGCCTCTAAAAAGAATAAATTTAGATCTAACTTCTTTGGAGGAATACTAGAAGGCTGGAATCAACTTCCTCCTACCGGAGATGAACTAATTGTTACAAAAGGCCGTAAGGACTGTATGACTTTATATGGCTGTGGAGTAAATGCTGTAGCTGTAAGAAGCGAAAACACTCCTATTAGCCAGAATGCTTTTAATCTACTCAAAGACAGATTTAAAAGAATCAGACTTTGGTATGATAACGACGAAGCAGGACAAATAGGCTGCAAGAAAATGGCAGAAATGTACGGATTAGAATGTATTATTCATTCAAAGGACTTACCCAAGGATCCTTCAGATATTTACAAAGAAATGGGCAAACAAGCAATACTAGATATTATTAAATAATATGTCAACATACCACCAAAGAAAAAAACTAATCAGAAGTATTAGTCAAAAACTCTTTAACGAACTTACTATTAAGGAATCTTACACAGAAGTAAAAGAAGTAGTCGACTCTCTTATATCGAATTGTTTTTCAGATCATTCTGCTTTTATTTATTTTCAACCAGAGAACTATCTTGAGTTTGAGCTAGACGAGAACATTAGTTTAGATTTATCTAAGCTTCAAATTCAAGAAGAAGAACAATTAGAAAATTTAAGAAAGTTAGTTGCTTTCTTCTTTAAACTTAAGTGGGAAATAATAATGTCCTCTTCTCGCAAAAGAGAATTAGTCCTAGCTAGACAGTTAATAACCCATTGGTTAAAACACAACACCAGTTGGACTTTAAACACAATAGCTAGATTTATAGGAGGACAAGACCACAGCACTGTTATTCATTCAGTACAAACTATTGAAGATCAGATTAGTGTGGACAGAATGCTTCTTAACTTAACAAAAAACTTAAATCAATTTTTAAATGTCTATATTGAACAATATCCTACCGGAGGATTGGGCGAAACTCTTGAAGAATCAGGAAACGGAACTACTGAAGATAGGAAAGTACGTAGCGGAGAGAAGATCGAAGGTAAATGTCTTTCCCAAGTCTGAAGAAGTCTTTAAGGCTTTTTGGATGACTCCTTTAGAAAAACTTAAACTTGTTTGGATTGGTCAGGATCCGTACCCAAATGTCTACAAAAATGAGCCTGTAGCTTGTGGACTTTCATTTGCACCTCGACACCCTGATTATGTTCCTCCTTCACTTAGAATCATCTCAAGATGTATCCAAGAAGACTTAGGAGAAGGTATACTTAATTGGCACGCTTTACCGGGTGAAGGAGTATTATTACTTAACGCAGCTTTAACTGTTGAGGAAAAGTCTCCAGGCTCTCACATGAAAATTTGGGAGAACTTTACTCTTTCAGTAATCAAAGGTATCCAAGAGTACAACACAGGAATTATTTTTGTACTTTTAGGTAAAGATGCACAAAAGTTCAAACCTGCTATTAACGACTTCTGGAATTATATTATAGAAAGACCTCATCCTATAACAGAAGTCTACTCAGGAACAAAATGGAAACATGATAACCTGTGGTCTGAAATTAACAAAATTACAAAAGATTTAAACGCAGAAACAATACAATGGCTGAAACCTTTAACATAAGCATAGACTCAGAAGCTTTTGCAGCTACTTACTGGTATGTAGGAACTTTAGAACTATTCGGAGAAGAACATGATTTCACTGTTTCAACAGACGATGAAGGATATGTACTTAGTATTACATGGCTAGAAGGTCCTCCAACAGATGATCCTCAACTTCTAGAATTAATAGAAAATGATATAAGAAATAAAGCTTAATAGAATTTTATGAAATACTTAGCAATCTGTCACGATTGCGGTAAGCTCTTAGGAGAAACCCAAGAGTTTGACGAGAAAGAACTTAAGGATAATATGGGGCAAGTAATTAAGCTTGCCTCTTTTTCATTTAAGGAATGCCCTAGATGTGGCTCAGATAAAATTAATTTAAAAAAAGACGATACTAATTTTGGAAATGAAGAAAATAAAACTTAACTTTGAAAAGTAAAACTAAAAACAAATAAAATTAAAAACCAATGGCACTTGCAAATTTCACACAAGTAAACGGAACCATTTCAATTGATGAAATGCTCGACAGATCAGGAACTAACTGGAACGTAGTTAAAAAACCTCTCGTAACAGAAGAAGGTTGGACAACAGACTCTCACGGTATCTTTAGAGAAGACACAGGGCATTATCTTGCTACTGTAGGTAGTAGGTACACTCCTACACAAAATAGAGACTTATTAGCCCTTTTACACCAAGCAGCAGAACACGCTAACATTACTATTTCTCGTGGGGGAACTATCTCTCAAGGAAAAAGAGTATTCTATCAACTTAACTTAGGAGAAGACACTATCGGAGGTAGCGTATTAAAGCGTTGGCTGACTGCTTTAAATTCACATGACGGACAAACTCCTTTAGGATTTGGTACTACCAATGTAGTAGTTGTTTGTCAGAACACTTTCTTTAAGTCTTTAAGCGACGTAACCAGAGTAAGACACACTCCTAATAGTCACGACAGACTTTCTATTATTGTACAAACAATGTCAGACGCTATCCTTCAGGAAACTCTCTTAGTTGAGAAGTTTAAAGAAATGAGTGGTGTTTACATTCCTTCAAGAGTTGATGATGATTTCTTAAGAGAAATCTTAGGAGTTAGCGAAAATACTCGCAGCGATAACCGTCTTGTTACTTTAAAAGAATCTATTGCAGCTGACGTAAATATTCACGGCAGTACTCAATGGGCTCTCTTTAACGGAGTAACTAGGTTTACTACACACCACGACAATGTAAGAGATCGTGCTAGAAGCGTAATGGAAGGTTCAGGCTTCAAGATTAACAATCGTGCTTTAGAACTTATTCCTAGTATGTCAAGCTTTTCAAATTCACTATAATGGGATTAGATATGTATATGTACCGGGAGACCTACGTTAAAAAATGGCCTCACCAATCTCCTGAAGAACAGTTTGATGTAACTGTTAAGAAAGGCGGAGAAATCTATAAGGATATAAATCCTGAAAACATTTCTACTGTTTCGGAGAATGTAGCTTATTGGCGTAAATTCAATGCACTTCACAACTGGATAGTAAATAACTGTGCTTATGGAAGGGATGAATGTCAAAAAATTAATATTTATGATGAAGCACTAGTTGAACTCTATGACACTTTAAAACAAGTTAACATGGATCATAGTAAAGCAGAAGAACTCCTTCCCACCACAGAAGGATTTTTCTTTGGTTCTACTGAGTATGATGATTATTATTTTCAAGAAGTAGAGCAAACTATTGAAGTACTTAAACCTTACGTTAAAAGTATTAACAAAGGAACTAGTAGAGCAGATTTTTATTATCAAGCTTCTTGGTAATTTAAACTTTTAAGTTATATTTGCAGCACGCCTTTTGCATGCCGCCATCTGAGTAAAAGAGGAGAGAAGAAATTCTCTCCTTTTTTGCTTTTATGACTTTCCCTATATTTGCACTAATCAGATCGGTATGAGAATCATTAAACCAAAAAAAGTTCCTGTTAAAGGAGAAGCCGTAAGACACAAAGAACAAAAGCCTTGTTCTGATTGTGGAAAGATGAAACCTCTGGCTAACAAGACCAAGAGATTATGCGCTACTTGTCTTGTTAAAGAACGAAAAGAAAAACAAAAGGCTCGCAAAGAATACAAGAAACGAGTAAAGCAAGAAACTATTACTCAGACTAAACTAGACCAAGTAACTTCTTGGTTAGTTAGAGCAGCCCACCAATATAAGTGTCACGCTTGCGAAATTCCTTTAGATCCTAAACAAAGTCAATGTGGACACTTTGTAGGAAGAACAAAAGGTCCTACAAGATTTAGTCTTTTAAATCTTGCTCCTTTGTGTAAGGTGTGTAATATGTACACTCCACACCACGTTTGGAACTTAGGAAAAACTTTAAATAAATTGTGGGGAGAAGGAACTACAGAAAAAATGTTAGCCCTTTCCGCTAAGCACTTAAAGCTAAGTAACAACGACAGAAAACAAATCTACGACATTTTTAAACATTACTTAAACTTAATTCAAGAAGGAAACTATTCCCAAGAAGAAAAGTACGAGCTTATACTAGAAGCTCAAGCTAAGTATGAAAGAGTTGTCAACTCACTTATTTCATGAGGTATTTAATTTCAAAACAAAAACTACCTTCACCTAATTACCAGACTTGCACAGTAGAAGAAAGCCTAGCTTATCTTAACAATCTAGACGAGATTGCGGTAGATAGCGAAACCCTAGGTTTTGACCCTTATACTTGTGCACTCATAAGTCTTCAAATAGGTGATGGGACTAATCAGTATTTTATTGACACAGCTACTATTGACATCCAGAATTATAAAAAATTACTTGAATCTAAACTACTTGTTATGCAGAATGGCAAGTTTGACCTTAGATTTCTTTATCATCATCGTATCGTTCCGACACGTATTTTTGACACTTTCCTCGCAGAAAGAACTCTTTATCTAGGTATCGACTCTCATAGAGCAGGTTTAGACTCTCTTTGTAAAGAGTATTTAGGAATTGAATTAAGCAAAGAAGAACGCAAAAACATTTCTGCTAGACTTACTGAGTCTCTTATTGTTTACGGCTGTAAAGACGTAGAGTATCTTTTGGAGATTAAAAGAATCCAAGAAAGACTTATTAAAGAAAAAGAACTTGAAGTTTCTATCGAACTAGATAATAGGTTTGTAAAAGTTCTAGCTTATATAGAGTATTGCGGAATTAAACTAGACGTAGAAAAGTGGAAAGTTAAAATCGAGTCTACTCGCAAAGAAATGATTGGGTACAAAAACCAACTGGATCAATTCATTCGTGAGAACAATATGACAGAATTTATTAACTTTCAAGGAGACCTCTTTAATCGAGAACTCTCAGTAGTTATTAATTGGAATTCTCCTAAGCAGGTTATTCAATTCTTTAATTTAATTGGAGTAAATACTAAAGTCAAGGACAAAGGCGAATACAAGGATACCGTAGAACAAGGACACCTTAGTAAGTTTGCAAAGAAGTTTCCTATTATCGAAACTTACTGTAAATATAAGGAGTGCCAAAAAGACTTAAGTACCTACGGTGAGAACTGGTTTAAACTAATCAATCCTGTAAGCGGAAGAATACATACCCAGTATAAACAGTTAATGAATACTGGCAGATTATCTTCTGGCGGTAAAGACAAAGTAATGAAAGTAGAACTACCTAATATGCAAAATATCCCCTCAGACGAAGAGACAAGAAGTTGTTTTGTAGCTGAGAAAGGTAACTTGCTTATTAGTTGCGACTACAGTTCCCAGGAATCCGTGGTTTTAACCAACCAGTCGTTAGAGCCTAATCTGCTTGAATTCTATGACAGAGGGTTTTCTGACATGCATAGTTTTGTGGCAAAGAAAATGTTTAAGGAACTTAATCATTTAGAACTAGACGAAATTAAAAAGAATCACAAGAACAGAAGGCAGCAAAGTAAAATTGTTTCTTTTTGTTTAGCTTATGGAGGTAGTGCACAAGCTTTAGCTGACCAATTAAATCTTACCCAAGAAGAAGCAGAAGATATTTATGGTAAGTACTTTGAGGCTTTTTCACAACTTAAAGATTATTTTGAGACAGGAAAGAAAGAAGCTCTTGAAAAAGGCTATGTCACACTATCAAAAATTACAGGTAAAAAATGCTACATTGATTACTTTGATGAATTTAAGGAACTAGAAAAGACTTTTGATAAATCTTATTGGGCTAGGTATAGAACTCTAAAAGAAAAAGCAAGTGACTCTCCAACTTTTCTAGGAATGAGAGAGAAAGTTTCAAAGTACTTTAGCAAAAAAGGAGAAATTGAAAGAATTTCCCAAAACTATTGTGTACAAGGCGAATCAGCTGAAATAACTAAACTTGCTGGTATTTACTTTTGGCAAGATTATATATTACCTAATAACTTATTTGGAGTAGTTAAACTAGTTAATGTTGTTCATGATGAGTGGGTAATTGAAGCCCCTGAGCAGATGATTAATGAAGTAGCTACTCAAATACAACTTGCTATGGAAAAAGGAGCCAACCCGTTTTGTAAGCGAGTAAAATTAAAAGCTGAAGCTGCTGTTGCGAGTTATTGGAAAAAATAACTTGGAAAACTCTGTTCTTTTTTGTATATTTGAGCTATGATTACTAAAATCTGTAAAAATTGCAAAAAAGAACTAGAGCTTCAGCTTTTTAATAGACACCCTTTAACCAAAGATGGGTATTTAGGGCACTGCAAAGAATGTGACTATATTAAAAGAAAAAAGAAACATAAGGAAGAAGTTAATATAGTTACAGAGAAATCATGTTGTGTGTGTAAAGAAGTCAAAAGTTCTAATTATTTTATGAGGGTTAATCGTAACCCTGATGGTTTGTCCGCTATATGTTTAACATGTTGGGATGAACACCAAGTAACTGAAAAATCTAAAATAGACAGAAACTACCCAAGAAAACTTCGACTGCAACACGACCCAAGCTATCGAGAGTATATTAATCGACTTAAAATGAAAAGTCATAACACTCACCTTGGTAGAAGAAAAAGAATGCTGGGTAACGCAAGAAGAAGAGCCAAAAAACTTAATTTAGATTTTAACTTAACAATTGAAGACATTATTATTCCAAACGAGTGCCCAGTGTTCAAAATTCCTTTTATATTTGCTGACGAAACAAGTTATCAAGATAACTGTTCACTAGATAGGATTGATAACACAAAAGGGTACGTAAAAGGAAATGTTCAAGTAATTTCAATGAAAGCTAACACAATGAAAAATAGTGCAACAAATGAGGAGTTACTTAATTTTTGTAAGTACTTTTTAAAACAACTAGAAAAATAAATATATGAATATCACAGTATTAGGCGAGTCTGTAGCCATGGAAGGCGTAAGACTCATTCGCAAAGAAGTAAAAGTTTACACAGTAAGGTATCCCCTAGAAGAAACTCTTGGGGATTACACTATTGAAGAAAAAGTTTATCTCCCTGCTAAAGTTCTCATGGACAAACTAACAGGTAAAACTTTTGAAGGAGAAGAATTTGACACCTTTGTAGAAATTAACTTAAACAAAATACAAGATGGAAATCAACCTGAGTAATTACAAAATACAAATTTTGGAAACTTTGGAAACAATCCAAGTTTCTATTTACACTAAAGACGGAATGCTACTTCACAGCTACTTAGTAACAAAAGAACAACTGGTTGAAGAACAAGCTAAAATTCTTTCAAATCTTTAACTTATGGAAATCATTCATTTAAACAGGCATAACGACGAAATCAAATTCAAAGTAGAAGAAGATAAAATAAAAGTAACTGGCTACACTGATTTTTTAAGAACAGGGTACAATCGTAGTGGAACTGCGTTAGACTTTGTTGATTTTCCAGGAGGCCCTTGGATACATGTAGGTATGGGTTTAGGAATTATTGATCCTCTAATGACTAAACTTAAAGTAAAAAAAATCGAAAGAGAGGAAGATCACTTTGTATTACACGTAATTAAAACAAAATGAAAAAATACAACATACTTAAAGTCTGTTACAATCCTCCTCTAAGTAATAAAGGTATCTCAGAAATACTAACTTACGCTAGTCCTAGTATGACTAGTATAGACGGAGACAGTAATCAGTATAACATAAGTTTTTTATTACATCACTTAGAAGAATTTGATTTTAACGCAGAAGATGTTAAAATCTTAAAAGAACTCGAAGAACAAGAAATAGATTACATAGAAATTTAAAAAATAATCAGATGGAAAACAATTTAATTCAGGAGTTTGCAGAATTCCTAAGAACAAAAGGCAAAAACGAAGAAGCAGACTCTATGCTTAATGCTTATGGGGTTTTTGAAGAAGGCTTTAAAGACTTCAAAGAAAAAATGGTAGAAGACATAGAAGAGGTTAAAAACCAAATTGATTCCCCAGAAGAAGAAGAAGTTCTAGACGCAATTACTATAGCTGATTGTACCTTTATGACAATAGCTATTCTTCCTAATGGAGATATGCACATGGTTGACATATCTTCAGACGATATAGCAGATGCTATTGCGGATACAGGCAAATTTAGAGTAGCTGAAGAACCTATGGGTAGAGCTGAGATTAAAACCCATTTTCTTGGCGGAAATTCTACAGACAAAAAATACTTAAACTAATGGCTAATTGGTGCAGTAATTTCATCTTGACTGGCAATCAAGATGTAAAAGACGTATTTCAAAAACTAATCAAAAGACAAGAAAAATCCGGACATGGAGAAACTCTTGATTGGTTTGAAGATGATAGGTATCTTTTTAACATAGAAATTTACGGAGACTCTATTATGTTTCAAACAAAGTGGGGCCCTGCTCTTAAAACAGCAGAGGCTTTAGCTAAAACTTTAAAAACAGAAATAGAGCTTGATTACGATGAACCCGGTAATCTTGTGTATGGAAAAGCCATCTTTAACCCCAAAGGAGAGATAACAGATTACTATCTTAGTGATTCAGATTTTGATAAGTACGAGTACAACGAAGAAAAAGATGTTTACATTTTTGAAGGCCAAGAGTACGAGTCAGATGAGGACATTAAATCAATTTTATTACAAAGAAAAATGAATGATTAACCGCATCTATATTCCTGGAACTCTACATAGGAAGATAGACGGTACTGTTGAACTCCAAGGAGACCGAGATTTAATGCAAAGTTATTTCTTGGCTCTTCTTGGAATAGACAACTACTGTGATGTAGAGATATGTTTTGTACGAAGCGAAGACAAGAAAAGTAACCCTCAGCTGAGATACTTTTTTGGAATAGTTCTTCCTATAATTAAACAAGCATTTGAAGAAATGCAAGGAGAAGCTTACTCTAAAGAAGAAATTGTAACTATTCTTAAGGATATGTACTTTTATGAAGAGAAATACTCCCCTATTAGTCAAGATACAATTAAAGTTCCTATGAGTTTAGAACACGCCAAAAGGTCTGAGGTAGCGCAATTTATAGACAAGTGTGTTATCTTTGCAACAGACATTCTAGGTGTAAAAATTCCAGACTCTGATAAATACGTAAAGGCATGAGTACAGAAAAGGCTCTAAAATTTGACGACGAAAAACTTCCTTATTATACTGTATTGTGTACTCAGTTTCCTCTAGCAATTAGAGAAGTCGTAGCTAGAAGTAAACACGGCCACGATAAATACGAGAAAGGAGACGATTGGAATAACTGGTTTCGTATAGGAGAAGAAAGAGGAGTCGAAAGTTACCAAAATGCCTTAATGAGACACTTCTTTAAAGACGGAGAAGACTCAGAACTAGAACACGATATAGCTGTAGCTTGGAACGCACTAGCTATACTTGAATTTAAACTAAGAAAAAAATATGATAATAAGTAACGAATATTTACAAAACAAAGGGTTAAACCAAAGTTTGCTTAAAAAGCTACTTTATAGCCCACAACTCTTCCTTAAACGCTTACAAGAGCAAGAAGGAAGTGAAATCCCAGACGACGACGAACCTTCTGAGAACATAATGATAGGAGACGCTTGCGATCTTATCTTAACTCAAGGAGAAGATAAGTTCTATGAACAGTTCGTAGTTACTGACCTAGTTAAACCTACAGGACAAGTAGGTGATTATGCTTGGCATCTATTCACTACAGGGAGTCCAGAGTTAGCTTATGCTAAAACCGGAGCTAAGATTAGCCACGATGTGCTTAAAGTTAAATTCCAAAAAGACGGACAAGACTATTATGAATTCCTCTGTAACAACCGAGGTAAAAAAGTCTTAACCTCTGAACAGTTTATAAAAGTACAATCCGTAGTAGACAGTCTTAGGTATAATGATTTTGTAAAGCATTATTTTAGTCAACCAGAAGACACAGAAAATCTATACCAAGTAGAACTTAACTTTACTTATGACGGAGAAGCTTGTAAAGGATTAATGGATTTAGTTCATATTAACCACAAAAAGAAACTAATCTTTCCCGTAGATCTCAAAGTAACAGAAAGTCCTACAGATAACTGGGAATGGATATTTTGGAAAATGGGATATTACTTTCAAGCTTCTTTTTATTCTTACGGCCTACACGAAAGTCCTCCTGAGAAAATCAAAGATTTGCAAGAAAAAGGGTACTCTATTGCACCTTTTTCTTTTGTAGTCGAATCATTTAAGTACCCAGGTTCTCCTGTTGAGTATATATGTGACTCTACAATTCTTTTAATGGGGGAACAAGGAGGCTACAGAGGAGAAAAGTATTATGAAGGATTTGCTGAAGCTATCAAAAGATTTAAGTGGCATACCCAAGAAGGTATTTGGCATTATCCTATGCACGTCTATCTAAACAAAGGCAAAAAATGGTTGACACTGTAACCAATGATACAACTAATATTCTTTATGGATTAATCTTTCAGCAGGGAGCTATGCCTACTTTGCGAAGAGCTGGACTTTTAGGAATTTACCTAGATGATTATGGAACCAGAAAAAAGTATTTAGATTGTATCTTTTTTCATTTTCGTACTCCTGATAATCTTTTAATTCAAACAAGAACAGGAATTACTCCTGCGAGTCTTTTGAATAGTATAACAGAGTTTAAGTCTTTTTATGACTTCTACGAAACCGACGAGGGTATGATGTTTGTGTTTAAATATAATCCTGTTTTTAGACAAGATATAATTTTATTTAAACAAGGTAAATTTTCAAACTTCAGCAAGACGTTTAAAGATATAGTCTACTCAGGAAAACTAGAAGACAAACTTGTAGATATTACTAAGGAGATTTATCGCTACTAAAAAAAGAAAGGGGAGTTTTTACTCCCCTTTTTCTTTTTCCTTAGCTGTAACTTTGTGTCGATCTATCTTATCTAAAATAAAGGTAAGAAGTTCGTTCTTGATAAATCCTGCTCTCTCTGCATTCTTTAAAGCTGAAATAAGTTGAAATAAAATAAAAGGAGCTGCAATTGTTTCTGAGAGCCAGTCGGTTCCTACAAAGCTTCTTTCTACAATAAAAACACCTGTAAGAAGAAGAATCCAGGTAATTAAAGTCTTAATGACTTTTAAGGCTTTGTGGGTTTTAAATCCTTCTGTTTTAGTCCCTGCTATAATTCCAAAAAATCCATCTAATAGGACAACTGAAACAATCGCAAGATACTGTTCTGCGTAATCTGAACCTAGTTTAAAAAAGTAGCTTCCAACAAAAGCACAAACAGTAGTAAGCGAGTAGAGAGTTGCAGAGATTTTCATAAGATTAACTACTGAACGATTACAACAGTCCCAGCTCCAGTCGTTTCTTCTATCTCTTCAATAGCTTTGTCGTGAAACAATGTAGCTAGGTTTGGACCAAAGAATTCTTCTACAGTTAGATTTAAAGAGACTAGATTAGGAAGACTTACACCAATAGGTGATTTTCCTGCTTCATAAGAATCTTGATCTTTGTAGTAATAAAGGATTGCTCTTGATATTCCTTTATAAAGTTGAATATCAAGAAATACGAAAGGTTGTACAGTAAAACCGTCAGTAGTCTGTACGTCTGCATTTATTTGAAGTGCCATTATTATTTAGTTTTAATTATTATTGATTAGTATTGTATTTGAAGTCCTCTAAAGGTAGCTACTGCACGAGTTACAGTAGTTGATCCTGCGGTAGTCGGAGGAGTAAATTGTATTCTTAAACTCTCACTTGTGTCATTATTGTCTATTGTAAAGACTGATGTAGACATTGAAGTGTTTGAATTAGTAGTCCCTATTTCTTGAACAGTGCCTACAAGTGAAGTAGTAGTTCCAATTCTTTTAATTGTTACTTTATAAGAAGTAGCAGCAACATCTCCTACAGTAGTAGTTCCGTTACCTGTTACAGTACAAACAGCTGCTATATCAATTATTCCTTGCCAAATGGCATTAGTTCCTGGAAGAATAGCAGCTACACTTGCCCCATCAAGAAATAATTCTGTTTGAGCTGTTCCTGTGATTGATCTACGCCAAATAAGTTCGTGCGCTTGTGCATCTCCACTGGCTGCAAATTGACCTGCTGCTCTTGCTTGTTGTCCATAAAGACCAGCAGTTGCTTGAAGTCCTCCGTTAATTGACGCATAACTTGCAGAAACAGTGTTGCTTTGACCTCCACCTATGTAACCATAAGTAGCGGATATTGTTTGGCTTTGACCTCCAACAATAGTTCCGTAGTTTTGTGAGATTGTGTTTGTATTACCACCTCCAATAAAGCAATAATCTACTCCTGAAATAGTATTTGATAAACCCCCTCCCAAAGTTGAGTAATCAGAGTTAGTGTCTATAACATTAGATTGCCCAGCACCCAAGAAACAATTAGTTGCTAAATTATTATCACCATTACCTATTCTGTTTAGATAACCTCCAGTTAAAGCACTATAAGTACCAGTACAGCTATTTTGTCTGCCTGCGCCCAAGAAAGCATAGTTTCCGAAAAGACCAATATAATTAGATAAACCTCCTACAATCGCTGCGGTATCATTTTGACCACCACTAGTAGAATTACCATATCCACCACCAATAAATCTCCAATTGGCGTTACCAACACCAGCAAAGTTTATCGTATTGTTTGAACCTCCCGTAATTACATCGCCTTGTCCTCCAACTATTGTATTGGTTTCTCCTCCCCCTATAAGTCCATAAGTAGAAGCATTGTTATTGTTATAGCCTCCTCCTGTGTGAGAGCCAAAAGCTGTTGCTCTATTGAAGAAGCCTCCACCAATTACAGAATAATCGCCCGAAGCAACTTGAGCTGCGTTGTTTCTTCTTGTTTGTAAATCTACTGCGTAAATACCTCTTGAGTTACCTCCACCTCCACCATCAGGTATAGACGCTACAACTGCGCCAGTGCCTTTTGGAACAAGTGCTGCGTTTACGTTTGCAGAAGCATTAGTAGCCGTGAAAGAACTTGTGGGTTGTGCTGCTGAATAGGCTTCAGTCCAGTTTGTAAGTCCTCCACCTAAACCACCCCAAACGCTACCGTTGTAAAAATTAAAGGCGTTTAAAGTGGTATCATAAACCAATAAGCCCGTTGCAGGAGTACCAATGGCGTTTTTCTGTGCCGTAGTCATTCTTGGGGCAAGAAAACCTCTTGCCGTAGAAGTGATGTCAAGAATAGCACTTGCGTTAATACTTGAAGTACCTATACCAACTGAACCACTTGTAGTTCCAAAAACCACGTTACCAGTTTGTGTTCTTAATGCAAAGTTTGAAACGCCAGTGAAAAGTCCATTCGTAAAGGTAGGGGCTATATCTAAAGCTGCAAGCACATCGTTATTGGCCGCTGCAACTAAAGTCGAAGTAATAGCCTTTGAACGAGCCAAAGCACTTGAGGCGGTTACGGTATAGTTTGATAAATTACCTGTGTTTGTAACAGAGCCTTGAAAAGTAACGCGACCACTTGCTCTTAATGCTAAAGGCGTTACGCCAGTAAATACACCAACGGTAAACGTAGGTGTTATGTCTAAACCAACTAATACATCGTTGTTTGCAGCAGCAATCACGGTAGGTGAAAAAAAGCTGCCTTGCGCAAGACCCAAACCAGCAGTAACCGAGTTGCTTAATCGTAAAGCAGTTGTTGGTGTAAATGTCAGTGTTGAAGAACTTGCTATTGTGCTTGCGGCAGTAAAATATGAAATCTGCCCATTTGTACCGCTACCACCTATTTTATTATTAAACGTACTCCAATCAGCAGAACTTAATGCACCTCTATTAGTTGCACTTGCAGTTGGTACGTTTAAAGTTATTACAGGAGTAGTAGTACCTGTTGCTACAGTAGAACTTAAGTCTGTTCCAGAAGTTCCCAGTGTAAGAGCTGCGACACTTGTTACTGTACCTACAGACCAAGTACGGTTTGCTGACAAATCAAACGCTGTTCCATTTATAGTTAAAGTTCTAGAAGTAGAAACTCCATCTGTAATTCCATATCCTGCTAATGTTGTAGGAGTAGAAGTAATTTTAGACCAAGCCAATGAAGTAATCCAAGTCGGATTAGAATAACTTCCAGAAGTAAAAACATCACCTACAGACCAACTTCTGTTTACAGATAAATCATAAGTTGTACCATTAATTGTTAATGTACGACTAGGAGGAACTCCTATAGGGTAAAAAGATACTTTTGCGTCACTCATAATTAATAATTATAAATTACTTTAACAGTTCCGCCTACTGCGGTAATAGTAATAGTCTGGGTATTAAAAGTAGAAAAAGAAACACTTCCGCTATTAGTAAATGTGTTAGTGCTAGTTCCTGTTGCGATTTGTATAGTAGCTCCTAAGCCTAGTTCCCAAGTAAAACTATGTACATCACCTGGGTTAAAAGTTAAAGTTGCAGCAGCAGCTAAAGAAGAACTATCCATAGAGTTATAGCTTCCTCCTCCACCACCACCTGCAACAATAGCGTCTAAAATATCCTGAAGGAGTTCTTCTACTCCGTCTACTTCTAGCTCAATGTCTCCTACGTTAATATCAATGTCTTTTACTGCTCCTGTCAAGCAACAGAGCTGATCGTAGATAGATCTAAGTTTTTTATTTGACTCATTTATCCCATCGGTAGGGTTAGTCATTTTTTTGTTTTGCATATCTTTATACTTAAGTTTATTTTTTATCTGCTTATTTCTTCCCAGTCTATTGAAGCAAAAACTCCTTCACCTCCAGAAGTTGTTCCTACAGCTACCTCTAGTACAAACTCATAAGGAACTCCGGTTAAGCCGTTTCTTTCTAGTTGATTAGCAAAGAGAGCTTCTTTTAATATATTAAGTGCGGGGGAAGCTTGGTTAGAAGAATTAATATAACCACTAGCAACTATTCTTCCTCCTGATGCACTTGTCCCGGTTAAGTTATACTCAACAGAAGAATCTACAGCTGCAGAAACCCAAGAACCTCCTGTAACTGATACACCCATATTTACTATTCTCCAAGCGTAGTTTTTGCCGTTTCCTATTCCTAAAAGAGAAACAGCACTTACAACAGCAATTGCATCTAGTCTGGTTGATTTTAATCTAAGTGCAACAATTGGGTAATAAGTTCCGGCTACTGCAAAAGTTCTAGCAGAAAGAATAGAAGTTCCTACAGAACGTTGTTCTCCTTTAAGCTGGTATCCTCCTTCAGAAATTACAGTAGAACAGATTTGTTTTAAAGTAGAAGCTCCGCTTGTTCCGCTAGTGTTAAATATTTCATAACGGAGAGGAAGTGAAGCAGTAGTTATGTAAGTACTTGTTATTATGTTGGCATGTTGAAATGTATGACAAACAATGAATTGTCCGTTAATTACAAATCCTATACGAACTGAACCTACACCTAGCCACTCAAGATCCATCCATAAGATTTGAGCTTTAGTTAAATCTAAAGTAATTCCACTAGGACCAGTTCCATCTAACCTATCTCCATTCCAGTTAGCTTGAGTAACAGGGGTGTTTACTACACTTCCTGTAACTAAGCTTCTTTTTACAAATTGAACTGTGTTATCTACTTGTTCTAAGTAGAAACCATTTTGTGTTCCATAGTATCCTACACGTTGAGTTAGTCCTGTTTTAGCAGGACTCATTACAAACGTATTAAGAACTAAAAGAGATTTACCTGGTTGGTAAGCAAACACTTTAATAGTCTCTCTCGTTACTGAGGAACCACTAGCATTTGTTACATTAAGATCAATTAAACCTTGGTTAGTATTATAAACAGCTGCTCCACTAGTAGCAACAGCTGTAGACCACAAATCGTTATCATCGAATCTGTGGCTTGAATCAAATAAAGTTAAAGGATTACTTACACGAAGACGACCAAAAGCATCTATTTGAGGAGTATTAGCTAGAGTAAATTCCCCAACAGTTACGTTTATGTTTTCGACTGCATTCTCTACTGCTTTGATACTGTCATCAATGCAGCAGAGTTGGTCTTCAACTGTACCTAACTGTTTATTAGTCTGGTTAATCCCGTCTGTGGGATTAGTCATCTTCTTATAGCGCATAACTTTACGGATTATAAAATCCCGCCCAAGAGGGCCAATTATGCCAAAGATAAACTTTTTCTAAAAAAAGTCAAGAGAAAAAGTAAGATACTTATATTATATTTGTAATTATGGAAATATGGAAAGATGTAGTAGGCTATGAAGGCTTATATCAAGTATCTAATATAGGAAATGTAAAAAGAATAGCAGGCTCTAAATCTGTAAATTCTAAAGAAAAATTATTAACATCTCAAAAAATAAAAAAAGGTTATTTAAGAGTTGCTCTGACTAAAAATAGTTTTGTAAAGTGGAAACTTATACATGTTTTAGTTTTAGAAGCATTTTTAGGAAAACCAGATTTTTGTAAAGCCCAAGTAAATCATAAAAATGGGATTAAAACAGATAATACAATAGAAAATTTAGAATGGTGTACGCAATCAGAAAATCAAAAACACATGTTTTATGTGTTAGGAGTTAACCATTGTAAAAGAATGTTAGACGAAGAACGTGTTTTAAATATACTAGAAGACCTTAAAAAAGGAAAACCCCACATAGTTCTTGCAAAAGAATATGGAGTTAAAAAACACGTTATTATGGATATAGCTCGTGGAAGAAGTTATAAAAGAATAACAAGAGACAGTCTTATTAGACCTCAAATAATGTGAAATCTATAAATTGCCCATTGTTAAACAATTTAACGACTTCAAACCATAGAGAATCTACTACAACTAGGCAGCCCGCACTCCATCCATTGATAAATGCAGCTAGTCCTCCACGGTGAAGATTGATTCCAAAGAGTCCAAATTGAGTTACTCCTTTGTCAATAAGTCTATCTTTGTTTCCGTCTCTATAAATAGTGATAGGTCTTACTTGCATAAAGTAAGGAGCATTTAACCAAAGGAATTTCCAGTTTTTATTAGTCACAAATTGGTGTGCTCCAATAATCTGCTGTTCGGCTGCTATTGCGGTTCCTGTAATTCCTCCTACAGTCAAAGGATTAAATACATAATAGTCTCCTGCAGTAGTAGAACATGAAAGAGCCATAACACAATTACCTCCTTTATATACTGCTACAAAGTCATCAAACGTATTAGTTAAGTTTTTGTCTGTTCTTATCCAAACAAGTCCGTCAGTAGGCATACGCCACTTTCTCTTAGTTAGATTATTTTGGACATAAGTATGAAGAGCCGCTAAACTCTTAGGACCTATTATTCCGTCAGTAGTAAGAGAGGCTCCGTTTGCGTTTAAGATTTCTTGTAGGCGTTTCATGATTCGGTTTTTTTACCTGCGAATTTTTCAACTACTGTTCCAAAGATTGCAGAGATAGTAATAAATTCTATTGCAGATACAGCTTCAGGTTTTACGCTTTCTTTACAAGTAAAAAGAAAAACTATAAGACAAAGAAAACCTAAAGTTCCTAATACTCTTTTGTGGGATGTGCCTCCATCGGCAACAAACATTGATTTAATAAAGCTCATAATTAAGTTTATTCAAATATAATCTTTTTAGCAAAAAAGTCAAGTTTAGGGGTAAAGAAAAAACCCCTAATGGGTTATTAGGGGTTTTAGAAACACAAAGTGTCAATCAATGGATACTATCCAAGGAGGGGTCCTAATTAGATAACTGCACCTTCTACTTCAGGTTCAGTAGGAAGTTCACCTTTAGTAGCAATTCCGCCTTCAAGCATACGCTTCAAAATATCTTGACTAGCTTGCAAAGCAGGAATATAAAGTTCTTGCAAATCTTTAAGGCTAAGTTGTGCTTGAGGAATTTCATACAAAGAAGCAAGACGAGCTAGAAATTCAAACTCTCTGCCTGTTACTTCGATTTTGGCTTCTGGAGACCAACTGATTTTTTCTTGTTCCATAAATTTTAAATTGATTTTTTGCTTTTTAGTTATTTGCAAATATAATACCAACTGCCTATATTTGCAATATTAAATCCATGGAAAATAAAAACTTATTCTGGTACCACGAAGAATTTGAACGGGAAGTCGAGAAGCCTGTTCAGCATGAAGATGAAATTGACTACGTTCCTTCAAAAGAAAAAACTAAAGTAGTTAAAGGATGTTTTAGCCTAGACCACGTAGCTGCAGCACGTATTGTAGAAGGAGGAAACATTGAAATCTACTTAAGCTTAGCTCACGACCAAATGATCCCTGATCCAAGCAAACCTAAGTACAAAAACATCAACGGACAAAAACAACTTATTGGCTTTGACCAAAAGGTTTACACTATGCCAATGGGTGTCACTTTGACAGTATCTGAGGATAAGGAACGCTTTTTGTCATTAACAGGGGGAAACCAATATGTTTAAACCGTTAGCAAATCGTGTTTTAGTCTTGCCAGCTCAAAAAGAAGATTCAATTAACGGTATCTTTCTTCCAGACCAGTCAAAAACCAATCCTCCTCGTGGCAAAGTAGAGGCAGCTGGTTCGGAATGTAAAGATGTTAAAGTAGGCGACTTTGTTTACTTTAGCGAACACTCAGGTTCTCCTCTTAAACTTAACAATGTTGAGTATTTAATTATGAGGGAAACCGACTTATTCGGCATCGAATAAACTCTCTAAAAACCAAAAAGAAAAAGGAGCTTATTAGGCTCCTTTTTTTATTCTGATAATAATTTCTCCGTGACTAGTCTAAGTTTAAGACGTTCATACTCTATATAGATAGTTTCTAATACTTGCTCCTTACTTACATTTTTATAGTAACTAGGATTATTAGCCTGATCTATTTGAATTAACTTAGTAGCAGCTAGCAATAAATTAGCTTTATCTGCGTAGGATAAATGCTCTTTAGTTTTCTTTTTAAAAATATTCATTGGTTTATTGGTTTTTATTCAGTCATTGAAAGAACTCTAGGTTCTTCTATTGGAACATCAGTTAGAATTACTTTAAGTCCAAATAATTCCTTGATAGGGCTAGGCATATTCTTAGCGTTAATCCCGTTAGTTTTTAAGATAGCTTCGTATTGGTCTTGAGTTAATAAAAGGTGTGTAGGCTTCATAGGAACTATAGAACCGTCAGGAGCTACGCAAGTTTGCTTTTCCATATCTAAGCATTGTTCGATTATACTAAACATTATAGTCTCTCCTCTATAGTCATACAGCAACCATATTCTTTGTCGTAGACGATTGCCATAGCTGCTTTAACTGCGTTAACATAATTAGATTGGTTGTGCCAATTATCCTCTTTTGAAAGAGAAGGCAACTGACGAATGCGAACTCCTTGAATTTCTTTTTCAAACAAGTGATGTTTATCCCCGGTTAGAATCTGGTGATAGGTACATTGTCCCCATTCTTTACAGTATTCTTTTGCAAAGATAAGCGGAAGATCTGTAATCTTACAATCTCCGTGATGAAGTCCTATAAAGGTAGAGCCATAAGTAAATACCTTACGAGGCATAGGATTCGTATCGAATAATATGTTATCGTCTGTTTCAAAGTATTTTTCCAAGCCATAAGCTAGATAAAATGATTTAGTTCTGTCGTGATTACCTGGAACAAGAATTACGTTTAACTTATTACAAAACTGAGTTAGTAATTTAATAGTCGTTGCGTAAATGTCAAAAGCCTGAGTAAAGGCATTGTGCCAAGTAGTGTTTGAGTCTTGTGGAGTTAAGTTAGTTGTAGTTCCTTGGTAAGTGTCTGTGTGTAGCATATCACTTCCTAAGACAAAAACTATCTCGTCTATATAATTAGACTGATAGGCTCTATAAAGAAGCTTAGTTGCTACTTCATAAAATTGTTTTTTCTTTTCTTCGAGAGTTGTTCCGTAAATGTCTTGTTTGTCTAGATGGAAGTCAGTAAGATGAAGAATAAGGCAAGAAGGTCTAGTAAAAGCAGAATTAACGCAAATCTCACTCTTTTTGATCGGGGTGTAAGGTGAGTCATAATTTTTTAGTAGTTCAACAAATTCGTGGGGTTCCGCTGTATTAATAGTTTTTCTTACTGCGAATACACTTGAAGTAAAGTTTCCGTTGGGTTGTTTTTTACTCCAGTAATTTTTTATAACGTAGATCTCAGGATTAACCTGATGTTCTTTGTATAAATCCTCAATTGTCTTTGGATCAAAAGAAGTAGTAATGGTGCTTTCTAGTGTTCCTTTTTCAAAATTCTCTTTTAAGCTTCTAAGAGAATTAAGAACTTCAGTAAGTTTTTGTTTAATCTTTTTTCCGCTTCTGCGGGTTCCAAAGGCTACTTTTTTTAAGTTCCTTACATACTGAGCAACTTTGTTTTGTTGAGAAGAACTTAACCCAAACTTTTGGGCTACTTCAAAAGCACTTAATTCAGTCGTAGGGTTTTCTTTGTAGAACTGAACTATGGCTTCTCTTATTTCCTTACTTACCATATTGGGGTATATGGAATACAAAACTAAATTTCAAGTTTTGTAATTCCTAATAATTAAAGTTTAACTTAATTTACTTTGCTAGAAAGAGTGATGCAAAAAACAAAGTAGTTGTTTGAAAAACCCTCTTCCAAAAATATTCTCTTTGGGCTTCTTTGACTGCTATAACAAGTTCGTTTTCTTTTTGCTTCAGCCTAGAGTCCAAGTCCTTATTGAGGATTACGTATTTAGAGATAACTGTATCCTTTAAACTGATTATTTGAGAATCTAGTTTTATTTGTTTTCTTAGAACAAAAACTAACTTCCTAGCTTCTAGTCCTTTTGTTAAATAAATGTTGATAACTTTCTTAGAAATTGTATCAACTTTTACTTGGGGCTTACTGCTATCGAATAGAATCGAGTTGTCTGTGGTCCCGTACAAGTTCTTCGGTAATAAGATGCTGGCTAGAATCGGGAGCAAGCAAAATACGTTCAATAATTTTAGTAGATTCTTCATGGATTCGTTTTTCTTCAGAGATTAGTTTTTTTCTAGTAACCTTCAAACTGTCTATCTGGGTATTGACTTTAGATATTACTTGGTAAAGAGAGTCAATCTTTCTTACAGCTAGATAAGAATTGTTATCATTCTCACAAGACTTAGCAAACATAGCCAAAGAAAAAAAGAACAGTATCCAGCTAATCAGTGCCCAGGGATTAATTTTAAGGTTGTCGTTAGATTGGTTTGACATATACTCAAAGATAAAGTTTTAAAAAATTAAGTCAAGTTTAGCGTTGCTTTTTTACTTTTTTCTTTTTTCTTTTTTTAATCTTTGCAACTTTTCCAGACTTACTAATGTAACGTGTTTTTGTAGGCATATCTGCCATATAAAGTTTAGGGTTATAGTAAGAAAGTTGTCTTGATTTAAATTCTCCTGCTCTGTAACTTACATCAAGTTGATTCAGACCTGTGTATTTTAAAGCAATTACTGCTGCTGCAGGTAATCCTGCTAAAGTAGGGTCTGTTACATTCCAATTCTTTTTACCACTAGAAGTATATTTGTAATAAGGTTCAAAAGGATCTAGTATTGCAGTAAAGATTTCTTTAAAGGTTTGGTTAAGCCTAATTAAAGGAGAAGAAAGACTGTAAAAACCTTTTTCTATCCAAGATTTATCTGTTTTCTGATCTACAAACCCATAAACAAAACTAGGAGTCCAAAGTACAGGGTCTAAAGATTCAACTTCGTTTGCTACTCCTTTTATTAAATAATTTAACTCATCACAAGCATCTTGTCTTCCATCATCATCGCAATGTTTAATAAGTCTTTGTAAGATAATTAAAGTAGCCGACACAACAGCTTGTGTCATTAAGCTTCTTATTGCTTTTCTTTCGGAAGTGGAAGCGTATTTGTATGAGGCAGCAATGTTATTTTGTTCACTAATTAGTTGCTTTAACCAAGTAAACATTACATTATAACTACCTTGAGTTCTAATAGCAGCTCCATAGTTTATTTTTTCTTCTCCAAATAACCTATCAGCTTTAGGCATTACCCACTTACCCATGTAAAGAGCTACTCTGTAAGTTACATATTTACTTCCTTCTGGTTGATAAAGTTGATCATATATACCTTGAGAGGTATGAAGAGCTTGTTTGATTTTTGTTCTTATCCGGTTAATCATACCTTCAGGGATAATAACTCCTTCTTTAGGAACAAGCTTGTTGTCTACTATTTCAAAAGCTTCAGTAAGTTTTACATTAAGACCATCCTCTGTTTGTACGTATTGTTTGTTTAAGATAGCGTAAGCCATAGATGTTTGTAATTCATACTCGGTAATTTCTCTAAGACGATGGACCCCCTTTAAAGGATTGCCATGTTTTCGCATAAAGGTAGATTTAATATTTTTACCTTCTGCAAACTCTCTACCCATTATTACTCCAAAGTAATCCATTAACCTTAAGTTATAAGGTCTGTTTCCTACTTGAGGATTAAGGAAAAAAGCTTTAGCAGCTCTAAACCCATCAACTTGTGCGGCAATTAAATCTTTTTCGCTTATATCATAAATTCCGGCATTAATCAAATTAGAAACCATACCAGCTACTAAGTTTTTAACAGTGGATCTAGGATTCTGCTCAATAGACATTCTGCCTACTATTTGTAGCCCATGGTTAAGAACAGATTGTATACTAGTTAAAAATTCAGAATTTAGTTTCTTTATATTTTCTCCGTAAAGTAGTCTATTGATTAACCCATGAATATTTTGAGAGGCTTCATACCTTTGTCTAACAGCTTTTTCTTGCAGGGCTTTTTTTCTTTCTGGAGAGTCTTTTTTCTTAAACCAACTAACTGCTTGATCTTTTGTTACTCTAAATGCTTTTTGATAGAGAGGAGTACTTTTAACATCTGCTAAACCTGAAGCTTTGTCTAATACACTCTGCATAGCAAGAATTTCAGACTGATGTTCTCTTAAAGACCTAAACCTAGCTGCTTCCCCCATGTAAAGACCTATGCTTTTTGTAATATCAAAAGACAGAACATCTTTATCTAGAGGTTTTGTGTATCTCATGTAAATAGCTCTAGACGTTTTATTTAAAGGATTACCAAAGACATCTACCTGGTTAACATCTCCATATACATCGTCTACTTCAGCGTCTTGTAAGTCTTCTCTATGCCACATAGCTTTTAAAGAACTTTTTAAGTTTTTAAACAGTCCTCCTCTTAGAACTTTTTTAACCCCTTCACTTGTTTTTTCTGGAGCAGTTCTAGCAAGTGCATCGTATAATCTTTCAGTTCCGTCTCTTCGTACAAAAGGAACAAGGGTGTTAAGTCGGTTAGATTTATAGTTTTTTTCTTGAGATCGTCTGTAAAGAGCTAACAAATCAGTAGCTATGCTTTTTTGTTCAGGAGTAAGTTTGTCCCACTCCTCATTATAGTAAGCTCCTTGTACAGTTTTAAACTTTAAATCAGGACTATAATTCGGGTTTTCATACTTTTTGTTTACCCCGTAGCTAAACCAAATTTTAGAAGGCGCTATCCTGTCTATTACTTTGAATTTTTTTAATTTGTCTATTTCTTCTTGCAGAGAAGGATCATTTTGCGCTTGCAGAGATTTTATTTCTTGGACTACTTGGTTTACTAGTTCTGATTCTGCTAATTGAGAAGGCATAGTAAACTTCCAAATAGATAAAGGTTCCCAAGATTCGGTTTTCTTTCCATCTACGTATCTGGTTACTTTGATGTGATTGTTATAAAACCATTCAGATCTTTCATAAAGTTTATCTACCTGTTCTTGCAAAACAGTAGGATCCCAATCTTGAGCTGCTTCTAGTTTAGACTTAATTATATTTTTTTGTCTTTCTACCTCATCTAAGTAATATTCTGTAGGAGCTGTTACTTGAATATTTTTTAATTTAGTAAAAAGTTCAGAAAGACGATCTTTATCTTCTCTACTTATGTTTTTGTTTTTGCTTGTTTGCCTTAAAGACTCTATTTGTTCTTCTACCTCTTTGGTTCTGGCTACAAGTTGCTGGGAAGCAATGCTTCCGTCATAAGCACCGTTTTTATCCCTATAACCTGCTAAAAGAGAAAATAAATCTCTGTATAAGTCTCCTATTGTAGATTTTTCATATTTACTTAAGATTTCATCAATCTCAGCAGTAATTTCATTTCTGTAAGAATAAAATCTAGGGTTAATTACAGTCCTGGTATAAACAGAAAGCCAGTTATTGTATTGTTGTTGAGCAGCTTCTTTTTCCTCAGCAGTAGCATCACTTTCTTGAATTGCTTTATTTTTTTCTGTTTGTTCTTGGTAAGCTATTTCAAAATTCCTTCTAGAAGCAGGAGTTATATAAAAACTATGAATACCTAACTCCTCAGCTTTTTGATTATAAGCCTTAATAAGTTGTGCGTCTAATAACTCTTGACCTGTTTTTAAAACCCCGTCTTCTGTATATTCTTTTTGTAAATTATAAATTTGTTTATCTATCTCTCTTAACTTGATTAAGTCTCCTTCTTCAATTTTAAGAGGGTCTAAGTCTTCAAGTATGTTTGTTCTTTCTGCCCTTAAGCGGTTCATTTTATTTTTGAGTTCTTTGGGCAGCATTTTTCTATACTGGTAAACAGCATCTACGTAACGTCTTTCTACGTAGGTTTCCATGAAGTTTTCAAGCTCTTCCTCTAAAACATCTTTTTCTTCTTCTGTGGCAGCTGCTTCTAGAGCTTTAGTTAATTGGATATATTTATTTAGAAGTTCTTGCTCCTTCATAGGAGTTTGAATAGCAAGAGCAAAGTTTCCATTTTGGTCTACGGTTTCCCGGTAGTAAGGTCGGTAAATTTTTCTAACATCTATCCTAAAGTCTACTGTTTTGTTTGCTTCTTTTTCTATCCTTTCTTGAATAGTTTGAAGCTCGTTTACTTCTTGATAAAACTCTTGTTTGCCGTCCTCTAATATACTAAAGATATAACTTGCAATGTTTTGAACTGCAGGGTCTTTCATATCTTTACTAGATCTAAAATAATTAAATACTCCAGCGCCTCTTGGGTCAGATAACCATTTTCTTACATTTTCTTTAGAAATTCTTTGTTCTTTCTTTTTTTCCTCTTGAGTTCTCTTTAAGTTTTGTAGAGTACGAATAATTTTAGGATCTTTAGTAGCTTGAATAGCTTCGTCGTAGCGTCTTATTTCTTTGTCAAAAATCTCATCTACTTCTGCGGTGTTAGGTTTTAAATAATCATAAAGAATATCAACTACTTCATTTTTTAATTTACTATCGTATGACCTTTCTATTTCTCCTACATATTTTCTTATTTTCTCTACATTGTCCATTAAGAAGGTATAAGCAGGATCTTTAAAAAACCCAGACATCTCTGCAAAAGAACTATCTGAGTTACTAGGGAAAATAGCTTCTAACTGTTTTTTGTAGTTGTTTGCAATTTCAAAAGCAAAAAACAAAGCAGAGACTTTCTGCCTTGAGGTTAAGTCTTTACTTAAAAAGTTACTTAGGTTATTTGCAATTCCCTGCATGTAAGAAGCAGAATATCCCAAATAAGTATTAAGTGCTTCTATAGCTTGAGTTAAAGTTTCATTAGTAACTACTCCAGCTTCTGCTGTATATAATAGATGTTTAAGCGCTTCTTCAGGGAGAACAACTTCTGAGCCTGCTGTGTCTACTCCTAAAGATCTTTTAAACCTATTTAGTAAGCCGGATACATTATCTCCTGTAGGTCCAGACCAATTTGCTTTTAGAGACTGAGAAATAAACTTAAAGTAAGGATCAGACATCTTAGGGAACTCATTAGTTCTTACACTAGCTATGTAGTTTTCTAATTCTTGACTAGTAGGAAATCTAGGTTGTCCGTCTGCATCTCTTTCTACGGGGTTATTATTTTGCCATAAACTGACTAAAGCAGCTATTTCGTTTTCTGAGTAACCTATAGAATTTACTAAAGATTTAAACTCAGGATGAGATCTATTTATACAGGTGCTCATTTACAATTTTTTGTTTGAAAGTATATTTCTCCTCTTACTTCTGGGATAGAGGTAAGCTCGTTAAATTCTTCTATTTTTTTGTCTGAAGGTTTTTCAATTGCAGTGGGTATTACTTTAGAAAAACGATCAATTGGTTTATATTCATAATTAGTAAGATCTACTTTTATTAAGGCAGCTTTACTCCAATCTGGTTGTTCATAAGTTAACTTGATGTTGTTTTTCTTGGCAAACTTTGAAAGTGCAGTGTAAAAAGGTCCAACAGAAGAAACTTTTGCAAGAGCTACTTCTTTAGAAGCATAATCTTTATAACTTTCACTTTTATTTACAAAATCAGTATTTGCAATAAGAGCATCTGCTATATCAAAAACAGTAGAGTCTTGATTTATAACTGTATGTATTTGAGGCCAATATTTTTGAATTTCTGTAGTAGTTTCTTGGGTATTCTGTTGTATGTAACCAGCCAAAGTGTGACGAGTGTAATTTGTTAATTCTTTGTTTACTTCAAAAATACTTCTATAAAGAGGAGCTGCAATAGTATTACCTTCAATTAGTTCCATTGCTTGACTAGTAGGAAGATAGTAATAATTTCTTCCTTGTAGTTTTCTAGTATTTACAGAGTGTTGAATAGTAATATCAAACCATTTTTTATAAATATCTACATATTTTTTGTAAAACTGTTCTCTATTTTCTGAACTTTTTTCAGTTAGTTGGTTTTGAGCTTCTTGTTTTACAAATTCGTACTCTTTAGTGTAAAAAGATAAAAACCTTTCATATTGATTTTTCCAATATTGTTGAATCTTAACTATGTTATTTGTATCTTCATAAAGTTTTTTTCTAAAATCACTTCCGCTAAGAATCTTTTTTGCTTTTTTATACTTGTTAAAAGTTTTAGTAATTTGGTCACTAGCTACAGAGTATACATTAGATAGTCTACTAGATAATTGCCAATAATTTCTCAGTTTTTTAGTTGAGTAAGGATACAAAGTGGCTATATTTAAAGAATGTACGTGAGGCCCAAAAACAACAGCTAGTGTACTAATAGTTGCGGGCATATCTGGTCTTAATGGATCTTTACTTTGATGCCAAGCATTATGCCTATCTACTTCTATTTTTAAAAATTCTGGTAAATTTGTAAAACCTTCTGGAGATAAATAATAACTATGATGGAAATTATCTGTATCTTTTTTTGACATAAGAAATATTTTTTTTGCAATTTTAGAAAAAGGCAAATCTACCATCTCAGTTTCTAATTTTCTATTTTCTAAAAACTCTGATTCTTTAGCAGTTTCAATTATTATATATTTATTTATCCAAGATTCTAATTGTTTAAAGTTTTCAGATTTTGGAAATTTTAAAGTAAGTATAATTTTATTAGTAAGTTTCCACCCTAGTAAAGTTGAAGAGACTTTTCCGTACATCAAACTTTGTTCTTTAGATACATCTATTTCAGAAATTAAATAGTTTTTAACTACGTCTAAATCCATACTAAAATCAAAATCATTATTTAATACATTAGCTATTTTACTATCTAGACTAAACGAAAGTTCTTTTTGCACTTTATTTCTAGCCACCATCTCTGCAAGTTCTCTTGCAGAAGAGGTTTTTAATTGATAGGTTTGTGATTTGTATTCATCTTTTTTATAAGATTTATTAATTTCTGGAAGAACATCCGATTGAAACTCGTGGTCAAAACCATCATTATTAATATCTACAGATGCGTACCAACCTAAACCATTTCCAGTCACTTCAGAAGTTAATTGAAATGTATGTCCTTGTTTTATTAAATAATCATCAAGAAATAACTTCCTAGTGTAATTTTTATTTTTAGTTGAAGAAGTAGTAAGTCTAGATAAACCATAACTTTCATATCCAGTAGCATCAGTAACATTTAGCCCGTAGTTTTCTTGTGCCCAGGTTTTATACTCAATAGCTATTTCATTTGCAGGTAGTGATTTTTTTTCTGGATATTTTTCTAGTAAAAATTTTCTAAATTGATCTACAGCTACAATTTCAGCGGAAGGAACATTATCTGGCTTAAAAGGTGAGTTTAAAGCAATTACAGTATTTCCTTTTTTATCTAACCAGAGACTAAATTTAAAACTTAAATCTAATTGTTCAATTACCTGAGCTAGTTTTTGATAGGTGCTTTCTGGAAGTTTTTTAATTTCTTCAGTATTTAAGTTATAACCTGAAGTAGCAACAGTGGCAATCAAGTTTTGAGCTTCTTTGTATGCAAAACTTTCTCTATCAAACTTTTTAGGTACATATTCTTTTTGTCTTAGTTTAAATTTTTTTTCTACCCATTTGTTTATGTATTCTTCTAAAGTTTCTGTTTTATCTACTCTAACTAACTCCGAAAGTAAACTATTACTTAATGAATTAAGAGTGTCTACCTCTGTAACTTCTAGTTGTTTGTCTATATTTTCTTCTCTGTTTACAAGGGTTTGCCAATTTTCTGCTAGAAGTATCCTTGTCTTAGTATCAGTCATCCACTCTACTATATTTTCTAATGTAGTATTTAATCCTACTCTGGAAAGATCTACTGTATTAATAAATAATCCTTGTAGAAACTCTGTTAACCATTTATAAAAATTATTTGCCCAATCAAGAAATGGTCTATTAGATTTTACTGTCTCTAATTGTTTATTTGATTTTAATTCAGAAGCATACCCTAAAGCAGTAACTAAAGCTTCTTCCATAAAATCGTCAATATTTTTAAGTTCGGGATAAAGTTTTTGCACTCTATCCAGTGTTTTATCTGCAATTGTTTTCCATTGGGGTAAACTCTTTAAATCGTTATAAAGTTTATTAAAAAGTTTAGGATTAGAAACTCTCAAAGACATCATAACTGGATGCAGATACTCATGAAACCCATCACTTAATTCTGCATAGGCTACATTTATTGTCGGTACTCCATTTATAACAGCGCCTTTAAACTTTTGAGATTTATCATTTATTACATTGCCTGCTAAACCAGTTTTTTCTTTTAAAAAGTTAAAAAGGTCAGCAGCAACTGTTTCGGTAAGTAACTCAACTTCTTCTTTATCTACTTTAGAAAAAAGTTTATACTGGCCTTTTTCTCCTAAAATAGGAGGAGGAAGTTTTTTAGCAAGTCTGAGATATTGGTCTTCCGCTAGTTCTTGTTCGTATAAAGCTTGGTCTTGGAAGAAAGTTCTTCTAAAATCATTATAAATAATAAAGTCTGTTTCTTTTCTTATTTGTTGGGCTATAAAGTCGGCTTGAGGAATAAATTTAGTTTGAAGTTCTTCAAGAATCTGTCTTTCAAGCAAGTTGGGGTTTTGAAGAAACCCTTCTCTAGATACAAACTCAGTTCTTTTGTCTGGGTCAATTTGAGAGAAAAGTTTTTCTATATACTCATAAGTAGGCGCTACTCTTACTTGAACAGGAATTCCTACAAACTCAGGAGGAATAATATTCACTTCTAAGTTATTGCCAAAGTCTTTAACAATTAAAGTACGTAGTTCTCTAGCAATGAATAAAGCTTGATTTAAGCTTGCTGCTTTGGATTTACCTTTTGTATACTTTTGACTTGTTATTATAAAAAGACCATCCTCTACTTTACCGTAGGTAGGTCTTCCTTCTATGTAGTTAGTGTATACTTTTTTTAGTATTGCGGTTTTTATATCTTGTCTACAGGCCATTTTAGCTTATATTACATTCTGATTCGTCTGTGGGTTTGCTGTTTACTTCGTTTACAATATCTGAATCGTAAGCAGTTGGATTAGTAGTAGTAGAAAGGTTTGTTCCTGGGTTTTCAACTAAGGGGAATACTTGTCCTTCCTCTGTGAATCCTATTCTTTCAAGATCTTTTCTTTTTTCTGGATCCTGTGAAACTTCTCTTACTTTATCTTTTATTGCTTCTGTTGCTTCTGTTAGATTTTTGTAAACTGTTGGAGACATAGCCCCAAAAGAGGCGACATCTACCATCCAACCATTTTGTTTAACTAGTCTTGTTTTTCCCTCTTCTGTAAATAATGATTGATTAGTTAAATACAAAGATACATTAGGATAACCTGGAATATCAAGTTTGTATCCTTCTTTTTCTATAATTTCTCCTGCAATAGAAGGAATAGAGTAAGTTGACTTTTTACTAGCTTTATTAATAACTTCTAGTTCAATGGCCGGGAGTTTCTCTGGTTCTTCAAATGGAGCTCTTTCAAGCATTGCTTTTGAAGCGGCTTCATCTGCGTAAGTTATTTTGTCTGTAGTAACCAAAGGAGGGTAAGAAGCTAGAACAGAAGCATCACTTTCATTTAAGTTATAGTTTTTGTAATACTTTAAAGAAGGGTTAGGTTTAAGTTTAAAATCTGTATTAAATATGTCTGGGTTGTTATTTATAAAGCGCAGACGGAACCTTTCTAAGAAGTTAACATTAGTTAAAGTAGAAGTAATTACAGTAGGTGTAGTAGATACGTTTCGATATGCTTGTTTTAAAGCATTCATAAACATATTTTTTGGATTTTTACTACTCCATCTACCAGTTCCCATAGTGTGAGTAGATTTATCTAAAAACGCTAAACCTCCTCTTTCTGTAATTTGTGTAACTAAATCAGGATATTGTTTTAACTTATCAGTTATTAATCCTATCATAAGTTTCATATCATAAGCATCTCCTTCTGTTCCTTCAGGAATGCCTTTAGATTTAGCATTGTTAGATTTGTACCAAGCTTCTACGGATTCTCCCCATGTTTTTTTAGCTTCAGGTGTTAGTGTTAAAGAAGCATCAGAAGGTCTAATATCAAACTTAGATTTACCATTTGTAGCATAATGTACATTTGTTAAATCATTTCCTAATCCTGTTTGCTTAGAATTAATTTCAATACCTTCACTTACAGTAGGTGTAGTAGGTTTAGACCAATCGTATTTGTTAATAAGGTAATCTAAAGCTGTAGCATGAGAAGGTTCTCCAAGTTCTTTATAGTAAAGAATAGGTTTACCTTTTAGTTCTCCTGATTTTAATTGTTCTAATAACCAATTTCTTTTTTCTTCTATCTCTTCAGGTTGTATTCCTGTAAAAACATACTCTCCAGTTTCACCAGTAATTACCCAATTAATATACCTTTCTACTGCTTCTTTAACGGTTTTTGTTTTTATTAAATTTCCTGAAAATTGGTGAGAAAAAATATTACCAAAATTATAATCAGTAGTTTTAATTCTTGTAGAAACAATGCCTTCTGGAGTTATTGGTCTTGTGGCATCTTTTAATTCCCCCCAAGGTTTAATAACTACATTTTCAGATTTAGTTTTGTTACCTAGTTGAGTATAAATTTCTTCTGCTGTTATGGGAGCTGTAGAAATTGCAGCTCTAGTAGGAGCTTCTTCAAAGAAGTTTGGTTGAGATTGTACCCACTGAATAAATTCTTTGTTGTATTTGTCTGTTATTTCTTCAGTTACAGCTTGAGTTATAACTCCTTCTGGAGATTTTGCTTCGGCTTCTGCTATCTCTTTGGTTATTTTAGCATTAAGTTCTTTTTGTTTTTCAAAGGTCTCTTTAAATGCTTTACCTAAAGTTCTTAGTTTCTTGTCAACTATAGGAGTGTAGATTTGTTCAGGAGTAATAGTCAAGTAAGAACTGTAAGTTTTACTTAATCTAGAAGTTAGTATTCCGGTGTAAGCCAAGATCTCAAAAAACTCTCTTACATCGTCTTCAAAGTCTTCGCGCAAGAAATTCTTTTCCGTTACAAAATCTTCTGGTAACGTGTATTCTAGGTTGTTGTTAAAGTTTTCTTTCCAAGAATCTACATCAAAGTTACTTTCACTTCTTCTCATACCAGGAGCCACATAAGCAGAGCCAGTTGCAGAAGTAAACATAACAGTATCTAAAAGAGGAATGTTAATTCCTAGCCTAGCAGCTTCTACTTTTAATCTTCTGTGTTTTTCAACTATATTGTCTTCGTTTCCAATTTCTAAATATTTGATATAGTCATTAGCCTCTGAAGAGATAGTTTGCCAAACAGCAGTCATAAACTCATTCTTATACCTTCTAGAGAATGATTCATAAGAAAGTTTTTTATTTTTAGGAAGTCGTTTGGCAGCTTTGTATTGTCTAATAATAGTATTGGTGAATGCTCTTTCTGCGGAAATTGGGAAAAGCTCAGCAAATTTGTCTAAAACATCTTCTTGAATTTCAAAAGGAGCTACTACGGATTTTTTGATTATTTTCTCTAAAGCATCTGCGTTAAAGAACCTTTTCTTCTTAAGATCATCTAATTCGTTTATCTTTCTTCTGATTGATTCAAAGTTTTGGAAGTTGGCAGTATCATAGTCTACTGTATTGATTAAAGGAGTGATGTTTTCGCTTTGCTGATTCTTTAATACAATAAAGTTAGCAAGTCTTTTTATTTTACCTTCGTCAGTTTCGTCGGTTAAAAAATCATTCTTTTTAATTGCTTTGCTAATTTTTGTAACCGTTGCTTTTTCTACAAAAACTCCATATTGGTCAAATACTCCGTATTTTGTCAAAAGCTCAGGGTACTCAGAAAGCAAATCTTCGAAGGTTTCTCCTTTGTCGTATCTATAAATAAGTTCTTCTCCAATAAATTTTTGAACATCTTTTATTCTAGCCCCCATACTGTTAAGATAGAGAACCACAGGAATAGTTCCAGGAGTAAAGTTGATTCTTAAGATGTCATCATTTTTAAGAATATCTACTGAACCAGAAATAGCCTCACTGTTTATTTGGCTTATTTTATTTTCACCTGATACGTCTTTTATGCGCCAAAGTTCAATTTCGTTCTTTTCATTTCTATGTACGTCTAGATATACTTGAGAAGTAGCCTCAAACTGGATAATATTAAGTTTAGCTTCTTGTGCAGAAGTTAAAAAGGTACCTCCTTTTGCTGCAATACCTACCATCTTTTTAGCACTAGCTAACTGGAATACATAAAGCTGGTAAAGAGGGTTAACAACATTAGACCAGATTTCTCTTCCGTTTGCAACTGTGTTTTTGTTAAAGTTGCTTGTTAGATAGTCAGGGGCATTTTTTGCACCTTCTTTAATATTGTTTACGTTGTTAGGTTCAATTAGGTCTTCAAAGATTTGAGGCTGAGAAAGACGTTTTTTAATAGTAGTAAGGAGTTGGTTTTGTAAAAGTTTTCTTTCTTCTGCTATAGACAAAGCTTTAACAGTTTCTATGGGATCGTTTTTAGATTCGTCAGCAACTTCTTCGATTTCTTCGTAACCAAGACTTTCTTTAAGTTTATCTACAGTGGTTTTAAAGGTGTCAGCAATTTCTTGGAGTTCTTCCCTAGTTTTTTGGTTGTCTTTTTTCTCTGCTTTAATCTTTTCTATTTTTTCTAACTCTTTACTTAAGTCGATTCTGTTTTCTTCGCTTAAATATTTACCGTCCCTCAAGACAGGCTCATACATAAAGAGTTTGTCAATATCAAAATCACCTCCTGATTTTACTACTAGTTCGTCTGGAACCAAAATCATATCCCCAGATTCTTCAGGCAAAAACTCTACTATTTCCATGTATTCCATAGAGTTGTACCCTTGTACAGGGATACGTACACCTGCTAGTCTTAAAGCTTCTTTGTTGTCTTCTCTAAAAGAAGGATCTTCAGCAAGTTTTTGGTTAAGACGCTTTAACCCTTCATAAACATTGACAGGTTTACCTTTATCGTCTAGTTCTCCAATAGTGGTATTTTTATCAAAAGGAAGACTAAACAAAGAATAATACTTAGGAGAGAAGGCAATAATACATTCAGCCGGAAGTATCTCCCCATTCTTTTTTCTGTAAAAGTTTAATTTCTTACCAGGGCGAATAACACTAACAGGGAATTGTACAAACTGACTTCCATAAAACTTTTGACGAACAATAGCTTTTCTTGTTTCAGACATCAAAGCACTCTCAGCAACCACTCTACTTAAGATAGAGTCCATAGAGTACTGAAGATCCTTGGTGTACTCATTATATTTTATAGAATCAAGAGTATAAGCATCTACATTCTTTTTACTTAAAGCATTAATTAAGAATTCTACTGCAAGTTCTTTATCTTCGATATTTTTTAAGAAACGGCCTTTATCATAGTCTACTAGTTTTTCAACTTGTTCTTTATATGTAGCAAACAACTCTCTTTCTTTAGGAGTATCCATATCCCTAAACAAGAGTTTTCTAAACTGAGTAGCAAAGATGATAAGCATATCTTCTTTGTGTTCTACTTCTTGTTGTTCTTTGAGAAATCTTAAATCAGCTACACCTGCTTTAGTCGGGGTAATGTCTATAGTCCCTTCTTCAGTAATGAAGTCTACTGGAGAAATAGTTTCTGCAATTTTAGTAGCAGAGCCAAATAATCCGTAATCTGCATTAGAAGAATAAAGTTTAACTGCTAGGTTAAATAATTCTTCATTATCTACCATTTCAGAAGGAAGAAGAACTTTATTAGAATACTTATGGAATAAAGGAACAATTTCTACTTCTTTATATCCAGGTCCATAATACTGAAGTTTCTTAATAGAAAAAATATAATAAGGACCCTCGTTAAGAGCATCTAAAAGATTCTGTCTTGCTTCAGCATTATCAGGGTTAATTTTAGTTTCAATTAAGTTAGTCCATATTTTTTCTTGGCGTTGGATTTCTAAACTTAGACTTTTATCAAGTTTACCTTCCATAGAAAAGAACTTCTTAAACGTATCCAAAGTAAGTATAGAAGCTGCGTCTTGAGTATCTGCAGGGGACTCACGTTCTTCGTTTATATAATACTGGCCATTATTTCCATAGTCTTCTCTGTTTTCTTTTGCAGTTTTAGAATCTACAGGAGTGTCTTTAAATACTATATAGGTAAATTCTGTAGTTGGATTGTCTCCTTCTCTTGGGAGTATAGTAATGTTTTCATGCTCTGCATACTTTTTAAAAGACTCAAAGCCATTTAACTTAAGAGAGGAGTTTACAAAGTCTACGTTTTCTTTATCTACTACTGGGTAATTTCCTGTTGCATTTGCGCCAGAGATACGTTTAGCTACATCAGCAGCATTCTTATAGTAGTAAGGATGGTAGTTAAATAGTTTAAACTGTTCTACACGATGAATAAAAGAAATAAAGTGATACCTAACTAAGTCAAAATCTTCTACATAGTAGTCGGTTTCTTTATTTTCTGATTCTTTTAGTTTAGAAAGAACATTTATCCTACTAGCTTTTGTTAAAGTTTTAACCCAATTTAAAAACTCATCTGCTACTTCTTTTGCATAAGGAAAATCCTGGTTGTCTTCTACTGGGTTTTTAGTTAAAGAATCGTAAACTTTAGTTCTTAATTCGTCACTTAAGATGTGGGAAAAGAAAGCTAAGTTAGGAACTCCGTTAGTATACTTGTGTTTATTAAATCTTGTAGAGGTAGAATTTTTATTAGTGATTTCTACTTCAGCTTTAATATAGTTAAAGATTATATCCCAAACTTCGGGCTTAGGAGAAAACAATCTCCCCCGTTGAGGATCTACTCTTAAAAATGAGTTAGGATTAAATAAGAAGTATTTATCAGAAGTAATTCTCTTGCCGCGAGTTGTGGCTTTTTCACCAATACGGTTGTTTTCTTCTGTTCTACCATAAGGAGAAAGAAGAGTTCTAATATCAGACAAATGTTTTTCTGCGTCAGAAAGATCAATTGTCTTTTTGTTCATTATAGAAATGTCTGATTGAGTACCTTGTAGGTTTACTACTTCTAGAGAGTTAGGTATGTTTTCAGTTCTTTTTCTAGGATGTTTAATTTCATTGCCTACTTTGACAGGGTTGTTAAAATCAAACAAATAATCTATATCAGCAGAACCTTTTAGCCCCCAGTTTCTAGATGGATCTAAAAATGGGTAAGGCGCAAACAAGTCTTCAAAGTATTCATATCTAGTATCGTTTAACGCATTGATAATTTTAGTCTGGTAAGTAGGAGGGTTAACCATATATTGAGTGGTGCCGTCTGCTACAATTACCATATCGTTAGCGTAAGCTGGGTTACTATCTACTTCTACTTGAACAAGGTTGTTTAAGTATCTTCCTTGTCCTGCGTAAGATTTAGTTTCTCCGTCTTCCTCGTAAGAATGCCTAGTACTAATTACAGTAAATGGGTCAAAGATTTCCTCATCAGTAGAGTAATGATAACTTTTGAGTTTTGTATAAATATAATAAACCGCTGTTTCGTACTTGCTAGCGTTTTTAATAAAGTCTTCTTGAGATTTTTGGGCGTAATTAAATCCAATGGCTCCTAAGAACGACAACATACCTTCTGGAGTTTTAGGGGCTTCTGGGTATGCTTCAAACAAAGCCTCTGCGTCAAGTCTGTAGTTACCTGTAATTGCAGAGAGTTGTTTGTAAAGCCCATCTTTGGTTGAGTTAAAATTAACTAACCAAATATCTTTAACTCCTTTAGTGTCTAAGCTAGACGTATTACTTACAGAGAATTTTCCATTAGCCCCAAATTTAGCAAATACGCCTGGGGTTCTCCCCATTGAGAAAACATTATAAAACTGATTTCTTAATTGTTGGTCTGAAGCTCTTTTAATTGGGCCTTTAGCAGGAAGAAGCTCTAACAAAGAATTAAATTGAGAAAAATCTTTTGCTAGAGTTTTTATCTTATCTAGCATATCATCGTAAGATGGAGAATTTTGAAGAGTGTTTTTAAGGATATTCCAGTTGGTCTCAAACTCTCCTAAAATAGGAGCACCAGTTAAACTGTTATAAACTATTTCCCCATTCTCTATTAATGGAAGTGCATAGATAAGATTGATAATTAAGGGTTCAGCGTAGTCTTCTTGGGATCTTTCTGTAATTGATTTATCACTAAAGAAAACTCCGTCTTCTTGTTGGTCAAAAGCATCTTTACCTTGTTGAGCTCCTTGTTCGTCTTCTTGAGCTTCACGAGCAGCTAATCTAATAGCAGTAGTAAACAAAGGAGAGTAACGGAAATGTAGATTTTTAAGTCTATTAAAGTTAGTACTTTCTGGGCCTATTAATCTAGTAAGTTCGTTGTAAGCAACAAAATCTTGTGTAGTTTTAGCCTCACCTCTTAATTTTTTTATGTAATTAAAAACAGCATTGTAAACATTATTAAGCTCTTTAGGATTGTAAAGTATGTTTACATAAGTACCCCCTCTTTGTTTTCCTGCTTCGTTAGCTACATAAAGAAACAACTGATCTATAAGATCAAGATACCCTTTAGTCTCTTGGAAGGAAAGAGGAACATTTTTGTTATTTTCTTTAAGTACTAATTTCTTAGCAGAATACAAAGTTTTAAACTGAGGGAAGTCAACCCTTCTTCCTACTTTTCCTTTGGCTAAGTTTTTAAAATACCGGTCAATAGTTTTTTTGTTGGTAAAGAAGTTACTTAAGAAGTCTAAAATCTTTTGGAAAATATTTCTGGCTTCTTTTGATTTTTGAATAGATTCAGGCATTACTCCTGTAAGCATGAATTGACGGAAATCTTCAGCTAGTTTTTCTTCTAATTCTATGTCAGTTAAATCTCCGTAAACTTTTCTTGCTCTATCATAAAGAGTTTTTCTCTCTTCTGCGGTAAAGTACATTTGAGTAAATTCGTGCCAAGCTTCGTGATATACATCTGCATAGTTTGAATCTTTAAACAGTCTAGTAGCAGCCTTACTCCAAACAGCATACGCACTAGGGTGCAATAAAGTCTGTTCAAAGATAAGTCTATCTTCACCAAAGATTTTCTTGCCTATAGTGTTAGTCCAAGTACGAGCTCTTTCATTTTGTACAGGAGAAATAAAGTTTCCTAAATATTTAGGTCTTTCAAGAGGTCCAAAGTCTGTAGGTAAATCTGGTTCTTCTGTTACTTTAGTAATATTAGAAACAGCACTAGCTATAAATTCTTTTTGTCCTTCACCTGGAACTTGGATAACGTAATTATTGTCTAGAGTTTTTCTTATAAATAATCCTGTATAGTCTTTACCGTAGTAAGTAAAAGACACTTCATCATTCTTTTCTGGAACGTAAGTAGGTTCTTCTATTCTACTTTGAAGCGCTGCTTCAATTGTTTCTGCAGCAGGATTTTCTGGTTCAACTACTAGAGTAATAACGGGAGCTTGGGGTGCTTGGTTAGCTAAAGCAAGTATTGCTTTTCTGTTACCATCTCCTTCTGCCCACTGCATTACTTTATTAGTAGTCAGAGATATAATGGTGTTTTTTGGGGTAACAAGATAGTTGGCATCTCTATATTCTACTATTTTACCTATCTCTTCTAGGGGAGTTAGGTTTTTAGCAGATACAGATTTTTTAGCTGCTGCTCCTTCTTTGGTAGGATTGTAGATTTGGATAGTCCCGTTAGCATTAAGCTTTGTTATGATGTAAGTTTCTTTATCAGCAGAGTATTGAACATATCTACCAATCTCAATAGTTGGAACTTTAGTTTCTACTTTAGGGGCTTCAGGTTTAGCTTCTAAAGCAGCTAGTTCTTCATTATACTTATCATTGATTAATTTAATTGTTTCTTCTTTAGAGTCACTACTAAAACTATATCCTTTTTTATATTTACCCTCTTCAGTATATTCATAACTTACCCACCTAATACCTTTTGTTCCATGACCAGAAATACGAGTAATTTTTGCTAATACTGTATCTCTTCTTCTTTCTATATCAGCTTTCTTATCAGAAACAGGAGCTGCTGTAGGAGCTTTTTTTCTAATTATTTCATTTATCTCTGATGTCTTACCAGAAAAAATTGCTGTTTCTCTTTGAGACAATGATGCACGAGCAATTATTTTATCTGCAATAGAATTTAAAATATTATCAGGTACAATATTTTTATCTATAAAAATATTATAAACATCATCTGTAATTATATCAGAAACAGGAGCTTCTTTAGTTACTGTAGGAGCTTGTAAGGTTACAACGTCTTCTTTTTGAAAAGCAAGATTTCTATTAGGTCTAGTTTTAGAGTACTTGTCTATAGTGGATCTTTGAGCAAACCAATTTCTAAAAGGAGTAATTTTACCTACTTTTATTTTTCCATCCTCTACAGTGAATGGTCTAAAGGTTCTACCTTCGTTAAAGAAGTCTTTAGGTATACCAGCGTAGATAGTTCCTTTTTCAGTTTTGGACCCAGAGAGCAAATTAAGAATATCTTCTTCGCTTAAAGATACCGTTGCTTTGTTATTTTCTAATCTTACAAAGAACTTAACGTGAGATCTTTCAGTTTCTCCTTTGCGTTTAGTTTGAACTAGTCCCCAACTGTTTTCTTTGCTATTGTCAGGAATATAAACATAAGCATTAAGATAATTATGAAATTCCTGCAAAGTCATACTCTTAAAGTATTCAGGCAAAGTAGATGCTTCAGGATTTTTAGTCATCTCGTTAAATGCTTTAACAAGAGCTAAAACTTCCACTGCAGTGTTTCTAGTAACGCTAGGGGTATAAGTAGAGACATAAGGGAAGTTAACGTCTCCTGTGGGTAAGTATGCTACTCCTTTATAGAGAGTGTAAGACTTTCCGCTTTCTGCTGTAACGGTTTCGTTTTGGCCTACAATAAGTCTAAGTTGTCCTACTACAGATGACTTTATTTTTTCTCTTCCAACATTTGCTCCGTTAATAAAACTAGAAAGAGCAACAAACTGTCCTTGAGGTGGGATAGCTTCTTTGAATTTTTTATCAGACTCTTTACCTGGGCCTTCTCCAGGTTGTCCTATATTAACAATAATAGGAGTTCCTGTTTTTACTTTTTGACCACTCTTATCAAAATAAAGAGGGCTTTGATTGCTGTCAGTTATAATTCCTACTTTGTAGGTTCCAAATAAGTCAAAGTTTTTATGATAATAAGCAATAGTTGCTTCGCTTCTAACAGGAATACCGTTAATAATAAACTGTGCTCTAAATGATGCGTAATCTTCTTTATACTCAGGAGTAATGCCTACAAGTGCTAAGATGTCTTTGTCAGACTTCATTAACAAGTGGTAGCCCAAAGCTCTAAGGTTAGTTTCTGCTAAGCTGTTTTGGATACGATCTACTAGACTATAAATTAAGTCTGTGTTGGGATCTTCTCTTCTGTCTTCATCAAAGCCTGTGTCAGTTATTCCCAAGTAAACTTGGTTAGGTCTATCTTGTTCAAGATACTCTTGTCTGGTTTTTTCTTGGGTAACTTTTACTCGGTTTTCGTTTTCTTCATCAGCTTCTGTAGGTTCTTCAGAAAGTTCTACTAGTCCTTCTACTTCAGGGGCTCCATCTGCGGTTTCTTCCTCAACAACTATTTCTGGTAGCTGCACAGTTATCTCTGGAAATAACTTATCTTTAAATTCAGCTATTGCTTTTTTAGTTACTCCTTTTTTAGTCAAAAGAGATTCTAAAGAAGCTGTGTTTCCGTTTTGAATGTCTTCAATAACTTTGGCTACATTTACATCTTCAAAAATAGGTTTAACTGATTCTAGACCAGCTAAGAGTTCTTCAACAGTTGCTTCTTTGAGAAGTTCTGCAGCAGCCATACTTTCGTATATGTTGGCATCTTCTGTATTATAGGCTTCTTTAGCTTCTTTGTAAGATTCATAAATACTTCTGTATTTTTCTCTTACTTGAGGAGCTGCAGCAGGTTCTGGTGCTTTTGCTTTTTTAGCTTCTTCTTCTTTTTTAGCCTCTAGAACACTAGTAATTTCTGGAAAAGCTTGTCCTTCTTTAAGAGTTTGTTTTAATTCAACTACTCTTTTTAAGAATTTTTCAGAAAGTTCATCTTGTTTTGCTTTTCTTTCTTCTTTGGGTAGGCCCTCAACAAACTTATCAAACAACTTTTCGTTAACATAATTATCCATCATTTTAACTAAAAGAGGTTTGCCGTTTGAAGTTAAAGGGATCTCACTATACTTACTTGTTACAAAGTTTCTAGCTACTACTTCAATAAATTCGTTCTCATCTTCTATCTCTTCGTAAGGGCCTACAGACAAAGCCATTCTTCTGCTTAAATCTTTAGCAGCTAGTCGGTATTCATTTTCTCCAAGAAAGACAGAGTTGGGTTGTAATAAAAAGTTAAGTTTATAGTCAAGTTGTTCAAAAGTTAGGTTGTCGTTATTGTTACGTATAAAGTCCATAAAGTTGCTACGTACAATTCCTAAAGAATTTTTAAGACTTTCTATATAAGCTTGGTTTTGAACAGCATAAGTTTCAGGATTATCTTCTAAATCTTTTTCATGCTGAGCTATTACCATAGCTAGTTGTAAAGGCGACAAGTCCTCATGAGATACTAACTTTTCATATTTTCTTTGAAAGTTTTTAGCAACTATTTCTTCTTTCTGCTCGTAAGTGAGATTATCGTAGATACTTGCTAGTTTTTCAGTTTTGTAAAGTTTCTTATCAATGTCTTTTACAGACTCTTCATAAGCTTTTCTTTGTTCTTCTGTAACTTTAGTTTCTTTAAATATACCAGAAATATCTTTAGTCCCTGCTTTATACTCTGCAGCTAATTCAGGGTTCTCAGCTTCTAGTTTATTTAAAGCTTGTTTCTGTAGATAATTAGAGTAGTATTCAAGTTGAGCATCTTTATCTTCAAGAAGTGTGTCTAAGTCTCTAATAGAGCCTATATTAATTGGAAGATTTTTTAACTCCTCCGCCATCATATTAATATTGGCTACTTTGTTAACATACTCCTCTTTAGTTAACTTGCCAGCTTCAAAGTCTGCAGTTGCTAAACTTTTAAAAACTTCGGGGTTATTAGCTACTTGCCATCTAGCAGAAGCAATATCATAGTTTCTTGCTCTAGTTGTACCACCTCCCATAAAAGGGGCTGTGATTAACATTCCGGCAGTAGCTTCTATAGCTGTTTTTAGTATATTACTAGCAGTAAGCTCATTCTGCATTACATAAGAAGAATCTTTTTGTTTGGCTATTTTATCTACAAAATAATTACCAAATAAAGCTGCTTCTTCTTCGACAACTGCTTCTTGAAATAAATCTTTTCCTTTTTCTTTTATGTATCTTCCTGCGGTTCCTACTGCTTGCCCAAAACGAGAGTCTGCAAATTTTCTAACAAACTTATTTGTAGCCCCAGGAAACATTTTTTGAGTAGTTCCCTCTACAGCATCTCTTAAAAGAGAACGATAGCTTCTTCCTATTCCAAGAAAAGCCCCTGTTCCTTTAGTGTAAAGACTAGCTACGTTAGGAATAACAGATTCACTTATACTCTCGATACTTGCTCTTAGTAAAGCTACGTCTCTTGCATCTACAGGGTTTTTAAAGTTTTTATATTCTTCTTGATAGATAGAAGGATAAGTAGTAGCCATAACAGAGCCAAAGGTCAAAAGCCTTTGTTGTACCCCAGGGGATAGTAAGACTTTACCTTTATTAGCAACATTTGAAAGTTTAGCTAATTGAGCTGCGTCTAAAGAGAGAGCACTAGCTATATCTCCAGCAGCTAATTTACCTAAAGTAGAAATGCCTGTTGCTTCTATTGCGCCTCCTGCTATTTTAGAACCTACACCAAAAGCGGCTCCCCCAATTTCTGCTAAAAGAATAGTTTCAAGCATTTGTTCAGCTACAGGTAATCCGCTTTCTACTGTAGCATAAGGGTTAAAATGGTATTTACCTTGTTTGTCTGTCCAAAAGAATTGTCCTGATTTTACAGGGTTTCCTTCTTCATCAATTCCTATAGTATAACCTTCTGAATTATATTTTCCTGTTTGAAGCCAAAGATTTCTTTTTGCCTTATCTCTTTCACTATCTTTAAATAATGCAGAAGTGATACTTCCTGATAAGTCAAGGTCTTGCCAACGATCATAAATTTGTTTAGACCCTTGAGCAATAGCCATGCTAAGTTTTTCTTGAACAGTTACTTGTTTTCCGGGTCTTTGTAAAAAACTTGGAGTAAGTAAGTCAAAAATACTTGCGCCTAAACTTGCAGGAGTGTTAAATCTAGCAGACTCATAATCATGTTGTTGTTTATAGGCATAAGCTAAAGGGTATTCTTTTTTATACCTTTCTTCTGGATTATAAGTTTTAATGTTCTCTATCTCTTCTTCTAAGTCTCTTAATTGAAAATCTAAATCTTCGAGTTGGTTATCAACATCTTCAGTCTCTAACATAGGAAGAGGAGGTCTGCCTAGTTGTTTAGCTAGTTCATTAGCTCTATTGTGCTGAGCTATAAGATCTTTTTTATAAATTAAAAGATTAGCCCTTTCTCTTCTAGTTTCTAAAAACTGATCGTAATAATCCGCTAAAGTAGCATTTTTAAAAGTTTCTTCTGCATCTATAGCAGCTCTTTGGTATTTTTCAGTTTGAAGAAACCCCTCTTTATTTTGAAGAAAAGCGGGCAAAGCTTCTGCTGAATAAAAATCTCCAGGTCTTTCACTAAGCATTTCAAGACCGCTACTCAAAGCTACTCTCCCTCTTTCTTTTTCGTCTGCCATAATAGACTTAGGAGTAGCAAGGTCTTTACCTAGATATTTTTGAGTAAGTTGATTAAACTTACTATTAGGAATAGGCACAAGATTAATTATATCTTCTGCTCCCATAGGTCCTGTTTTTCCTGCTAGATAATCTTGAACAGAGAACTGCATATTAGAGAGCTGCGATACTCCCATAAAAGCCCCTTCTAGTTCTTGTGCTTTTTGTGTTGTAGGAAGTCCTCCTAGCTTAGTAGCTAGTTGATTTCCTAAACTTCTATTCCTACTAGCTGCGGCATTATTAATAGATTGTCTTGCTTTAATAATGTCAGCTTTTTGACTAATAAGATTTAAAGTGTTATAAGTTTTAAACTGCGGAAAAATATCTGAATTTTCTGCAAGTAAATCACTTATACTTCTTTGGATACCTTTTACAGCTTCGTAATTATTTTCTTTGTATAGTTGAGGAATAAGCTGAAGTTTGTAAGTAATTTCTTCATTTAGTTCTTTTGCTTTTTCTGGGTCTCCAATAAAGTCAGAAGGTAAAAATCCAGATTGTTCAACAGATTGTTTTTTATAATCCTCTAATGTTGGAAAATCTTTTTTCCAAGAATTTAACAACTGAGTCCCTACATCAGGAAGACTTGCATCTTTTTGAAGAAGTTTGTTTTGGTATTCGTTTTGTTTTTTAAAATGGTAATTAAGTACTTGTAATTCTTTTGCGCTAGCTGTTCCGTTATTTCTTTTTGTTATAAGCCTATTAATTGCTTGGTCATACTTATAATTAGGATCAGCAACTTCAGGAAAAGGAAGTTGTTTTTGTTTAGCTAAGTAACCAAATTCTTTTTGGAGTTCAGGGTCTCCTCCTTTAACTAATTTACTTCTAAGGTTTAAAGTTTCTTTATCGGCATCTGTTATTGGGGGCTCTGTTGATTGAAGAAACATCTTCATTCGTTCATCAGTCCTCATTACTGGAGGTCCACCTTTAGGCTGGTTAACTATTTTAGCCATTACAAATTCTGTTTTTTAGTTTTTAGTTTTTAACTACGCAAAGTAAGTACTTAATAAGTAAAATTTTATTTATTTTTTAATCTACTTCTGGGTAACGAGCATCGACATCTGACAAATCTATTTCATTGTCGTCAAATCTGATATTTGAACTTTTTTCAAATTCTTCAGATTTTTCAGATTCTTCTAATTCTGACTCTTTTTCAGAACCTGTTCCATAAAGAGGAAACTGATCTTCTAATGCCTTTTCAAAATCTTTTTGAGAAACAGTGCCTACAACATCCCCATCATCATTTAGTAGATCGTATTCGTAACCTGCAGATGTATATCTAGTTCTCAAACTACCTGCTGTAGTTAAGTCTAAGTCTGCAAATACTTTTAGAGCATCTTCAGATAAATCTCCTTTAGATTGAAGTGCTTGTCTAAGAACATCTTGTACAATCCCTGCTTCTTTTAATTTAAACTCAGGAGTTTCAATTCCCTCCGTACTTGTGGTTCCATAAGAGTTTATTTTTTGTTTAATATTATTCACTTGATTTTCTCTTTCTTGCTCAGAAATAGAGGGCTTCTTTGCTGTTTTACCTTTTCCGTATTTTACGTCTTCTTTGAGTTTAGCTATATACTCTTCTTTTCTAAGATCAGATTTGTACTTAGCAAGGCTTCTTGCAGCTTCAGATTTAGAGGCTAACAAACTATAAGGATTAGCTTTCCAATCTTCTTTTTCTTTTCTATAAGCATAAGATCTAGCTTGTCCTGTGATAAATTTATTATATTGATTATTTAGCCACATTTCCTTAGCGTCTGTATCACTATCTTGGATATTGTTCATTTGATCTTCAAGCATATCTTTTCTAGCAACATAAGTTTCGTAGTCTTGTTGTTGTTCTTTTGTAAGAGTAGGAAGGCTTTCTAAATAGTATATAGCTTCTTTTGTTTCATTTAAACTTTCGTTAGCTATGTCAAAATAGTAATTTTTAAATTCTTCTGGAGAAACGTCTTTTGCTTTAAACTCTGCATCTATTCTAATCTGATTAACCACAGAAGCAGGAAGAGAGTTTTCCATCCATTCTCTAAGACGTTGTTCTGTAAGCTTTTCTACATCTTGTTTTTTTAGGAAACCGTTTTCTGAAATAATTTTAGATTCAATTATTCCTTTCATTTTTCCTACGGATTCAGATATATATTTAGCTGGGTCAATATAAGGGGTATATTCTTTTCCTGTTGAAAGTTTTGCTCCTACTTTTTTGTCTGATATCCAATCATAAGCATCACTCATATAATACCAATCATTTGCAGCAGATCTATCTTTAGGGGACATTTTTGAAAGTTCAGCTTGTCTTCTACGGTATTCTGCAGAACTTTGAATTGCGTTTAAAAGCAAAGGATCATTTTCTAAAGGTCTACCTATAGAAAGAATGTTTCGAACATTAGGTAGTACGGAAAAGTCTGTTTTTGCTGCACTCTCATTTACAGCTTTGATAAACTTATCCATCTCTTGAGAGAAGTATTGTTTGTCTTCTTCTTTAACTAAGTCAAAACCGTACTGGTCAAGTTCATCAATTCTTTTTTGGACTTTCTCTACCCCTTGGTCATAAAGCTGCTGCTTCATAACCCCCATTTTAATTAGTTCATCAGCTGGTAACGGACTAACATACTCAGGATAATTAAAAGATTGGTGTCTATGAGATATAGCCATGGTTTATGGTTTTCTTAAATAGTTTTGTTTTTTTAGTTTTGAGAGTTCTTTAGACTCTTTTGTTCCTGGAAGAAAATCCATTACAGTGTCTTGAGGAATGTACTCCTCCATATTATAAGACATAGGTTCTATATAAGTAGAAGGGTATGTAGGATTAGGCCCCCAGTTGTAAGGACTACTAGTATTCATTCTTAGTTCTGGGCTTAAAACAGGGGGCATAGGAGTTACATAAGGAGCTACATTTTCAGGCACACTCATTTGTCCTTGCGTAGGAATTATTGCTCCCATAGGGGGTGAGGTTTTTTGCCCAGGAGCTTTATATCTTCCAGCCATCTTAGAGTAAAACTCTTCTGCGTAAGGATTAACCTTGATAGGGTTTCTCAAGTCTTTTCCTTCGTAGTAAAGATTAGGTGCTAGGGTTGAGATAGCAAGCATTTTAGCAAACTCATCTGCATAAAAATCTGCAGTCTTTTTAGTTAAACTAGAAATAGCCCCAAGTCTTTCTCTTTCTGCAGCATCTTGAGCAGCAGCCATATAATCGTTATAAATTTGACTAGCTGCATTTACATCCATGTAATTTTCTTTAGTTCTTTCTCCTACATTATATAAGTCAGCTTTAAATCTAGCTTCTGCGTCATAATTCTGTTTTGTTTGGAAAGCCTGTTGTTTAGCAGCAAGTGCCTGATTAAACAAAGCAGATTTTCTAGCAGCATCTAGAGAGGCGTTTCCTGTAGACTGTCTTAAGCTACTTTGTAAAGAGTCATCAATAGACTGGAGTTGTGCATCTAAATTTAAAGTAGGAGGAGCTACTTCATAATGCGTATAGTCAGGAGTGTAGTAATTATAAGGAGTAAGTCCGGCTAAGTATCCTAAAGCTTCTGGAGCAGCTTGATAAAGTGGGAACTCCCCCAAAGTACTAGGCATTTGTTTAAAAGGGGCTACAGGACGAAATATATTTCCAGGAAAATTTTGTTCTTCCTCTACTTCATCTTTTTTAGGAGTCCCTTTTTCTGGCTCTTTGTAAGTAGGTTCAATGTATAAACCTAGTTTAGGATCTGCTACATACTTACCTCCTACGTTTGCGTTTTTAAGATAATCTTCATACTCAGCCTTATCGTCAAACTCTACTTGTTCTACTCTTGGGTAACGATAATAAAACTGTTCGTCTTGAAAGTTTGCAACTGAATAATCTTTTTTATACTTAGAAGGAAGGTTCTCTTTAATTCTTTGATTAATTAAATCTCTTTGTTCAGGAGGCAAACTATAAGAACCTGCTGTTGCGTTTTTAACAGTTTTGACAAGAGCATCATCTTTTAATATTTTTTTAAGCTCTTCGTCTCCTAAACTTGTTAAATACTTAAAACCATTTTGAGTTGCGGGTACTCTAAATCCAAAATCTTCAGCTATTGCAGATTGTTCTGCTGCTACTTTTTTCTGCATCATCCCGGCAATTTTACCAAGATCGGCAATGTTTTTAGCGTTTGTTACTTTATCTAGATTTTCTTTAGAGTCAAGATCCCAACGAACTAAAGCATCTTTAAGCCTTTCTTTCATAGAAGGTAGAGACTCTTCTTTATATTCGTAAGGAGGTTTATCTTGATACTCGTTTCTGATTATATTAACTCGCTTCCTCCCCTTTGTTCCTCCCTTCTGAAATTTAGAGCTTCCTTCAGATTTTGTTCCTAAAGTTAAAACAGAAGTATCTCCTGGAGTTGCTCCATAAAATGTAGAATCTTCTGGGAACATTCCTCCGTCTTGGTACATACTATTAGCAGCTACTTCTTCGGGACCTCCTTCATACTCGGGGGCTAAGGGTGCGTACTCGTTAAAAGAGTTATAAGCGTTATAAGGATTATAAACATCGTAAGTGTTCATTATATCCTCGTAGCCTAAATCATACTCTCCTCCTTGTTGGAAGTTAGCATATCCTCCTACATATTGTCCTCCGTATTCAAATGGGTCAGTAAAACTTAAGCTTTCTCCTTTTCTTAAATCTAAACCAAATTTACCCATCATTTGTGGGTTTTCTGTGTATTGAGGCATTCCCATATTTTCTTCTGCTTGATCTGTTCCATCAGAATTGCCGTTTTGTTTTTGCTGGTCTTCAAACAGTTCATTTAGAATGCTTTCATTTTTTTCAAATAAAAGCTTAGCTGTTCTTCTGTCTATATCGTTAGCAAAAGGATTTTCTAAAGTTTTACGATACTTTTCTGTGTCGTACTTTTTAGCAAGTTCTGCGTAGGTTTTTTTGCTTCCTATAGGTTTTAGATGATCTGAGAATACTCTAGTTCCTTCTGGAAGGTTGGTATGTACGCCTCCTTTTTCGTGAGAAGGACCATAAACATGTTGAGTAGATAAGTCAGGAAGTTGAAGAAACTCTCCTCCTTCTACCTCTACATCAGTTATATCAGGGGAAGTTCCTCTGCGAATTTCTGCTCCGTCTTGAGCCATAATTAAGTTTTGATATTGTGTTCCTCCACTAGCGTCTGGACCATACATATAATTATAGTCATACAGAGGTTGTTGAGTCATTACATTTCTAAACCTACGATTAAAAGCTTCTTGATTTCTCATAGCTTCGTTTTTTCTCAACATAGCATCTACTCCATAAAGACCAAGTTGAATTACATCGTGAGGTTTGATATTTTCAAATTGATTTCTTTTTTTCTCTGCTGGAGTTTTTGAAGCAATGTGCCTCTCATAAGCCCCAGGAGCATAACTTCGATCTGGTTCCCCCCATTCATTAGTTACAGTTATAGTGCCTTGAGGAGCACCTACAGGAGAGTATGTTCCTTTAGGATAAGTAAAGATAGGAGGCTTTGGAGCAAGATTATTTATTTTCCCAACTCCCCCAATATCAAATTTTTTCTTAGGAGTATTTTTTGAAAGTTTTTTAGCCATAACTTTAGAAGTTAGGTTGAGTTAATAGAAGTTTAACTCTTTGTATTATTACAAAGATATATTAAAATTTTTAAAAGTCAAGTGTTAAGTAGTTAATATTTTAAGTTATAAACTACTTTCTTCCCTGGCCGCGATATTTTTTGGTATAGTTCTTAGAAGTCTTAAGACCGGAACTTTTCTTTTTAGAGACAATTCCTTTACGTCTTACTTTAGGTTTAGCTTTCTTAATAGAAACTCCTATAGAACTTTTACCTGTTGATTTTCCTTTAGTTGGTGCCATTATCTTTTAATTTTAAGTTTAGATTTCATACCGCCTTTACTCATATAGGCAGTCTTAAGACGTTTACCTGAAGAAGCGTAAGGATGACTTAAAGCAGAAGTTTCTTTATTGTCTTTGTATCCTCCTTCAGCCATATACATTCCGTATTCACCTTTTCTTTTCTTACTCATTGCTCTGAAAGTCTTTGCAAGATTATAACGCTTAGAACCTGGAGGGCAACTAGGTCCACCAAATTTAGAACCTGTGCATACTCCTTCTGTTCCACGTTTTTTGATACCTTTTACAACTCCGGAAATCCAATTCTTTCCGCCTTTTTTAAATGTTTGATTGTACATATTTGTTTAATATTAATTGTGTTACTTTTACTTTATCATTTTTATGTTGTTCAGCATGGCATTTACCACAAAGTAAGATACCATTAGTTAATTCAAATCTAAGCTCTGGATGACTTGAAAATGGTTTTATGTGATGTGCAGACAGACAAGTAGTGTCTTTACACATTTGACAACACTTATCTCTTCTCTTAACCTCATTAGCCCAAGTCTTTAATCTAGATTTTATTTTTCGTCTTTCGTCTTTATATCCTTTATAATTACCACTAAGTTCTCCTACTCTAAGAGAAGACAAGTATCCTAAATATTTAGAAGAACATTCTTTTGAACAAAATTTTGACGTTTCTTTTCTTTTTAAATTAACAGAGTATTCTTTTTCACAAATTCCGCAAACTAACAACACTCGTTTAGTCTTAGCTTTTGAAGAACATTCAGATGAACAGTATTTTGCTTCTTTGTTGTGATTTTTTCTATGAAACTCTTTAGAACAACTTAGGCAAGTTTTTGTGTTTAGTTTTATTTTAAGTTTGTCTGAACACTCCCGACTACAACAATGGTGTTTGTTTCTTTTATACCAACAAGCAGGTGTAGTGTAATCTTTGTTGCAGTATTCACAAGAAACTACCATAATTAGTTTATTTTATGTTTTTTAAGATTTTCTTTACTTGTTTGTTAGACATTGTTTTAACACCTGCTTTAGTTTTAGTTATAGGTCCTCTTGTTTTTTTAACTGAAGTTAAAGGCTGAGGTCCACTAGAAACTACTTGTCCATTTACTCCAGGTATACCTATAGTTCCTCCCATTTGATAAGTTCCTTTTGGTTTTTGGTTAAATTGTTGAGCAGCTCCTAAACCTCCTCCAATACCTCCTACTATAACAGGAGCTTTATTGAGAAGTCTAGCAATTTCGTCATAGTTGGTTTGAGTAGGGGCCATAAAATCAAAAATTCTTGTACCACTTAGAAATTTGTCACCTAGTTTTTCTTTTGGAGAAAATACTCCTACTGGATTTTTTTGAAAATATTTATA